TCAATAAAAATTTTTTAGAAAATACGTAAGTATTTTCTCGCCCGGCTTTTAAGGCCGCTCGAAAATACTTACGTATTTTCTTCCCCCACTTGCCCACCACCCCCCAACCCCCCTACCTCCCTCTCTCCCCCATGAAAAACATGTGTTTTTCCAGGAGACAAAAGAAGATAAGAAAGCTGGAGAGCAGTAGGCAAGTGGGGGAGAAAATACATAAATACTTTAGTATTTCGCCCATATGGTCTAAGATAATAACGATTAACGTGGACAGTTACTCTTTGAGACGGGCTCCATCATAGAATATGATATACCATATTCTACAAGACTATCTTAGATTATATTTTTGTGTTATATGTGTTGTAAAAAGTTACAAAAGTACTTTATGGGTAGAGATGTAGGATATACCCTACCCATATTGTAGAAATACACATTTACTGAAATTGTTAGTGTTGTAATAATTTACAACTATTTACCTGCTAGGGTTCTTAAATTAGCAGTGAGTTTATCTTGAGCAGACATACCACCACCGAATGCAGAAATCATACCACTAATCTTAGATAATAAGTTTTGGTTGTTTTGACCTAATAATCCTTGGACTGATTGTAAGATATTACCGATATCACCACTTTGATTCATTGCTGCTTGAGATCCTGCAGGGGCTTGTTGTCCACCTGCAGTGTTAGTAGCAATTTGACCAAGCAAGGAGATGATAGCTTGCAATAACTGCATAATTTGCTCTGGTGTTAAGCTACCAGTTGATGGTTGTTGGTTGATATTAATATTAGCAGTATCTCCAGTAGATTGTGATTGTGCGGATTGTTTTTGTCCATAGTATGCAGATACCCCAGACAATAAGGAATCCCAAATACCAGAACCTTTACCGTAATCAGATTTCTTCTGCTTCTTAGCATAAGCTGCAGCGGCTTTAACAGCACCGTTACCTTCAATCTTAATCTGTTTAGCTTTACTAATACCTTTAGCTCTACCATACTTACCAGCACCATAGTCTAATGAAGAGTCTCTAAGAATATCCGCTTGAGATCTTGTAGCACTACCTGTAGCAACAGCACCTTGTCCATCACCACCAGTAGCGATATATCCATTGATATTCTCAGCACCGAAGTCATTAGCAATATCACCTTTAACGATAAGATTACTACTGGAAGAGTTACCCCAATAACCACCTTTACCATCAGCAATAACTACATGGTCAGCTTCAGCATCACTAGTCAAAGTATTTATTAACGCTACGTCACCTTCATTACCACCAGCAGATGCAGGTTTAAATGAATAAGGTTTGTTTTGTTTAGCCTCTTCTTCAGCAGTCGGAACGTACATATTGATTTGTTTTACACCAGCTTGCTCTAGGTACTTATTAACGAATGTAGTACAACCGTTATTACCATAGCCTTGGCTATTAACCTTAGAGTCTGCCCAGTTAGATGCAGCTTTAGTGTTACCACCACCAACTACACCACCAGACATACCTCCACCGGCTCCACCGCCACCAGTAGAACCGAAGAATGCATTATAAGCCTGAGTAATCTTATCACCAGCATCACCAAAGATAGCTTTCATTAATAGATTACTTTGCCCGCCACCAGCACCGCCAGCTTTACCTGCAACTCCATTAACAACACCACCAGAAGAAATGTTACCATTAGAACCAGCGATTGCACCATCATTAGCATAAGCCTCTTCAGCCCAGTCTAAACGTTTTTGAATCGCTTCTCTACTATCACTAGATATTTCGTATTCTTTATGGAATAAGTATGCTGCATCGGCTGCACTAGTACAGTTATTCAAGTTATTAGTAAGACCCATTTTATTACATTCTTGAGCAATGTAAGAACATTGTAAACCTGGATCAGATGAGGATTTACCATTAGCTTGAGCAAAGTCAGCCAAACCTTGTTGGCGACCAGCGTCTGTCCATTGACATAACCCATAACCTGTTTTACCGTCTACTGTAATCTCTGAAGCAGTTCCGCCACCTTCAACGATATTAGGAGTTAATCTAGATTCTTGCATCATGTTACCAAGGATACCGCAAGCGGCAATCTTATTAAATCCTAATTGTGTAAGCATTTGAAGAATTTGTGGACCAGCACCACCATCACCTCGACCGAACTTACCAAAACCCCATCTAGGAATGAATGATTTACCCATACCACGACGACGAAGAATATTCTTAGAACGGCCACGTTTACTAATACCAATAGCTGTATCAGTATTATTTAAAACGCTACCTAATGGATAACGTAAATCATCATCAGGTTCTTCAGGGTCTTGAATAGTTACAGTATTAGATCTAGGATCATATCCAGTAGCTGTTACATAGTGAGGGTTAGGTCCAAATGGATGATCTGTAGATAAGTTGCCATTACGGCTCTTACCAGATAATACTACAGAACCACCACTCATCAAGCTATCAGCTACACCAGACTTAGATAAGTTAGATGCATCCATACCCTGAGATCTAGCATAAGAAGTAAAGAACCCTGGTTTAGTACCATCATTAGATTCTTTATAACCATTCTTAGCAGCATAGTTTACTGCAGATACAGGATCTACACTACCCATACCGTGTTTAGCAGCTAGGATAGCATTAACTCCGGCTATTGGACCACAGCCAGAGTCTCCAATTGTTTGACCAGAAGATTCATTAGAGTTTTGATATGGTAAGTTAGCAAACGTTGGGTCAGTTTGCTTGAAGAAACCACCCATACCATATTTACCTTGACCGGTTTTAGATGCTTGGTTACCAGTAATCCGGCCCCATGCAGCACTAGCCATATCTTTGGCACCATCGATGGCTTTACCAGGAAGACTAGCTAACCATGAAGCATTATTAGAAACAAAGTCCCATGCAGTCTTAGCACCAGTAGTAACTTTTTGACTGATACTGGAAGCACCAGCCTTAATAGATTGGGCTGCATTTTGTACCATATCACCTAAGAAACCTGTAACTTTACCTACAGTAGCCTTAACTGTTTCACCGACAGATTTCATACCGTTAACTACTAATTCACCAGCTTTACCAAACATAGTCAAGATAGGTTGAGCTTTCTCGGACAACCATTCTATACCAGTCATGGCTTTACCACCGATGTATAGTAACTCATTACCTATAGCATTAGCTGTAGCTGCACCAGCATCTTTAGCTTTATCCCATACATACTGAGCTTCATTAGTAACTTTACCGGCAAGATTAGCTGCTGCACTTTTTACAAGTTCTTTAGCGTCACTAATCTTATCTCCAATCCAATCTTTAACATCAGAAAGAGTTTCCGATGCTTTATCTAAAAGACCTTTAGAGAAGATATCATTATACTCTTTAGCTGTAGAGATTTTAGATGGAGCACCTTTAGGGTGAGTATCAGGATTATCATTGTACTCTTGAATACGACGTTTAATATCTTCACGGAATGGTGTCATATCGTAGAATAGACCACCTAAAACGTTAAAGATATCTTGCTCATCAAGAAGACCTAATAATAAATTACTAATAATTCTGGATGCACCAGCTATGATTTTAACACCAGTATCTACATTAGCATCGTAAGCTACATCGGCAATATTATACCAATCGGATACACCACCAATAATACCAGATATTATATCATAAGCTATCCATACAGCACCGACACCAGCACCTACAGCTAATACTTTAGATGCTAATTTTACAATAGCACCACCAGCACGTTTAACTAAAGTACCAGCAATACGTTTACCAGCTTCACCTGCCATCTTAGTAATTCGACCAGCAGCTTCTTTATTAGGCATTACGCTAGTAATCTTATTGAGCATGGAAGTTACACCATTAGAAACCCAAGAGAATATTTTAGCAGTTACACCTTTAGAAGACTCAGCAACTTTAGTTGCTTTATTAGCAACTCTGGAAAGTTTAGACTCATTTTTAGCAGCATCTTTAGCTACATCAGATCCACCACCAACTTTATCCCAAACTTTACCTGTAGCATAATCAATAGCCATCCACTGAGCACCCTCAGCAGCAATATCACCTACAGAGAAGCCTTCATTTTCAAGTTCCTGTGGGTTGATACTAGATTGGTCGTAATTTGCTCCTGTAGGAATTTCACTAGTACCAGATGCACCATAATTAAGGTCATTAGGATCCATAGGTTCAGCTGCATCAGCAGTCATAGAGTTTAATGCATAATCTAAACCCATAGTTGCAGCAATAGATGCGGCTAATTTTGTTTTAGCACCACCGAATCTGCTAAAGAAACCACCAAGCTTACTTTTAGGTTTGCCAGGTTTCTTTCCAGGAGTTTTACCAGGAATATGTCCAGGAGATATATCACCACTTAAACCCATACCTTTAGAAATTTGACTTCCTCGAGCCATCATTTCCATAGCAGCAGCTGCACGGGTCATAGCATTAGCTGCAATAGTCATCTCAGTTTCAGTTTTCTTAGAAGAACCTCTAAACCAACTGAATAAACCTTTACCCATAGAGAAGATAGTTTTACCTACATTAACTAATGGCCATACTGCTTTAGCCATAAGACCACCAACAGCAACAGTGCCAATTAGTTTAGATACTACACCTACTTTAGGGTCAGTAATAAAGTCAGCCATACTAGAGAATAAGTTCTTAGTAATTTGAGGGACAACTTCAGTAACTACAGATGAAATTGAATCTGCAATAGGTTTAGAGTTTTCTTTTACTGCTTCGATAATAGCAGGCATAGCTTTGATTAATTGTGGAGCAAATAATCCTACAATACCAGCACCAGCTACACCCTTACCTAGATTCATTAACAAACCGCCCATAGATCCACCAAGACCTACAAGACCAGCTAATGCACCTTTAAGTTTACCGAATAAGCCACCTTTATCTTTGTCTTTATCCTTACTGGATTTACCGTCTTTCTTATTGATATCATCAGCTAATTTATCGAAACGCTCATCTTCACGTTTCTCTTTAGATTCAGCCTCTTTCTTGATATCACTATTAGATTCAGTATCAGCAAGTTTAAATCCGCCATCTGTAGTCTTAACTACTTCACGGCCTTGACCATCAAAGTATTTACTACCAGACTTAGTATATCCAGATGGTAAAGTCTCATCTGCAGATGCTGCATCTCCTGGTGTAGCTATACCATCTTTATTTATCTTATATTCCCTCATGATATTATCATTGATAGGTTTACCAGAATAAATAAGACTAGCAATATTAGCTAATTGGAGATTCATCTTATCAAGATATTGTACAGATGTATCCATAGCTGTAACGATCTTATCATTAACAACTTTAGATTTTACACCAATAGCAGAATCAACACCACGTTCATCTAATTCACTATTAACCGTAGATAATATATCATTGGTTGTAGATCTAGAATTGAGAGCACCAGCTTCAAGACCAAGTGATTTCTCAGTTTCTGCTTGAATCTTAGCACGTTCTTCTGCAGATATTTTTTGCATATCAGACATAGCTGTAACTTCATCATATGTCTTTTTAGCCTCTTTTAATAAGAATGCTTCAGATTCTTCAGGTAATCTATGGTCTAAGATAATTTTCTCAATCTTACTCCAAGGTTCACCTTTATCTAAAGCAATAGCAATATCATCTGCACCTTTCTTAGTCCAACCGTTTTCTAGGTCACGTTTGTTACCATAGAATCTTTCTCTAGCTGATTTAATAGTGTCAACTTTATGATCGTGAATTTGATCGCCATCTAGCATAGCATATAGAGAGTTACGGTATGTATTTAGTTGGCCTACATTCATACCAACTAGTTTGGTATCCATAGTCTGATATTTATACCCATCAAGACCACGTTCTTTACCACGCTCTAGACGTTCTCTTGCAGACATACTAAGAGCTGCACCTAGACCTTGCATTTGTTGACGGTCTATAAGTCTATCGCCAGCTTCACCTAATACACCGAAGCCAGAAGCGACTTTACCTTTAACCCATTGAGCACCAGCTTTGATAGGTTTAAATAAAGAACCTAACCAACCAGTTACTTTAGATTTTAACGGTTTAATTACATCCTCTTCTAGTTTATGCATGAATGGTCTACCAACTGTAGATTCAATAGCTTTTCTCCAAGCACCACCGATTACATCCATGATACTTGTTTTACGCCATGCCATTTTGATTTCGCCCATAAGCCCTTTAAATAAAGTTGCTGTAGGCTTTACGATAGCAGAACCAATCCAACCCTTCTTAGTATCTGTGATAGATTTAGCAAATGCTTTGATTGGCGAAGTAAGCATTGTTTCGATCTTACCTAATACACCACCACGACGTTTACCATCAAATCCACGTTTACCTAACATGAAGTTTTGGAATTTATCAGAAGTAAGTAATAGACTACCACCAGCACCAAATGCAATATTAGTTAAGAAACCACCAGTTGGGTCCATAACTAAACCAGCAATAGCACCAGGAAGCATAGTCTTATAAGATTTCTTTAAGAAAGCTTGTTGTTTCTTAGAGATGATACCGTTATTAGCACGACCGAGTATACGACCGTCTTTGTCTTTTAACTGCGTACCGAATAATTTATCAGAGATAGATTGATTATTCTTAGCGAAGCCAATAGCTGCACCAAGCATAACACCACCAACAGGTCCAAAGCCAGTTAATAAACCAGCAACTGAACCTACAGTACCCCATGCACCCATATCAGGAAGATATTTTTTCATTAAGGCTTGTGTCTTACGAGAGAACACACCGCCTTCACGAGCACCATCTTCACCAATTTGACCAAATAACCACCCTTTAACAGTTTCAGATTCTCTTAAGATATTACCAGCAGCACCAGCTAAACCACCAATGATAGTACCGATACCTGGAGCGAATAATGTACCAATTAAAGCACCAGCCCCACCACCAGCTATACCTTTACCGGCAAGCTTAGCAGGATTCATAAATAACTCACGGTCTTTTTCATTCCAATTTTTAAATGCATCAGAACCTAGAGTGTCTTTAATCATATCACCGATACGACCAAATCCATCTTTCCATAATGCATTTAATTTACCACGAGCAATTTTACCAGCTTTACCGAAAGATGATGTACCATCAGCATGAGATAAAATCTCTTGACCATCAGCACCAATAAATTTACGTTTTAATTTATCTTCTTCATAGCGATCTTTACTACGGCTAGCTTTATCCCTATCAGGATTAAATGGATTTTGATCGGCAGGAATAATAGCTTCACCTGGTGATACTGTAGTCAAAGAGTATGCTGGTACATTTAATGTACCATTATAGTTTTGGTCTACTTTAGCACGTTCGGCTTTATCTTCTTCATTTTCTACAGATTTAAAAAGACGCTTAGCTTTATTAATACGCTTTTTGATCTTATCAGCTTCTTCTTTTGTAGCTGCAGACTCAAGAGCAGACTCTAATTTATCCATGAATACACTACGAGATTGCTTAGATTGAGAAGCGATCTTCATTTCAGTATCTTCTTTGAATAAATCTTTCTTTACTGAAGCAAATTGCTCTTTAAAAGAACCAATAAATCCATCTTTAGAATCTTGTAAAGCACTTGTAAATTCTTCTTGATCTTCTTCATCAACGAATCCACCAAAGAATTCTTTACCTTTACGCCATGCTTTCTTAGCTTTAGCTTTAATAGGATTTAATAATTTCTTCTTCAAAGTATCAACTACGGTATTGAATGTCTTATCTAATTGATAAGCCATACGGTTAAAGAAACCAACTATAGGTTTACCGTCTTTATCTTTAAGACCTGTATCTTGCTTAAAGAAGAATTTATAGATATGCTTATCAACCATACCAACAGCACCAGCAACCACACTACGTGGTGATTTATATAGTGCTTTAAGTACGTTTTTAAACTTATCAGCAGCTGTTGCATCAGTATCACTAAATATCTCATCTAAGATATTATTAGGATCTGCCTTTAACTCATCCGGATCATTGTAACCAACATCATCCGCTGAAGCAGCCCATTGATCAGCATCACCAAGTATGGGACCTTCTCCATCATCAGAAGATGATTGGGATTTAGATTCCCCAGTATGAGCTTTATTAACATTAGAACCACGTCTATATTTGGCTTTAACTGGTTTCTTACGTTTACCAGATCCGCCACCTAGAGATCCTCCAGCTCTAATAGATCTAAGTTCTTCCCATATATTCTTCAAGTAATAGATTGCACCATTACCGTCATCATCTGTTAATAAACTTACACCTGATAGTTTTCCAGCAGCATTCTGTTTACCAGCAAACTTCTGAGAGCCATCAAATAGTTTAAGCATAGTATCATGCGGAGTATTCTCAATGGAATGCATCATGCTATTGAAGTTAGCCATAGCGTCATGTATTTCTTTAGCGGCTAATGACATATCAGCATTATCCCATGCCTTATTAGCAGCATCTTTATACTTACCGCTATAACCAGATAGAGTTTGATGCTTGAAGAAGTATTCGGATAATTCTTCCATAAACTCTTTCTTATTACCTATAGCATCAATATCACCGGTTACACCACCAGTAATAGCACCTTTTTCCATTTGCTTTTTAAATTCAGCCAAGCCAATTTGTTTAGCACTTTTTTCCATATCGTCTCGGCGTTCTTTAATCTTAGCCATGGTTGTCCACTTACCAGATTCATAGTCATATACTGGTGCAGAATTACCAGTAAGAGCGGCTTCGATCCGTGCTAAGTGCCCAGGAATAACGTCAATGATAGCTTTCTTAGTAATACCATCAAATGGGATAGGTCCTTTCTCAAACTTATCAGTTTTAAGTTTAGTCGTCAATTCTTGTTTAGCACCGAAGATACGACCTATAATACCAGCTATACCATCACGTTCTTGTCCTGCCTTATGAAGCTCTGTAAGCATATGTGCAAATGTACCAGATAAGGTCTTATCTAATTTCTTCATTTGAGCACGAACGTTCTTCCCAATGATACCTTGACCAATAGCAATAGGAATGATAGATAATGGATTTGAAACCATCATCTTTAATTGATCTGTATCCATTCCAGCTAATATACCAAGTTCAGACATCTCAACTTCATCAACGACATTCTTTTTGATATGGCCAAAATAGCTAGATAAATCGATACCACCTTTAGATGTCATTAAGTTATTGATATCGAATTTATTTTTAGTACGTTTCTCTGCTTCTTCTTTAGATTTTAGTCTAGCTTGGAAATCATGACGTTGCATATCTAGCATTTCTTTTAAGATAGCATTATTTTCACGATTAAGCTGAGAAGATTCTTCAAAGTACTTACGAGAGTTCTCTAAGTGAGCTTGTAAGTTACCTTGATTGAATGCCATGATATTATTTAAAGTACCATGCATACCTAATAGGTTATTATTTAACCCAGAGAATAGTTTCTCTTGTTGAGCAAACATAAGAGATGTACTTTGACGTACTGTACCAGCTACATGCTCGGCACTCTTTACTGTAGCACCAGCAATAGCATTTGTACTAGCAGCAGTACTAGCTTCTATAGTTTGTATTGTGGCTTCAGTATCATGATCAAGACTAGGTTTGTCATCAGAATCCATAGAGAAGTCTTCATCGAAATCCATATCAAAATCATCCATACCCATTGACTTCATCATTAAGTCATCACCACGTTGCTGGTTATAGAAATTACCAGTCTTTAGATCTTCTAAAGCGGATTTAAACGCATGGTCGCCTGCCTGATATAGACCTGTACCAGCAATCATCTGTCCAGCACGGCGAACTGTAGTTTTATAATCCTTGACACCATGGTAAACACTTTTCATTGTATCGGCATTAGTAGATAAGAACTCTGTAGCCGAAGGCATTTCAGCTTTAATAGTATCCTCTACTGTAGCAAATACTAAAGATTTACCTAGGTTCTTTAGATAGTTAGTAATTTTAACTTTTGCCAAGAGTGTATTCCTCCTTTCTTGGATTAATGGTGTGTTCTGAGAGACGGCAAATACCCCATATAGGACAGTGCCTATATGGGGTATAGCTTGGAGTTAAGTTAGAATAGGGGTTATTATTAACTATAAGAGGAATCCTACCTAGATAGTAAGGTTGGCTAGAGGTATGGTAAGCACCCTACCACCTAGGAAGAAATTCAATGTGAGTATAATTATAATTGCACGTATTCTTGGCGATGGCATTATACTTCTACTCACTATTTTGTTATAGTTGTATTATTTTTTTACCCAAGCTGGACAAGGGTTTTGAACTTTAATACTTTCATAACCAGGAACTTTGACTTCAGTTTTAACGTAGATAGCTTTACCATCTTTGTCGATGCCTTCTTGTTTAGGGAAAGAACGAGTAGAAGCTTGTACGTCTTTGAAAGATAATGTAATATTGGATTTTTCACGGCCACCTAATTTGAAAGTACGACCAGTATTACGCATATATTCAAATGGGAATGTTTTAACGATGTTTAACATACGTTCAGCGTCTGCTTTCTTAGCTTCATAACCAGCAGCCAATACAGTAGCTTCTTCTTTAGAGATTTTAGTTGTAGAAGAGATAGCATTAGCTAAGATATTACGGTAGTCATCAGCGATACATACTTCACCGACTTTGCCAGTAGAATCATATACACCAACTTTAAAATCAGTGTCGTTAAGCATAGCAGCCATTACACGTGCTTCATCTTTATTAGATGCAGAAGCATGTTTCAATTCAGCTTTGATTTGACCCATTAATTCTTTTACAGTATTCATTGTTTGTTTCCTCCATAAAGAAAATTAGTTTATTATAAGTCTTATAGACGTATAAACATTGATCTTACTTTTCGTTTCCCCTTGTTTTTGAGAAACTCATTCAATTCAATAGGAGAGCTCTGATTTAAGAAATCAATAAAGCTCATATTTCCCGATTCTAACGTACCCTTTTTACTCTTATCAGTCATAACTGTACCTCACTTAGGCTATATAAGATTAATAACCTGTTTATCTAGTAATAATTTATTAAAAAACATAAAAGCCCCTATAGGACATCTAAATCCTATAGGGGCTTTTATGTGTGATCAAGTATATTTTAAAAGTTATGAATATCATAACCCTGACATGCTATTTGTGGTAGTTAGCTGATTTATATTAATCATATATACGGTTAGTATATTTTTTGGGTTGAAATTGAAGACCCTACCACAGGGATAGCCGAAGAAGAATGAGTAACGTCGTATAAGATACCTATAATTGTTTAATACTAACTGTTTAATCCCCTTACAACTTCAGGGTCTAATTTATAACTAAAACCGATCAACTGTGTGCAAAATAGAGGTTTAATAATGTGATACACTATTACACATTTGTATGTCTTGACATATATTATACAGAGTATGGTAACTATATAAAATATTTTTTAATTAGACCCTATGGTCTTTACGTAGATAAATAATTTGATTGATATATAGCTATAACGTTTAGAACCTAAGTAATTATTCTTTACTCCAATGGATCCGTACAGTATTAAATAATATAACTAGCTTATATTATTTACTCTATATGAGTGTTAGGTGAAATTTAGACTCTATAAGAGTACACCCTCAACAGGCTATTAAACGAATAATATACTCAGAATTAACAAAATTGGAGGTTATTAGAATGGCTATCTTAATAGACCGTATACAGCCTTTACGATTAATAAACTCTAAGTTTTATACCCCTATCAATAAGAAGAATAAACGTTTTGGTAGTTGTATATTTCTTATGGCTAAATCTTTCGATGGTGTAAAAGACATAATGGAATCTCCATTAATTGAGAACTTATCTATGTTTAGTTCATACTATGTAGAACCAAACTATGGCTATTATATCACACCATTAAGACAAGTACAAACTGAGTCTGGTGAGTTACTAGATTACCAACCAGATTTAGATATTGTATGTGAAGGGCAGTCCATTATCAATGAAGATTATATCCAAACTAGCGATCAATTGATTCTATTTGGTGAATCCGTAGAAGGTCCTATGACCAATAAACGTCTAACTCAAATGCTACATAGAGAGCGTTTTAGAAATAGGAAAGAAGTCTTAGCATATTATGAAACTATTATGGAAAAATTCCCTAATATAGCTATGACTAGACTAACTATAGACAAGTATATGAATAGAAATCTATTCTATGATTTAACGTATTATACTGATGCGTTCTTTACGAATAAGTATAATAAGAAATTCCCTAAAGATTATGGTACTGATATCTTATTTACATTAATGGCTAGATTCATTAATGATAAACGACTTAGCTCATATACTAAGAAGACAGTTATAGTTCCAGTACATGATTGGGGTAAAGATGCTGACCTATCTGGTTTATTTAGTATCACTAAAGATATCAATATCTTCTCTATTATAACTAGATTATATACTACTAGTTCATATGAACTAGAATACTTTAAAGGGGTTGATTTTATCTTCTTAGGTAAAACTGGATGGTTTAAAGTCAACTTTGACGATTTTGATAATTATGCTATCTCAAAGTTTAAACAAAATATCCGCAAACTGATTATGAAAGAACCAGTTGAAGATACTGAACGTGAAAACAAAGAGGAGATCAAAATCAAAGTTGCTGATGCTATCGAAAGACAATCTGGTATCCAAATTAATAATGTAGATGGATCTAAATCTAATATAATTAAAGACGTTAGAAAAGCTGATGTGGTTGATATAGATAAACCTAAAGAACCAGAAGCAAAACCATTAGACCCTGAATCTTCTAAAGAAGAAGAGAAAGCTCAAGAAGATTTATCTAATCAGCTTAATGATATTGTAAATGCTTCTTCAGATGAAGCAGAAGCTATTAAGAAAGCTGAAGAAGAAGTCAATCTTAAAGTAGCTTTACTTAAAGCACAAGAGACAAGACATACTACAATAGATATCTCTCAAGCTAGACGTAAACGTATGGATTTATTGAATGATAAGTTCTTAAAGTCCAGTCTTAATAATAAACCTATATCTCAATTACTTGAAGATAGTGCTGAGCAACCGTTACGTACTACAGATATCCCTCAAGTAGAATCTATTGACGATCAATGGGAAGGTTTAAAGAAAGTCAACTTCGATAAACAGTATGACTTAGATTCTGATATAGTTAGAGCTATCTATGCATTCTCTGAAAATAAGACAATTCCTATGTCTATAATTAAGATTGATAAAGATGATACATCTACATCAGAAGATTCTATCTGGACATATCGTGTACAACTAGAGGATGCTAATGGTACTAGACATAATCTTACATTCGATGTACCTAAGTTGATAGACAATCGTTTTATGCGGTTACGTGGTAATGATAAAACTATATCTGGCCAATTAATCAATATCCCTATAGTTAAGACTGGCCCAACTACATCTCAGTTGGTTACTAACTATAATAAGATTATGATTAATAAATATGGCCAACAGGGTAAGTCTACTAACTTGACTGCAGCAATTATCAGATCTTTATATAAAATCTTAGAAAATAAATATAAAGGTTGTACTACTATCAAGAAGATCACTACTGGATCTAACTTGAAAATTACAGCTAAATATATTCTCCCTATGGAATATATTGATATGGCTTCCCAATTCTCTTATATTGAGTTTAAAGACGGTACTAAGATCTTCTTTAACCAAGATGAGCTACGTAATACGCCTGAATATAAAGACCAATCTGAAGGTATACTAGCTTATGGTATCAATACTAAAGATAAGACTATACTGGCAGCTGAAGATGATGATGTAGTTACTATGATTAATAGTAAGCTTATGTCTGATGAAGCATTCCAAGAGCAGTTTAAGAAATACTATAAACAAGGTAAAACTGTAGCACACTCTAGAGCATCTATTAACCAAATGAATATTCCAGTTATTTGTGTAATGGCTTATTCTGTAGGTTTATCTGAGGCTTTAAATAGAGCTAAAGTACAATGGACAGTTCAAGAGAAAAGACCAACTGTAGATAAAAATTATATTAAGTTCAAAGATGGTTTCTTAACTTATGATAGCTCACCAGAGACTTCACTATTAGTATCTGGTCTATTTGAAATTAATACTGAAGACTATACTATAGCTGAGACTAATGGTGTGGCTATGTGGTTAGATGTATTAGATCAATATGGTGGTAGAATTAAAGCTAATGGTTTAGACGCATTCTATAACTTAATGATGGACCCTATCACATGTGATGTATGTAGAAAGTATAATCTCCCAACTGATTATATTACAGCATTAGGTTATGCTAGTAGTCTATTAGCAGATAATCAGTATAATAAGCATACTGATATTACTGGTAATCGTTTCCGTACTAATGAACGTATTGCTCACTTTGTATATAAGTCTTTAGCTACAGCATATCAATTATTCTTAGCTGAATATAAAAATGGTAGAACTGACAGCAAGATGTTTATCAAACGCTCTGCTGTAATAGATCTCACTTTATCTGATTCTACGGCATCTGATTTGAGTATCTTAACACCATTGCTTGAAATGGAAACTGCTAATACAGTTACATTTAAAGGTCTATCTGGTTTGAACTCTGATAGATCTTATAATCTAGAGAAACGTACTTATGATAAATCCATGGTTAATAAACTAGCAATGTCTACAGGTTTTGCTGGTAATGTGGGTATTAATAGACAGACTACTATTAATATGGCTATTAACGATACTCGTGGCTATATATACAATAATAAGAATGAAGAGTCTAAGATGAATGATGTTAATACGCTATCTATTACAGAAGCATTGACTCCATTAGGTACTACACATGATGATCCATTCCGTACAGCTATGACATTTATTCAAACGTCTAAACATGGTATGAGAACTAGACGTAGTGATCCATTATTGTTAACCAACGGTGCAGACCAAGCATTACCATATATGACGTCTGATACATTCGCATTTAAAGCTAAGCATAATGGTGTAATTGCAGAATTAACTGATGACTATATGATCGTAAGATATATAGATCAAGGTATAGTTGAACACGTCGATTTACGTAATCGTATAGAGAAGAACTCTGATGGCGGTTTCTATGTAAATCTTAAACTAGATACTGATCTTAAAGTAGGATCTAAAGTTAAAGCTGGAGATATTATAGCTTATGATAAATCTAGCTATTCTGATAACGTTGGTACTGGTAACTTATCTTACAATATCGGTACTTTAACTAAGATAGCTATTATGAATACAGACGAAGGTTTCGAGGATAGTGCTATCATCTCTGATAAATTATCCGAAGATATGACATCTGATGTATTATTACAGATCGATGTAATGGTCAATAAAGAAGATACTGTAGACTTTATTGCTAAAGTAGGAACTCAAGTACAAGAGGGTGACACTTTATTCACTTATCAAATTGCATCTGATGATGAGACATCTAATGATATCTTAGCTAAACTTAAGATAGATGGTGATGAAGTAAATGATTTAGGTAAAGTTAAAATCAAATCTAAAGTTACTGGCGTACTTCAAGGTATTAAGATTTATCGTACTAATGAATTAGAAGAATTATCTCCTACATTACGTAAGACTGTAGAGGAATATGAATCTAAAATCAATAAAACTAAGAAGCATCTTGAAAAGATGAATATATCCACTAAGGAATATGACTCTACTGGTAAGCTTCCAACTACAGGTAAACTTAAACATGCTGAAGATAAAGTGCGTATAGAGTTCTACGTTAAATACGAAGACACTATGGGTGTAGGTGATAAGTTAGTATACTACTCTGCTCTTAAAGGTGTAGTAAAATCTATCTTCCCTAAAGGTAAAGAGCCTGTAAGTGAATATCGTAAAAATGAGAAAGTACATTCGCTTCTTGCGGTTCATTCTGTAAATGGTCGTATGGTAGCATCTGTACCTCTTATGGCTGCGGCTAATAAAGTTCTTGTTGAACTTAGTCGACATGTAAAAGATATTATGGGTATCCCTTGGGACCCTGAACTATAATATAAGATTAACCCACTAGGTCTGGAAATTGGCCTAGTGGGAACATCTTATTAAATTTTTATTTTTATTATTACGGGAGGTAATACATATGCCAACTACTGATAATACAACCTCTGAAAAAAAGGTTGAGTATAAAGTGTATGTCAATACAAGCAAAAAACCTTTATATGTACGTGAGACTCCAGATGATCGTGGTCTTATGCGTGCATTCGTACGTCCAGGTGAATCCGTAAATATTTACGAATTTGCTCCTGGTATTATTTATGCAACTCCACCAGAAGTTCCTAAAGAACGTGAAGGTGTTTGGGGCCGTGTTAGTGAACCAAATAAAGCTGAACGCTGGGTGCGTATTGCTTCTACATATGGTACATTTGATTATTTAGAAGAAGATACTTCTAATATCTCTCAATACCCACCAGTAGATTATCGTACGTTGAAATATAACGATATCGTTGGTATTAAACCAGGTTCTGTAAATGCTTATGGTCAAAAAATCGCTAAAGAGCTTTGCTTACCAAACTGCTATCATGTAGTTTATATGCTTGACTCTTCTCGCAAATTGACATTATTAGGTCATAAAGTTAAAAACGGTATCAACCAATGGATTCCAACTAAAACATTGGTTATGATTAAACAATATGACCCATATGCTAAATACAATAACTCTAATGCTGATGGTATGTATACCAAAGCACGTGCTAAAGCCGAAGAGGATCCATATCGGGGAAAATAAACGGGGAAGCTGCACTGCCCCTGGATATTTACTTCAAAGTGGCATCTTCTGCTACCGATATGGCAGATAAATCATTAAATAACTTACGTAATGAGGGTTTGGATGGTATCGGTGGAGATGCCACCAAACTCAAGAAAACTATGGCTGCTGTACTCAATTCTAGTAGTACAGAAAAACTTGCTATGGGTAAACCATTCAACCAAACAGACTTAGCAAACTATAAAATGTTTACTGAGGCTGCTGAACGTCTTGGTACAGATAAGATGACTGATGGTGAAATTGAGTATTATCGTATGGCTAAAGAGATATCTAACTATAGTGGTATGAGTGCTCAAGAACAGGCTACAATTCGCCAGAAAGCAGCAGAAGTTTCTGCTGGTTATTGGGGTACTGGTAGTGCTGAAAACCAAAAGATGATTAAAGGTAATATTGTTACTGAGTTAGGTGTAGCTGGTACTGCTGTAGACTATTCTAATGGTAGTACTAAGAATGCTAACGCTAGTCCAATCAAATCAGTAGCAGGTCAAGGTAATGCTGGTATGACTTTAGAACAAGGCTACAAAGCAGGTAGAGAGGCTATTATTAAGAACTCTGGTAAAGATGTAGCTGCTGGTCAGAAACGTGAATATGATGATTCATTAGCATCTACTGAAGAGATGGCAGCGGCTACAAACTTTAATGCATATAATATAAATATGCATGAGTTCGATACAGCTCAACTATACCGTGTATTTGGTATGCCATATCAGTGGATGGATATAGCTGATAGACGTATACCTGGAACTAATATTGGTAGAACTTTTGGTGCTAAGATAGCATCCAAAATACCATTATTAATTCTTACCCCTGGACTACCTGAATTCTTAGCTGGTTATTCTAGTAAAGAAAAGAATGCTTTGATTCAAAAGTTATCTGGCGGTGCTGATGGTATCTCTTTACAATCCTTAGCTGATGGTATTATTGGTAAGGGTAAAGAGACTAAATATTATCAGTTACGTTTTGCTAAGAAAGAGTATTTTACTTATGTAAATGCTATGACTAATGCCTTAGCCGCATACCTCGGTATATCTGATGAAGATTCACCTTATGGTGGTAAGATTGGTAACTTTGATTGGTCAACTTTAACATCGTCCTCATCTCTATCTAGACAGCTATCATATTATGGTGCTGTAGCATTCTATCTTAACTCTGAGACATCTATTTCTGAGTCTTTTAGTAATGATACAACACAATCGCAATTAGCTGCTAAAGTAAATGAGATGTCTGGTATGGTTAGAGAGCTACAATTCATTACTGGACTAAGTAATATCTCATTCTATGATAATGCTAATACTGATAGTGGTAATGTAATCAATAATACAGCATCTGGTAACAATGCTGGTGATAGCATGTTTGGTGGTATTGGTTCTTTTATTGACAACTTAAAGACTGGTGCTAAAACTGTATTTGCTGGCGGTAAACTTGTATTCCCAGAAATCTGGTCAGACTCTAGTCATAGTGTAAGCTATACAGTTAATATCAAATTAACTACACCAGACTTTGATAAATATAGCTGGTTCCTAAATATAGGTGCACCATTAATCCACTTAATCTGTATGTCTGCACCAAGACAAATGGGTGCTAATGGTTACGCATCACCATTCCTAGTTAGAGCATTCTATAAAGGGTTCTTTAGTATTGATAGTGGAATGATTGGTTCTTTATCTATCACTAAGGGTACAGATGGTGGTTGGACTATTGATGGTCTACCAACTGTAGTAGATGTATCTATTGATATTAAAGACTTATATCATAGTATGAATATCATTGCTCCAGATGTAATAGGAGACTTATCTGGTAACCTATCTATGGAAAGTTCTTTGAAAAATGTAAATGCATTGACTTATCTAGCTAATATGGCTGGTGTAAACATCAACCAAACTGATATTGGTCGTGCATTTAGATTGGCTTATTGGTCCATGACTGGTCAAGCTAAACAGCTACTTTCCAATGGTCCAATGCAAGCACTAACTCAATCAGTTATGAATAGAATTCTGCATATGTACAATTAATATTATATAAGAACAAAAACATCCCGATAAGACCATAAGCGTCTTATCGGGGTTTTATTCACAGAAAGGAGGATGCTTATACGATGAAACGAAAAACAAGACACGAGAAACTTCTTCAGTATGAAGAAAAGTATGGTATTATACCTGACAATCATCAAGAAAGATTACAATATATTTCTGATGAGTTAGGTATTAATAGTAAACAGCAAGCTGAAATTATAGAAGCATATCATAATGCTATAGATGATATACAGTATAGTCATATTAAAGTTGTATTATATGAAGAACCAGAGGGTGCACCTAGACCAAGGTTCCAATTAGTTAATAGATATAACTTAGCAAATGCCGCTTTAAGTAATGGATCTTTTGTTAAAGTGTATTCTCCAACAGGTTTAGAAGATAATAGTAGTATGCGTCGTATGATAGACTCTGGTGAGCTAAATCAAATACAGCAAATGCTTTATACGCCAACTATAGTTGAGTTTAATGCTTATCTTAAAACACCACAATATTTTAATAAGAAAGAGACAGCATTAGCTGAAGTTGGTTTAATACGACCATTATCTAAACCAGACTGGGATAATATTGGTAAGAAGTATTCTGATATGTTTAATTCTAATATCTGGTTAGATGATACTCTAGTTGTAGATGGTTCTGTACGAAGATTCTATTCGGTAAAACCTAGGGTTGAAATAGATATATACTTTATGGATAAAGTATATACTAAGAAACAAGCCAAAGGTATTACCAAATCCCTGGAGAATCAGGGTATATCTATGGATATAGATTATATTGTAAAGTAAGGAGAGTTTAATATGTTTAAGATGATTAATACTTGGATTAAACGAGCAATCCAAAAAATTAAAGGTAAACCTAAAGAAGAGTATGATATTTATAGTGCACCAAATGGTCCAACTTTCTATGTTCCTAAGGGCACTACACCACCGGGTGTGAATGATAATGTATGGGTAAAACCTCCTGAAGAAGAACCACCTATTAAGATTAATGGTACACCAGTACGTCCAATACCAGTTAGACCAAATCCACCACCTAAACCTGAAGTTAAAGCTGATACTGATGGTGATGATACAGTATACAGTGTTGATAATATGCTTATGCCATTAGGTTTAGATGAGGATGAACTAAAGTTAACTAAAGAAGAAATCAAAGAAGTCGACAATAAGATTGATAATTGGTATGATAAGAAATCTGCTAATGAAACATTAAAAGATGTGGCACACAAAATCAATAAGGATAAATGTCATGATGAGCTAATCAAATGTGTTGATGAGTTCAAAGAAAAACAAAAGAACCTTAAACGTGATAAAGACATCTCTCCTATTTATGATAATACTTTACCTGATGCGGATATTCCAGATGATATTGTATTTAATATCGTTAAGGGTAATAATTTCAAACCTAAAGAAGAGAAACGTACTAAACCTAGACGCCGTCGTCGTAGTAATAAAAAGAAATCTGGTGAAAAGAAATGAGTTTTGGTAGCGGTCAATCCGAAGAAAACAAACTAAAAGGTGATACACAACCCCCTTATGAACAGTTTGAGAAATGTGAAAGAAAAACTTGTGTATACTTAAATAATAATGGTAGATGTATTTGGGAAACATGTAAGTTTGATAATGAAGACCCTGGGTATGTACAATACTGGGACTTTGAATGTCAAGCATGCCATAAGATAGACCAACGTGATGTACGTGATATGAAGCTAATGTTTTGTGATAGCTGTCTAGAACGATTAGCTAAAGCTGAACGCTTACCTTTTACTTGTATCATCTGTGGTAAAACACAATCATCTCCACCTAAGGGATTCTCTACCCCTATATGTAATACATGTTTACGTAAGTTAAGAAACTCTGTGCATTGCAAGTATTGTGGAAATGCCTAATTAGTTATATATTATAACTATAGGAGGTAATAGACAATGCAAGAATTACAATCACGTTATAAAGCTAGCGTTGAAGGGATCATCATATCTAATATGATTCCTTATAAGACACTAAATGAATTAACCATTAGAGAGTTTGCTAATAGTGATGCTACAGGTTTAAATATCTATATCGACTTGTATCATATCTTTAGAGACTTTTATAAGAATAATATGCTTCTTATAGCTAAACATGACTTAGTGGCATATGTGACTAACTTAGTTGGTCACTATAGAGACTTTTATAGAAGATACTTTGGTGTACATACAAAGTTCTTCTTAATTTATACGACAGGATATTTTCCTACAGCTGTAGAAGAACTACCAACTTATAATCAGAACTCACTGGCTGATTATGATATGGCTATAGGTATCAAGGAATATCTTGAGCATAATATGTACGTATTGAATATACTTTGTAAGTATCTTCCAGATGTATACTTTATTGAGGCTCCAGTAGACCCATCAGTATCAATATATTCTATTATGAGTGATGAGTTTGCTAGTGGTAACTATAATCCAAATATCATTCTAAGTAGATCAGTAATGAATCATCAATTGATTCCTATATCTATGACACAGACTGTACAAGTTAAACACTTGTATAGATTTGGTGAGTTAGAGTGTAAAGCTATTAATATTGATAATTGTGTAGCAGAATACATCAGTAGTCTTAAACGTGCTATATCAGAACCTGATCTTATTGATACTATACCTAGAGACGCTTTAAGTTTAATTATGGCATTATTAGGGGTAAGACAACGTAGTGTAAGTGGTACAGGTATACGAACTGATAAGATTATTAAAGTAGTGCCACAGTTCTTAGCTCATAAACGTACTAATTATATTAGTAGCTTTGCCGATATAGCTGAACTATGTCAGTTATTGAATAAGAACTTAGATCCTAATAAGGTATTCAGTAACTTTAAAGCAGTTGATGTGTTACATCAATACAATAAGTATATATTAGCTGGTAAACCAGTTGAGGATATCAGATGGAATGTAAATCTAATAGATCCTGATATGGTTAAGAGTCTTAATAATAAGTATTTTACTAACCACCCATTAGATCTAACTAGATTATAATCCTCAACATTCTAGTACAAGGGCCACTATCGGTCCTTGTACTTTATTTTTTTTCTTGAGGTGATACACATGCAGCTCACTTATGAATATATGGCTAGGATAGACTTTAACCACCGTAGTGGTAGCAGTATTAAGTCTTATCCTATAGAGCAAGAGAATATAAAACAGATTATCATCAATAAAGAATATGATAATCTTAATATGCCGATAGTAACGGTAACTATGAGTGTCGATACAAATATAGTAGATTTGATGATCAAAGACAATAAAGATTCAACTATGGTATTGACAGTAACTAAGAAAAACACAAATACATTATCCACTACAAACATCGTAGAGGCTTATATTAAAGAAGAATGTACGTATCTTATCGAGGGTGATGTAAACCCTAATAAGAAATGGGATAATACTGCACCAACTAAAGAAGAGGCTGAAAGTAAAGATAAATTTAGACTCATCAGAGTTGGTATGGTGTCTAAACGTTTAGCTGATGCATTACAAAAGCCAGCTAACCTAACCACATATGATTCTAATATGCAAGATATTGTATTACAGCTCTTAAACAATGGTATTCCATTATTGATGGAACCATTTGATTATAAAGATACTGTACCACAGTTAATCTTATCCCCTAAAGAATCACTATCTAAGTCTATAGACTACTTAAATAATGTAAAAGTATTCTATGACACTGGTTATAGATTCTTTATGGATTTTGACAATACTTACCTAGTATCTAAAGCTGGCAAATCTGTATTACGTAAGAATGATAGATTCCCAACTATCAAAATAGACATTAAACCATTAATGAGTGATGATGGTATGGTTCGTGGTATTGAAACTGATGATAAAGATAAAGCGTACAGTATGATTGTGCCTATGAATGATACCAATTTTAATAGTGATGATTTTGTTGATAAATCTATGGAAGGTATTGCCGCTGTAGTAGATGCATCTAAACAGAAACAAGAATCTTTCTTAAAGAAACATAAAGGGTTTGGTGGTATCTTAGGTGCTTATAAGAATATCCTTAATATTATGGATAACGTAAAAGTCTTCTCTGGACAAGTACGTAATGTGGTACAGAATATCCATAGAACTACATATGAGATTAAGGGTAGAATGATTGAAATGAAAGAGCAAGTAGATGAATTTAAAACCACATCTCTAGATTTATACAATCAAACTAAAGCAACTATAGCATCTTTACCACAGGAAGCACTACAACAGTTAGGGCAAATAGAAGATGTAAAGAATATCATCACTGAGATTAACGGTGCTAACGATAAGTACGGTAAATATATCAATAAATGTATCCCTAACTTCGATGAGTATGTAAAAGCATATACTGGTCAAATATATAATATCGAAGGAACACAAAACTATGTCGGTGGTATTAAACCTATAAACTTCCAAGATAACTTAAGTGGATTACAGACTACTTGTTGGGATTTTAAGAAAGATGCCACAAAAACTGATGAAACTCATAATAAGGGCATGGTTCAGTTCTCTAAAGGGTTTGGTGGTTGGACTCAGAATATTGGTAATGTAACCAATACTTTAATTAATATGCCTGAAGAGATATCATACTGTCTTAACCCACAAGATCCACCAGATTTGAGACACTACCAAACAGTAGATTTAAGACATTTAAAGAAATTTGAAGCACCATTTCAAGAAATGTTTACGTCTGCAAAAAGTTATAGTACAGGAATTGCCAGTGATACCAATACTATGGGTGCCTCAAACAAGCTAAATAGGAATGCCGGTGCAACGATAAAGGCGTTTGTAGACAAGGCCCAGGGTATCCCTACTGACTTCAGTCAAAAATTGCTTGAGGGAGGGAATATGGTCATTAAAGACTTTAAATCTCAAGCTGATTCTGCAAAAGAAATGTTTATAGATAATAAGCAAATGTTTAAGAAAGACTTTAATAGTATGCGTGATACATTTAATGTAATCAAACAAGGTGCACAATTATCTATTGATAGTTTTAAAGATTTAGGCGATATAGGTTCTGATGGTGAGTCTTTAGTAAGTATTGCTTTAGATACAGTAGAGACATTAGCTAAACAAAAGATTATTCGTTTACCTAATGATAATATTAATATCTTAAAGAATATTAAGCATGCTATTGAGTTACAGAAGTCTACTATCACAGTTCATAAACTAGAATTGGATAATGATATCTTCAATATCAATCTGAAGTATCTTATTAGTAATGAAACTGAAAAAACTACACGTAGTGGTGAGTATATGCTAGTTTCAAAACAAGAAGTATATGATAATAATGGTACTACATTCGTAGCTAATACTATTCTCACTTTCCATAAATTGCCGTCAAAGAAGAGTTAAGATAAAAAAGACCCCATATAGGCAATGCCTATATGGGAGTTTCTTTTTATTTCTTTTCAGCGTTTTGTTGTTGGTTATCACCTTGAGGTTGATTGTTTTGGTTGTTATTACTATCACCCTCGTAGTATTTAACGTGTTGCTTAATGATTTTATAGAAATCAGAAGCAAAGCGTTCAGCTGCAGCAATACGGATAGACATCAATGTAGCCACTGTGGAAGTTACACGTTTAGCATATTGCTGTACGTTGTTATTACCACCACCGTTAGGTTTGTTAGGGTTCTCATTGATTTTGCCAGATAAAGAATCTTTACTATCTTGGTTACCGATAGTTTTTTGATTTTGTTGATTATTAGCTGGTTGGCTATTATTATTTGCTGGTGCTGGGTTATTACCACCATTAGCATCATCTTCTAAGAATAATTGATCGTTGTATAAGAACGCAGATTCATTTGCTTTTTGTTGTTGGTTAGCTGTAGCCAATTTAATCAAGTTGTCTACATCAGCCAAAGCTTTATTCTTATCAGATTCGAATAACTTAGTTAAGTTATCAATATTCAAGCAGTACTCAGCCAATTCTTTCATATTCTTGATTTGGTAAGATACTACTTCTTTAGAACCATAGAAGAATGTCTTACATTTATCTTTGAAAGTTTCACCTTCAGCATTACCTACTAAAGAGCTTTCCAATTCTTTAATAGCATCATCTACAGATTTAGAGCCACTAGCAATAGCCTGAGTATCAGAAGTAATCTTAGAAGATAGATTATTGATTAAGCTAGCATTGCTAATATTAGCTTTAGCTTTATCATAGTCAAACATTTTAAGATCACTGATAGCTTTGAACTCTTTGTCCATTACCGCCATATTCTTTTGGATATACTCTTTAGAGATACCAGTGAACTTCTTGAACCAATCAGAAGATTTAGTGTAGATATTATTGATAAAGTCTTTAAGTTTACCTAAGAAACCAGAGAACTTATCAGATACACCTTCGTTGATTCGTTGAAGTTTGTTTTCTACATCAATATTCTTAGAGAATGTGGATGCTTCAAGAATACATGCTTCAAGATTTACAGATGTTTCACTTAATTTGATCAAGTGTTCTAATTCAGCTAAACCATCTTTATCACTAGAAGTCAATGCTACAAGAGATGTAGCCAATTTGATATCAGAGTTTTTAGAAATAGCTTCTGGTGCAGTTAAGTAAATAGCTTTAAGTAAAGTTACACGATCAGATTCAATAGCTTTTTCAGCTAAGAAGATAGCATTATTGTATTTATACAAATCAGTCAATGCCATTTCTTGTAATTGATGTAATAAAGCTTGTTCAAGCTTAGCTACTTCACGTACAGTATCAGCATTAATTTCACCAATCTTCATGGAATCTAATTTACCAAAGATATAGTCATACTCTTTGATAGCATTTTCTTTACCAGTCTTAAGATCAGTAAGCTTTTCTTTCTTATTAGTATCTAGTGTTTTCAATAATTCACTAGCATCTTCTAAAGTAACTTCACGAGTTTCAGTAACAGGGTTTTCGACTTTCTCGATCAATTGTATATAAGTCAAATGATCTTCTTTACCCATTACAGAACCACGAATACCAGACTCTAATACGTTAAAGTTTTCATTGACAGTTTTAATTACACCATCAAGTTCTTCTTTAGAGTTATGGTAGAAGTTTTCATAGATTTTGCTAATAGATTTGAATGCATCTTTAACTGCTGGAGTATACTTAGCTTCTTCGAAGAATAACTTCTTAAGTTTAAGTCCTTTACAGTCAGCTTGGTTAGCAAATTCTTTTAAGAAACGTTTATCTTTAGAACTTACATAAGCCAATGTAGATACAGCATCATTGTAAGATTTACCGTACGCTTCTACAATAGACTTTAAGTTCTTACGATATGTTTTGTATAAGTTCTCACTTACAGCTTTGTATTTAACTACATCACCGTCAGCGGCTAATACACCACGGTAGAATTCTTGTAGACCTTTAGCTTCGTGGTTACGGATATCTTCTACTAGGGAATACATAAATTGTTTACGGGAAATATCACATTTACCAGTAACCAACTTATTATCAGTAGCATCCATAATATAACTAAAGGAGAATTGTTTATTTTCCATAAGTTACCTCATAAAAAAATATTTATAAGGTATGAGGATGTACCCCATACCTTATAAATTATTTTACATAATAGTCAGTTTACGAGTAAACTAAAATTATTTAGCAGCTTTGATGTAAGCAGTACGTGCAAGACGTAATACTAATTGAGCTGCAGCGATTTGTCCTTTGATAGCAGTATTTGTAACTTTAGTCAATTCAATAACGCCTTCACGGTAAGTAGTGTATTTTTTGCTTTCTTTTTCGTTAGGGTTTTTGAACAAGGAATCAGTTACTTTCAAAGTAGCTTCAGCCATTTTAGCTGTTGCATTGATAGCTTTCATAGCTGCATCGCCGTTTGTTAATACACGAACGATATCAGATTCTTCTTTACCGAATGTGGAATCGATTTCTTCACCGATAAGACCTTTGATTACAGTAGATGTGTTGAATTCGCCATCATTTGCTTTCTTAACTTTTACGAGGTCAGCAACTGCTTTCTTAACAGATTTAGAATCAGTGTCGTCAACTTTACCAGTAGAAGTTTGAGCTACCATTTTTTGGATATCAGCTGGAGTTATAGAGCATTCGATTGCTTCGAAGCAAGATTTGCTATCTTTAACCCATTTGATTTCTGTTTCAGCAGCTTTTTTGTTTTCTTTAACTTTGTCTTTGTATTTTTCTAAGACTTTTTTGTTATCGGAAGTGAAACGACCTAAGATTTTAGCTACCATATTAGCTACGAAAGCTTTGATTTTAGCATACCATTTCTTAACGAATTCGATAACTTTTTTGCCAACTTTTTTGAGCGTTTCAAGAACGCCTTCTTGAATAGCTTCTACGTCAGCGCCTTCATGGATCATAGCCATTTCACGGAAATCAGCTACTACTAAGTCAGTAAATGTTTCTTTGTCGAATTCAGCACATTCCATCATGATAGCATCCATGCCATATTCGTTAGCGTACATTTCTTTATTTTCTAATACAATACCGTCATCTAAAACGGATTCAGTGAAGAATGCCATATTAATTAGCCTCCATTTAATTTAAAAAGTATTAACGTTAATATTTTTTCCTATAAAAGGAAGATGCTCTATACATATTTGTTATTAGATTATATCTAAATCAAGTAATTCATCATCTTCTAATTCATAAGATTCATTTTTACCGTCTTTAAGTTTAAGCAAGAATACACAAATATCATGTACAACTTTCATATTCTCACGAATAGCTTTAAGTTGCTCTACATGGACAGAAGCAATAAAACGAGAAAGTTGAAGTCTAAAGATAGCTACAGATGCTAACCATGCACCAGTAAACTTAGCTTCAATCATTTGCTCAATTTATTTAATCAATTCAGCCCAACCAGTCATTTGTAAACGTTGGATCTTTAACCAGTCAAAGTCTAAGAACTTAATCATTTCATCAATATGAGAAGAGATGAATGCTTGACCGATTTCTTGTTTACCAAAAGAGTTATTCTTAATAGCTCTATCGAAAAGATCACCACTTTGTAATTGGCGTCTAGTTGTCATAGGGCTTAAAGAATCAAAGAAGTGTTGGATTTGGCCATAGATGTTTTTGAGTGGGGATGCAATAAACGTAGTGAAGATATTGATATGGTCAAATAATGGTTTACCATATAAAGTGTGTACAGTAAAACGTTTAGAGTATTTCTTTTCAGCATTAGCTCTAATGATACGTACATTGTTTTCATCTTCTACTACACGTTGAAGATCGCCTACAGCAGTACTTTCATACCACTTTTCAGCATTCTTGATCAATGTTTTAACTAAACCATTTTCAAAGTAGTCATTCTTAGATGCTTCGTTTACCCACCAGCATTCTACTGCCACTTCAGAAGTACCTTCAGCGATAAGCTCTTGTTCTTTATCGAATAACTCTTGGATTTGAGCATCATAAGATTCAATAATAGAATCTAATGCTTCGATATTACTTTCAGCTTTCTCAATCAAGGCACCAATGTCGTCGACTAATAATAGTTCGTCCATTTTTAATTCCTTTACTAAACAATAACGAATTCAATATCTAATTGATTTTCTTCAGTATTAGCAGTATTGACATTCAAGAACTCAGGGATACGTCCCACAATCATTTCATCTCTACGATAAATATGCTGTATACCAGGACCATAACCATTGAATTCCAAGAACTCAAAGTACACTAATACATCTTTATACTTATCAGTAATGTAAGTGATAAGATTTGGTATATGAAGATCATTGATTTGAGTGGTATCTTCGATATATAATCGAATATCATTCTTAATCAATGTGATCATCTCTTTAGTACTAGTATTGATGAACTTAACTCGGAATCGTAAACTTAAGTTAGTTCTATTCAATGGTTTACCATCTTCTACATAGAATAGTTTAGACGGACCATATGTATTGAATAACTTAAAATCAATACCGAATGAGTCTTCTAGTACATTCAAACACTGATTGATATGTACACGTTTCTTTTCCAAATCTAAAATGAACTTTTGTAATTTCATTTCAGTATTAATGAAAGACCAACCAACCATAGGAACTTTATCTATAGTATAGCTTAGTGTACCATTATCCAACTTGGTGACTTTAACTTTAGATTCGATAATGTCAGAGTAGTTATACATAAAGTCTACACCACCACGAGTGTTGTAGATATTAGTAAGACTATATCCATCTAAGTTACCACTAGTGAAGATTTGCTCAGACTTATATGTACCAGCACTATCTTCATCTTTATTCTTAATGAAAGTGAATACTTTAAACTGAGTATTGTTTGGCATATAACCATACAAGTCATTATCAGAACCAGCTTCTTTAAGATTTAAGATCTTAAGTTGGTTTAGTGTATCAATAGAGTTATCTGTTTCCATATCAAACTCATATAAGAAAGAAAACTCTGTTTCATTGTACTTCTTAAACTTACCTTGAGTCCAACGTACAGGTTTCTTATCTTTATAGAATACACCTAAGACTTTAAGATCTACACCAGTAATCTCTTCAGGATCTAATTCATTGTCTCTATGAACTACACCAATATTTCTATCGATGTTTTGAACTAGCTTGACTGTGCATTTGTAAGTATTCTTATCGGTAAAGTATTCTCTCTTCCAGTTAAGATTATTACAAATGAATTGGTATTTGGAAGCCTTATTGATATACTCAAACTCAAGAGCTTTCTTAGTATCCATATAGTTGATATAATATGAAGCGTATAGAGGACTCTTATTGATTACAATCATAAATGGATTGAAGTATAAGAACTTAATCTTATTTATAGATTCTAATTCTTCTTTTGAGCTATTATATATGACTTTACCATTACCACCAGCTTCATACTGAATAGTATTACCAGTATTGAAGATGTAGTTTTCACTAGACACATTATCGAAGTCACGTCTAATCAATTCTATAGGAACTGTATTAGTTGGAATCATTTGTGTATCAGTACTAGCTAATAGATAAGCATAATATAGACGGTATAATGGAGATTCCATCTTCTTGAAGAAGTATAGCTTATTCTTAGGTAAACCATAGCTTAAAGAGTTAAAGAAATTATTAACGTCTTTAGAGTTAGTTACACTACCACGAGCTAATGCTTCTTTAGGAATCATCAACTTCAACTCATCAATAGTCTTCTTATCCAAACCATCTTCAGATGCAGGTAAACCTAATGGGTCACCTATTGGAGTAATAACCATGAACAAACGGTCATAGTTAAATCTATCACTAATAGGGTATAGTTGGATAGGGTCTATATATTTGAAGTTACCTTCGGAACCCTTGGTTGTATATAGATTGACAGAAATTTCAGAGTTCATACCTGGGATATTAGATGTGTCACTAAATACTAATCTAATAGTCTTCTCATCTATATATGTATAGCTACAGTAGTTGACTTCACTACCAGTATGTAAACCCTCATAGATTGGAGTTAATTTAACTGGTTGGCTACCATAATTCTTAATAGTTACATCGAAACCAGCTAACTGATCATCAAATGTAAACTGATAAGTTTTATTCTCAATAGGGTTTCTATTAAGAATTGTAGCAGTGTTTTTCGTATACGTATATTGACGTATACGACATCTTACTGCAATCTTTTGTTCATTCTCATCAAGAATCCGACCAACTGGTGGTAAGTATGGATCGATGATTTCAAATGAATCAATAATTGGATTATAAGCAGATAAGTCATACTGTGCAGTATATACATAATCACCGTCTGGTAATACCACACGACGAATTAGGATATCATACTCAGTATGGAACTCAAATCCACCAATATTAATAGCTACTTCTCTATCAAATGTAAATACATCATTACGCATATTAGCTAATAGTACGTCTTCAGAGATAGTGAATACTATATCCATATATGAAGGTCTAGCATTAATATTCTTAATACCTAAACCTAGAGCATGAGCAATAATATTCTTTTCGAATTTAGCTCTAGTAGGAATAGCTTCATTACCAAATTCAGAAGCCATAATGATATTATTTTGTAGAGATGTAGAGAATACATCACTTAGATAACCAAATATACCCATAGATAGGGTAAGATCATCTTCTTGGATATGCTTTTTCTTAACGGACTCTATATAAGCATTAAGATCATAAATATTAGAGTTCGTCAATAGTTCATTAGCCATAAATCTCCCCCTTCCTAAACGTTATATTTTTGACGGTATCTAGCATATTCTTGTAAATTCTTTTGGGCAGCATTGTGGTCTTTAGGGTTTCTATCAGTAAACTTGAATGTATCAGTCGGAGCTTTCCATTTAAGTTTATAGAATTTATATTGACCCTTACCTTCACCATTGAGGCCAGCAATATATGGAGCCTGCATCCAATCACCAGACCAACCATCTAATGCGTCTATATAGCCACCACCAGTAGTATCTCCACCAGAATATAGCTTACATAAATGGTTGAACTCGTATAGAGTATCGACTTCCATATCAAAAACAAATGTAGATTTAAAGTTGACAGTAAATCTTAAATCAGATCCGTCAGCCATATCGCTAAATACATCACGTGGTACAGTCTTAGGATATACCCCTACATATTTAGCCCAGTAAATAATATCTTCACCACCAGAATCCTCGGATACTATGAACTTATACATGGACATTTGGTCATGGATAATACGTTGCATAGCATAAGATTTATTAGGTTGATTGATACGACCAAAGTGTTTCAATCTAGAATATTCGTCAAACAGCTTGAAAAACATGTAGACCTCTAGATACTTAGTATCTAGAAACTCTACACTGAATTCGTGGTTTTCGTCACTCTCTATTGAAGTACCTCGATAGAAAACAGATGAACCTAATATATTTCTAGAAGTCTCATAGTCATTAGCTACACTAATGGCCGGTAAGTCTACATTAGAAACTTTCTGGTTTGAAAGAAGATTAACGAATGGCTCAGAACGGTTTTGAGAATAGCATAGTTGATGTAACACCTCAGGGTACTTAGTTGCTGCTTCTATAAATAATGGGTTATTAGCTATAGACTCAATATATGTCTTAGACATATCATTACGTCCACCACTACCTATAGAAAAATCCTTATTATGTAGAAAGATCTGTAAATCTGGTTTGGTAAAGAAGATATACTCCTTAGTCATACCTACACGGTTATACGGATCCATCTTAGCGAATCTAGCAAATCTATGGTATCTATCTAAAGATGTCGGGTTATATATGCCATTCTTTTTAATGAATTGTAACATCATTTCGGAATCAACTGTTGGTTTAGTATTTTTAAATTCATCATTATTACTAGTCAACGTTCTTCCTTCATTGATGCCTTTAACTTCATCGGGCATTCTCAGTCTCCTTTCTTTATAGGATTATAGAGATGTTTCAAAGATATCTTTAATTGTATACTATAATTATGAATAAGAGATAAGAGTCTAGCTGATAACTCATTAGAGTTAACTCTCCCTCCACCGTATTGTTTATTAGACATCAGTTAAAGGAAGAGGTAACCACTATGAGCAGCTATGATTATGATACTAACGAGATTATTACGGGTTATGGTGATACATACGATATGAGCTATTTAGGCAACTATGTAGAGACTGACGACTCCATTAAAGTAAATCAGGTAGCTAAGACAAATTTTAGACCAGCTAAAACAGGAGAAGTTCTTATTGACCAAGACGGTAATGTTTATTATTCAAGCAGAATCGTTAAGAAATTAAGAAAAGATCTTTTAGAGAATGCTGTTCTTGTAGATGAGTTATTGTCCTTAATTGGTCCTGGTAAATATTATAACGATGGAAGTGAAGACGTTATGAGAACGCCTGAAGCTAAATGTTATACCTATAAAGAACGTATGGAACTCGCTAGAGAATATGCCGAAGAAGACGGTTATTATGAAGATATTTTAGATTGCATTAATGATGCAGAACCAAAGTCTATATTTATTAAGTAACTATTTTATATTCGGCTAGGCTTTTATTTTTTGCCTAAATGGGGCTAGTTTAACATAGTAGTAAATTTCAATATTGAATTTAGAATACGTATTTTAAGGAGGACTATAATGTCTTACATTCAAGAATCAATCCTCAGTGATATTATCAATGTCTATGATAATGTAACCGCTGATGATTTTAGCTTAGACAAATTATTACCTACCCAGTCTGGTGGATATAAGTCTTTCAAGTCTATTAATAGTGCAACTAAAGACTTAGTACTTACATTCCCAGTTATGTTTAGCCGTAATATGGAATTAGCAACAGCTGAGCTAATTGCTAGAGCACTTGAAGCTAAGTACGCTAACTTAGTTAAAATGCTTTTAACTGCTATGGCTATTACAAATGCTACAGATGCTATCGATTACGTTAAGAATATTCATAGTAATATGCAATTCAATAACGGTATTGATGTAGATGATTATCTTACTATCAATAATAAACTAGCAAAAGAATCTGGTGCAATGACTATGTTTACACCTGGTATTAAAGCTGTATATGAAAACTATAAGCATAGTTTAAAACATAGCTTACCAATCACTAATCAAATTATTAGTGAGGCTGACTCTAAGCGTGGTGATAGTAAAAGTAGTAAAAGTAAAGATGATAAACCAGGATCTGTCAAATTTGACCAAGATGCTAAACTTGATAAAGCTAACCAACAAATGCCTTTGATGATGAAAGTTAACTTCATCTCCAAAGCAACTGGTCGTCCTATTACTACATCTGCATACTTAGGTATCAAATGTAAATTATTTGACGTAACAGGGTTAGATATTATTCAACGTATTGTGTCTAAGAACTCTTCTGCTATTAGCTTATTCAACTTTATCCGTGCTACATCTCAAGAAATTGGTTTCTGGAGAGACTTCGTATTTGCATTAAGCAAAGCTAAAGTTGATGCCATCTCTAATGCACGTAATGGCTCTTCTTCTAAAATGTGGAAAGCCTTGGAGCAACGTGCTACTAAATCTAAACTTAATCAATTCTTCCGTCAAAAGAATGATGCTACAGCTATCACTTCTTTATTGGTGACTACAGATGAAGTTGAAGAATTGAAAAAGAATAATGATATTGATCTTTCCAAATCTAATGTAGCTAGAAAGATTATGTCTGACTACAACTTGCTCTGTATTGGTATTGTAGATGAGACTACAGAGTCCGTAGCTTTAATCTTTGATACAGGTGATGATGAATACGAATTAGTACGATTCAAATCCTTGAAGAAAGATAAAGACATGGATGCTAAGCAAATCGTTAACCTATTAACTAAAATGGCCTAGGAGGAGGACATATGACTAAATACTTTAAAGAAGCCTGCTCCTATATGGATTTAGGTGATAAAGAAACATTAGCAATCGTGTCTGCTGTAAATGAAGCAGACCAACGATTGATTATGATGAATGTATCCAACAAGATCTACGATTTCATTAAGCTTAAAGCTAATGAAGTAGACTTTGGTGATATTCCATTATCCAAAGGTGATGTACAACGTTTACGCCACTATAAACTAGTGAAACAAACACTAGAAGCTTTAGAACGTCTTTGTGCTTCTCGTAATATCCAATCTAAAGCATTGAAGACTACTAAAGAAGCATTAGCTAACTTAGAGAAAGATAAATACGCTTACGTTGGTGCATTCATGCGTAACTTAGATTACCCTTGCACTATTTATAACTTTGCTGTATTGTCTATCATCGCATCTACTAGTATGATGGTGTCTGCTATTACAGAATACCTCATGGATAATGAGGGTACAACTAAGTTTGCTATGGACTCTAAACACTTTAATGTATTAGACGACAATGTAGTTATTAAGAATCTTGAACGCTTCAATGAAAATTCCCGTAATGGTAAATTAGCTAAAGCATTATCCTTATTCACTAAAGCACATGCTCGTGGTATCTTAGGTACTATGGCAGCAGTATCCATGATTGGTGCTGGCATCTACTTAATCTTCAATATCATTCCTATCTTACGTGAAATCGTATACTATTTCTACTTCTGTAGAACTAGCTTAGCTGAATATCTTGAAGTACAAGCAAGCATGTTAGAAATCAACGCTTCTAAGATTGAATACGATGATGATATGAAAGATGCAGCAGCTTACCAACGTGACGTTGCTGTTAAGTTCCGTCGTTATGCTGATAAATTAGATATCAACGATAAAGCTGCTACAGCTAAAGTTGCTAAGGAAATCAAAGAAGAAGATTCTAAAACTAAATTTAAACATGACGATATTAGTGACAGCATTCCTGATTCTGCTGGTGCTAATAGTAGTCTATTCTAGGAGGTTAACGATTAATGAATATTAAAAATAAACCTAGAGGAATTACATCTGGTTCTTTATTTTTTGAAGCAGTACAATCCGCTAGACGAGAAGAAATCGTAAAAGGTTTGAAAGAATTAGAATACCAACCCGTACATGAATCTGCAACGGCAGCTATTGTGCATGACACTATTGCTAACCGTAGTAAATTGGCTAAACGTCATCAAGACTTCTCCAATGCTGTACGTAATGGTCTTATTTTTGAAGCCTTGAACGTATTATTCGAAGCTTCATCTACATATCCTATGCAAGGTGATAATCATCGTGTAATCAAAAATAAAGTTATCTCTAATTTCATCGAGCAAACTGGTTCTGATAAAATCTTAGCTACATTGAGCCGTACAAATGCGTTCACTGCTCAAATTGCTAAATATGTAACAGAGACACATAAAGCTATTATGGAAGATAATGAAGAAGCTTTGAAGTCTAATGATATTAACGATGAACCTAAAGTTTCACCAGATGATACTGAAACATTTATTGATAAAGTAAACTCTGCTGAAAATAAAGAAGAAATTCAAGACATTGGTGATTCTGTAAAGAATCATGTAGCTAATGGTATTGAGCAATTCATCATTGCTAATATCGAAGATAAAGAGCATATCAAAGACGTGTTACAAAACGTTGAAGATAAAGTTGCAACTATCCAAGCAGCTAATGCTGAAGAAGAGCAAGAGATTAAAGAATCCGCTATTGCTCGTGGTAGATTGCAAATCAAGAAACGTTTAGATACTCGTAAAGTAGGTTTATATGAAGCTATGGTTCGTGACCTATCTAAGAAAGCTTTAACTAATCCTAGTTATGGAATGATTAAAGAATCTGGTACTTTAGATATGGATAAAATCACAGCAGCATGTGAAGCTACACTAACCATGATGGTACTATCTGAAGCATTAGGATTCTATATTCCTAAAGATATCCAAAAACAATACGATTACCGATAAGAAACACAAAAATACCCTGTATAGGCATTGCCTATACAGGGGTTTCTTTTCGTTAAAGTTGATAATTATAGTTATATACTATTATTGTGTATGGTAGATACAGCTACTCATAATAGCTGTATCTAAATATAACCATACACGGTGTTCTCCACCGTCAAAGGAGGTGATCCTATGACGCCAGAAAGAGAGAAAATGTTGGACTGGTGTAAACTAGTCCCAGACATTGATCGTATGAGAATCGAATCGGAATCGATTCCATACATCGATAAGTTTGGTGTTTTACAACACCCATCTCCTCTACCGGTTAGAGGAGGTGCATCAGCTAGGCTGATGGACAAATATGGTGTAAGGTAGTTTGACTACCTTCATGGGTAAGTGTATCCTCACTTACCCATGTATTATTTTTTATATAGTAAACTATTTTATACTTATATACTATAATCGTGTATGGTAGATACAGCTATCACTAGTAGCTGTATCTAAATATAACCATACACTTGTAGGATGTAGTCCTACAGGTCATAAGGAGGTGACTCCTATGACAGGTGCCCAAATGAGATATTTTAATCTCACTGCAGGGTACGAGGCCAATCATTATTTAAAAATAAGATTGGCTTTGTCCATTGTGCGTAATTATGAGAATGGTAATTCAGAAAACTATTCTCATGATGAGTACAAAAATTGTCTTGCTTTTATTGAAAGCTTAGAGCCATAGCGCTAGACGACAAGACAATATGTAGAAGGAGTACGCCACTCCTTCTACATAATTGTTTTATTTTTTGTAAAAGTTAATATTTAATAATTATATACTATTACTGTGTATGGTAGATACAGCTATCTCTAGTAGCTGTATCTAAATATAACCATACACGGTTCCTTACCGTTTAAGGAGGTGAATCCTTATGACAGGTGCTCAGATGAGATATTTTAATCTCAATGCTGGACATAAAGCTAATTTTGCCTTAAAGGTAAGAATTGCTTTATCCATCGTGCATAACTATGAGAATGGCAATTCCAAAAATTATTCTCATGATGAGTATATGGACTGTTTAACCTTTATTAAAGAGTTAGAACCATAATACTTAAAAATAAAGCAATATGTAGAAGGAGTACGCAGCTCCTTCTACATAATTGTTTTATTTTTTGTAAAAGTTAATGTTTGTAATTATATACTATAATCGTGTATGGTAGATACAGCTATCGCTAGTAGCTGTATCTAAATATACCCATACACTTGTAGGATGTAGTCCTACAGGTCATAAGGAGGTGAATTCCTATGACTGGAGCACAGATGAGATATTATAATCTCACTGTTGGTCATGAAGCCAATCATTATTTAAAAATAAGATTGGCTTTGTCCATTGTGCGTAATTATGAGAATGGTAATTCAGAAAACTATTCTCATGATGAGTACAAAAATTGTCTTGCTTTTATTGAAAGCCTAGAACCATAAGGTTGAGACAAGACAATATATAGAAGGAGTGGCGTACTCCTTCTACATAATTGTTTTATTTTTTGTAAAAATTAAAAGTCTTCTAGTTCAGACATAGCTTCTTGTACAGCATCAACGATTTCTTCAGTAACACCTTCATCATCAGAGTCACCTTCATCTTCTGTACCAGCATCATTCATTAATTCGATTTCAGCTGCATCATTTTCGTCATCAGCATAGATATCGATTTCTTGAGGCTCTAAACCCTCAACGGCATCAATATCATCACCATCGTTATGAGTATCATCTAATTCTACATCAGAGATAGCATCAGTTACAGTGTCGATTACATCGTCAACCACATGGTCATCCGCACCACCAACTTTAACGATATCGATTACAGCAGTAGCATCACGGTCTAAGTCTTGTCTAATTACATCAGCCATTGTTACAAAGCTCCTTTTTAATAAAAATCATCATAATCATCGTCGAAATCATCATCGTCACCGCCATCGATTACACGATCAAGATTTTCGTCATCTACATCATCTAGATAGCTAGATGTGTAATCATCACTTGCAGGATCCACAGATAGATCACTACGATGAGTGTCATCAATTAAAAGATCCAAAGTAGTATCTTCAGTGAGAACGTCTAGAAATAATTCGCCTTCTAGATCCTCAAGGAAGAATTGATCTAATTTATCCATATTTTTAAACCTCCATAAGGATTATGAAATTATGAATATGTTGGACTTACCCTCTTTTAGCTATATCTGTACTTAGTTGAGTACATTTATCCATTAAGATATAGATAACGACTGGTAAGTAATAGAATAATTCATTTAGAGGTCTATCGTAGTTAAACTCTTCTAGAGAGCGAAGAACCTCTTCATTAAAACGTTTATCATTTCTACGTAAGAAATACTCTATAAGAATATTCTTATAGAAATCTGGTTCAGTTCTATCATATGCTTCGACTTGTTGGATACGTCTTACTGTATCATCATCATATGCACTGATAGGATAATATGCTCCTGGTTTATATAGATGCACGTAATAATATTGCTCGATACATCTAGCTAACATCGATGTCTGATCTGTAACCAATGTAGCATTAAGATTAGGGTTACACATTATATCAACTTTACCTTTTTCTACAGCATACTGGAATGTACGTTTGTAGTCTAATGGGAAAGTCTGTGGCATATATAATTGATGATCCATAAATAAGTATGGTAACTCAGGGGAGTTCATACAATCAGTACGTAATATAAACTCTATCATGAAAGGATCATAGAAATTACGATCGTCATATTTAAAAATATATGCCTGAGTTCTATCACTATAGAAGTAGCTTCTAAAGATAGTTCTCAAGTTATTACAGATATTTTCTAATCTAGTAATGTATTCATAATCCGTACTTCTAATAAGCATAGAAAGGTTAGTGCCTTGGTTACCGACAACCATCTCATACTCATCTGTAGTCAGGTTATCTAACTCAGATGTATCTGCATCCATAAGGCTTAATTTATAACTAAGCCTATACATATTAGCACCATTAGGCATGGTATCCAAAGATACTGCAGTAATCTTAAATACTGCTTTATCTTTCATATGATTAATGATGAAATAGTCTTGAGGGAATGGTTTGAACGCATTAGGTACTAAATAGGCATCACCTTCTATGGAACTGCCTTCAGCACCAAAATCACCAGCATCAATATCTACGGTGATTCTATCTATACCATATAAGACTGTATCATTAATTTTATTGAATCTGATACTACTATCTTTATCTGTATAGCTATACATCATAGCTGTACCTTCATCAATAGTTGTCTTCTCAGTATTGATATTGTAATACGTTACTGTAGTCGGAGCCTTATCTATGAATGTATAGAAGTTATTATCAATTCTATCGACCATACTATTAGTCATTGAATTGACGGTATTAATATAAGTCTTATTGGCTATTTTACCCATAGTAGTTCCTCCTTGTACGATTACCTAACTGTTGAAGACAAAAAATAAACCCAGTATGAGGTATTATCCCCATACTGGATTAGAATAATTCATATTCTTCGTCAATATCACCTAAAGGAACACCAAAGTCTTTCTTCTTCTTATTACTATGGAAATATATATCTCCAGTGAAGTAGAAACCATGTCTTTTAATATAGTTCTTGGTGACTTCTTTAGATATTGTACCAGCATCGTCATTATCGAAATAGAAATGCCATTCTATATTGAATAAGCCATATCTACTAGCTAGATATTGTATAGCTGATATGTAATTAGAGCCTGATGTTGCTAAATATATACCAGGCTCTTGATTACGTACATTGAAGAATATTGACAATATATCAAATTGACCTTCTGAGAGATGAATTTTAATAGGCCCAGTGGGTATACTAAGGCAACATGGGATTGCATAGCTTTTAACCATTTCATCGTTCCCAGACATATTGATTATAATGTATCTGGGAAGTTCATTATCATAAATATGACGTAATACCAGTCCAGATTGGTCTGCTGTAACGAATCCAATATACTCATTATTGAGTATAATGAAATCATCATCAGTCATTCTCTTATACTTACGTATCTTATAATATATAGCATCATTTGATAGGTCAAATACTATACGACTATCTATATATCTCTGTATAGGATAGTTCAACCCTAAACGACCATTAAGATAATCAAGCTTCTTCTGTATAATCTCATTAGGTAGCTTATTACCACTCTGCATGAAATTATCATATAGCTTATTATAGTTTATACTAGAAACGTCTCTTTTCTTAGTATACGTGGAGCGATCCGAGTTCTCTCTTACTTCTTGGTTATAGATATTGACTTCTTTGATAGTATTAATATCTCTTACACCAAGTTTCATTAAGATCTCTTGATCAACTATACCACGTTCATTACATTTGAAGCAGTTATACATTATAGGTTTGTCTTCTTGGACACTAATATATAAATGCTTCTTACCAGCACTAGACGTATGTCCACAATATGGACATCTAGCTACTAGTTCTTTTCTTTGGGCTGCAAACATTGAGCCTTCGATACTATCTTTCAATAGATCTTTTAAACTATAGATATCCATACTGTGGAACCTTTCTATTTTTTTAAGTCATATTCAATTAAATGTATAACGTACTTACTGATTGTGGCATCTAAAATACGTTGGATATCTCTAAACCCACCAATCATAATATCAGTACTCTTAGTGAATATAGCACCAGGATATTTCTTTTCGATATCTTCACGAATCTCTTCTATACCATCACATACACTATAAAAATCAAGTTCTTCGATATGACGTTTTTCATCCAGCACATCCTCTATATCAGAAATGATCTCATATAAATTAATATCTTTAAAATGCTTAAACAGATAACCAATTACAAATAAAGATTCATTTGAGATTTTATAATCTACATCAGACGTTTCAACCCAATCATTATTATCTAGATATGCCCATTCATTATATCCTATTGGTCTATATGTTTTACCGTTATATCTAAACTCAAATATAGTGCTATAGTTACAATCATAATGGTTGTATATATTGTTTATTATACTATCTGTCTTGAGCTGTACAGCATTCATCCATCTTGTGAACTTCATATATCTACCTCGATTGATTCTAAATAAGTCTACTAAATTCTAAATGTAAATGCTTAAGCATACTAATCAAGTCTAGTACGTTAGCTTCATTTGCTTCATATCCGTAAGTTTCAGATATCCAACCTACAGTTGCTGATACATCTTGACATAATGTGATAAAAGATACATCTTCACCATCATTATCTTTGTTAAAGAAGATATCTAAGATAAAATAAGTTGTTTCACCTTCAGAATGGCTATAATTTAATAGTGCTAATAATCTAGCTAACCTATAAACAGCTTTAGGATACTCTTCTATAGGTGTACTTTTACCACGTATATCACGTAGCTCTAATTCATTAAACTTAGAATGTATTTCATATTGTACACCATCTTTTCTTATATTTAGCAATGTATCTAATGCATTTGTAAGATAGTCTTCATTGTTGTTGAAATAGTCTTCCACTTCAGATATAATATTTAGCTTACTGTACATATTCATTTGGTTTGCCCCGCTTCGTTATAAATACCGTCTAGTGTCATTAGATAATTATTGAGTTTATCACATTTATACCCAACATCAACACCAAAAGCTTCTTTGATGAATATAGACGCACTATTAACTATATCAGTTATAGTCTTAAATGTAGCGGACTCATATTCTTTTTCTGGTATTGATCTTAATACTAACCCATCGCCACCAAATATACACTCTAATAGTTCTGTAGCAATACCACTACTATACACGTCTACATTAACATAGAAACTATGTAATGCTTTAATGGCATTTACAGCATCCATTAAAGAATAGCAAGTTTCTCCTTCAAAATCATGAACAGAGTTGCCCCGTAATATACTTTCATGGCGTAAAATGATACTAGTGAAAGTGACATTATGAGAGATAAACTTATAATCCTCACCATCTTTAGTAAAACCAAACGGATACTCTAGTTGATATAATTCAGATATCATATTTAATACGTTTAGAATCTTGGTATTCATATGGCTTTGTTTTTTATAGTATTCATACATGATTTACACCCATTGCTCTTTCTCAATAATATTGACTAGTGCCGGATTATATAGATTATTAATAACTCTTTGAAGAGCCATCATAACATTTTCAAATACATCCATTGAAACGTCAAATTCGGCATCAGGGAATTTTTTAGTAACTTGAGTGCGGTAATCGTATACGATATCAATAATATAAGATGCATCAGCTTTATCAGTATAATCCCATAGATTATCGGCCATAGCCTGAATAAACTCTTCAAAACTACCATAACGTATATCATTTAGAGCCATCAGTGCTTTATGTACACCATACGTGTCAATTTGTTTTATATTGACAGTTGGTGGTGCAAATCTTTTAGTATTATCTTCTGACTCATCCCTATAATAGAAGTTATCATCAGTTCTAAAATCTACACCTGTAGGCCAGTATCGTACACCATCGACTTCAAAGTCTAATAGATTAAGAAGGTTGCAATCATAAGCTTCATTTATATATTCAAATAAGAAATTACAATAACTAGCAATAGAGTCTCTAGTAGATGAATAACTATTATACGCACCACTAGCCATAGCATCCAATTGTTCTAGTTTATCTATAACTGTATATGATTTTCGTTCATCTACAAATACATTTGCCAAGGCAATTAGATGCTGTCTAGCTTTTATTTTTAAATCAGAGATAGCTTTATTATTACCAGCAAGATCTTCATCATATTTTGCAAAGAAACTTATAGCTTCATTTGTTAGTTTAATACATTCACTACTATTGAATCTTTTACCAGGAATATTAGCTATAGCCGTTTTCAAATTTGGATATCTAGATTTAACTGGTGTATTCCAAGTAACAAATCGTTCGATATGATAAGTTAACCAAAATACTTTATCAATGAACGTTAACACATCACCTTGGATTAAGACTTTATTAGTGCCAATGTATTGTATAGGTTCATTATTCTCATTAACGCCAGAGGAGCTAGTAGCCCCTCCGACACCTTTTAATATTTCATCTTTAACGAATTCTCTAAAACCACGACAACTTCTAACTACACTGCTAATATAGTCGTCGCTAGAAAATAATTTTTTATACATAGTAGGATTCTCCTTTACGATAAAAACAATTAGTATTCTGAAATCTATCCAATCATCAATACATAACGTAAGAACTCATCATTGATTACATCAGAGTTAGACATGATTTGTGCACCAGTATTCTCTTTATTATGATAATCAATACATGTGAACTTAGATGATAGGATAGTTGCCAAAAGCGCCATAATATAGCTTTCTGTTTTCTCGCTCTTATATCTGTCAATAAGTTTTCTATACTCGGGTGTAGATTGAATCTTGGTGGATTCTTTCTTGTTAACTGAGTTACGATTAACTCGTTTGACTACTTTACCAGATATAATAGCGGCCATAGTATATAGGCCCTTTTCGCATAATATTTTTCTACTAGCTATGATAAGTTTAATATAACCAGTTAGAGTCAGAGACTTTAATGCAGACGGATCTCCAAAGTATCTTAAGAATAAGTAGCTAACTAATTCCCGTTGTAGTTCATTTACTGGAGATGCTGCATCTTTGGATAGTTCTCTTTGATAATAAGCTATTTCTTTAGGGTCAAATGGACCAAACTCATTATCAATAGTATCCATAACCCGTTCATAGTTAACTTGGTTATGTAATAGTAGTGACTCGTTTCTTTTACTCATATGAGCCTCAAAGATATCTAAATCACTACTGCTTTCATCATCACGTTTGTCATGATTAAATCTGTTAAAGTTATAATCATATTTACCATCTACTATCTTAAACCCCAATGTTTGTTCGATACTAGTATGGTTAAAGTGTACTACGTTTCTGATATAAGTATACTTAGGGAATAACTGAATGATTACGTTGTTTAAGATATTGGCTGCTTGTTCATGTACACTTACAGCCGCAATCTCTAATTTAACCCATAATTTAGTATTCCGTTTATGGTTAACCATTACACCATTCATTACTGTTTGGTATAACTTATTAACCAAGTCCATTTCTGGATGCATTTCATATAGTAGAATATTATAGAAGTAGATTAAGAACTCATCAATATTAGCTACTTGTCTATGGAATGCAAAGTGTGTTAATAATGGAATAAGTATTACTTGGAATAAACTTACTTCCATCATAGCATGTACGTGTTGAAGATTGTAATTCAATACGATATTACGCCCTTCACCGTCAAATGAACGAAGCTCTTGTACACAGTTAGCCTCATTCATTTCTTTGATCTTCTTACCAATATTAGAATCCAAGATTAATCTTCTGATATCCCATTCTAAATTGGCTTTGTTGTATTGAGGATATGCATCCATAGTTGCTTTAATGTATGCATATGCTGCTAATAACTCATGCTCAGGATCATAGAACTTCTCAAAGTAATTGATATACTTACAGAAGTGCTCTTGCATGTCAAAATTAGCTTTAGGAATGCTATAGCCACGTTTAGATTTTAGGTTAAAGATATTCAGATGCACGTTTAATTCTGGATCTTGTCCTAATTTCTCAGCTATAGGCATATATAAAGAAGAGGGTATTTTCTTTACAATTTCATCATCTGGTAGTGGATCCCATCGATCCACTAATGGAATATTATTACTGCCTTTTACAAATAAATGCTTTCTTATCACCTCCGTGGTTAATTCGTTTGGATTAAGAACCTCACCATTCAGTTCAAAATCCAACTTTGTAAACATAGATGGACTGTAATCGGTTTTAATGTTTGATGCTTGCATTAATAATAACCTCCCTAGGCACGTGCATAGATATAATATATCATTATATCTTACTTTCGTTTGCTAGTCTTAGTAACCCTTGTATTACCTATTGATTTACTAGCTTTACTAACTCCAACTCTCTTTGTATTACCTATGGTCTTAGACGAACCACGGTCACCACGAGCGGTCGATTTCCCTGTTGTTTTAGTTACAGTACGTTTAGTTTTAGTACCATATTTCTTTTGCTGCTTAACACGCTCAGCTATCTTATCTTCAGTACTAGCAATCTCTTTGAAATTTACTGTACCGTCCTTATATTTATCTTTCTCAGTAAGCTTATACTTCTTAATAGCCAAATACCCAAAGTATAATATCTTAGCATAGTTGATTACTAAGTTAGGGTTAGTAGTCTTAGGTTTATCACTAATAGCTTCAGAGCTATATTTCTTTTCCAGTTCAGGAATAGTTAAACCATTCTTATGATAAGCATAAGAGAAAGTAAATGCGAAAGCTGGGTCATTACTAAAGAATTGTACTTTGTAATCTTCTAGCTTAGTGTCGTGCTCATCACCAGCCTTAGCTGGGGAGAATTTATATATAACGTCATAAAAGAATTTAGGAATATTCTCTGATGGTATCTTCATAATACACCAGAAATTACCTTGTTTATCTTTTATGGCAGAGTATTCTATCTTATTATTGTAGTCTACTAATATTTTAAAGAACTTCAATGAGTACATGGAAGTCAATGCATTTCTATTACCAGCAAATGACGAACCAGTACCTGATGGATTCTTAATATATTGACGTAGAGTCATTATTTTTTTAGCCATAATAATCCCCACCATAATCTACCGTAGGTTAGAGCCAGTGACTCTAACCTTGGTAGTTTTAAAAATTATTTGTCTTCTTTTTCTTCAGATTTCTTCTTTTCGATTTCACGAATAGCATCATACATATTATTCGAAGCCTCTGGAGTTAAGAACTGATTACAAGTAATGAGAATAGTCATCAATTTAGAGATGATAGTTAATACTGCAATATCGGAACGAATAGATGTAACTACATCTTCAGAACGTTCGCCTGTAGTGATATCAATAGGCATTCTAGGTAAGATTTTATCTTCCCCACCTAAAGCAGATACTACCATTTGATGTACAATACCTTGATATTCATATTCGCTATAACTTTCATGGATTTCAGAACGTTTAGTTCCGTATAATAATGCTACAAGATCCAAGTAAGAGTTATAGATAATAGAAGCAATAGCTGCTTCCAATGTAGGTTTATCGTCAGCCAAAGAGTTGCCATATTTCTTATATACATCTTCAGCTGCAAATAGACCTTCAAGATTAGATGCATAGCCGAAACCATGGATAGCTGCAGACATACAGTTTAATACAGCATCTTCAGCCGCATCAAAACGATTATCACGTTCTTCTTGAGTAGAACCACCAATGTATAAGTCTAATGTATTAGCCTTAAGAGAGTTAAGTCTACGTTTAAGTGTACCAATAGTATTAACGTCTTGACCATCACGTTTAGCTTCAGCAACTTCACGTTCAGCATGATCAATCATACCTTGATACAGGTCACTATATTCAGTAGTAGCTTCTTTGTACATTTCACATGGATTGATAATCTTGGTCTTACTGAAATCAGAGATTACAGCATCTGCACAACCAAAGAAATCATGTACTGTTTCGTTAGTTGGTGCAAGTCCTTGTTTTTGTTCTTCTTCTTGAATAGAGAAGTCCACATACTTCTTGATTGTCGTAGCATTACATAGACGGGCTAAGTCAAGAATCATATTCTTATCTGTAATATTAGGCACAAATAAGAATGGGATTTGAATACCAGCTGACCGATACTTATAGATAGCTTCAGTTACAGCATCCATAGTAGTATCAATATCACGAGTGGTTCTAGGACATAGAATCACTGTAGGGATCATACCTTGAATATCATTAGCTTTGATTGGGTCCATGATATTACGCATGATAATATTTTGTACATAGCCAATCATTTCTGGTGTATCTACTGGGTCTTCAAAGAAGTAGATTTGTGGATGGTTTAATTCAGCAAAACCTTCTTTATTATTTACATAGACTTTATCACCATAACCTACGTTGATAGTCATACCGTCATATGTACGAGTATAGTCTTCGTCGATAGAAGAGTGTTTAACTGTAATGAATACATCATTACCCATTTCTTTATAGATATTAGCAATGATAAGAGATAAGTCCTCATCACCATTAGTAGAAATCTTAGCAATGCGATACATATCATCAGGAGTAGCTTCTTTTGCTCGAGATACGATAAGTTCATTAATCTCTTTTACGATAGCTTTGAATGTACGCTCAATCATAACTGGTGGTACATTATCAAGTTCAGTATCATAAATCTTTATATTTCCCGCTCCATTTGTTGCCATGAAGTTAGGTTCTTCTTTGGTAACAAAACGTTTGTAAATGTTGTACGCAAGAAGTGTTGCAGAGGTGGTGCCATCACCTACTTCTTTGACAACGTTATTTGTCAAATCGACCATAATATCAGCAAGACTGCTTTCGATTTGACCTAAGAATTTAATATTCTTAAGAATAGTATTACCATCTTTAGTGAACTTAGGCGTAGCATCAGTTTGCATAATCTGAGTAGCACTACCATAAGGGCCGAAAGAAGTTAATACAGAATCACGGATAATCTTTAATGTTTTAAGATTCGTTTCATGTAGACTATCCTTAGATACGATATTAGAAAGAATTTGCATCTTTCTTCCTCCTTACATTATACAGGTTTAACCATTGAAGAGTATAAGTCTACGGTAAATATTGCATTATCGTCACTAAACTCTTCCATAAACTCTAGATCAGGACTCTCTTCCTCACCTAAGGTGGTTAGATTGAATCCGTAATTAGCTAAAAATATAGTCTTCCCTTCAACCTTAGGGGTTATAAGTCCGACTGTATCTTTATCTTTTATGTATAAAGCATCATAATCATTACGTGCTATCTCTTTTGAATTGAATACTCTAATCAATGGAGATAGCTCTCTTATGATAGCTTCTTCTCTCTTATTATTAACGATTACTCCGATATCAGCAACAGCTACATCAGATTTAATCAGTACAGAAAAGAACTTATAGAATTCAGTAAAGTATATATTACGTCTGAGATACATCTCGATAAAGAATTCTTTTTTAAGTTCTTCATATAGTGAATCAGCAGACTCTCTATATTCTGGTTTAAGTATCAGGTAGATAGGGTTCTTTACATTTCTCGTTAGAAGCAATAGTCTAAGACTGATAGGATCCTCTTCTAACACTGTATCAAAGTATTTAGATTCACCATAATACCGTTGTAGTAGAGTGACTAATGTAAAGTCCAAATCAAATAGCATCTCAAAATCAAAGATAGCTCTTATATCAGACATAAGAATACCTCATGGGATAATTGGGAAATAGTCTTAGACTATTTCCCATATATCATTAACTATTATAAGTCATCTAAAGAACCACTAGTGAAACCACCAGAGTTATTCATAGTGCTAGAACCAGAGGAACTATTACCATCACCAGATAAATCATTCAATAATTTACCAACTGGGGAATAGTCATATACTGCACGAGCAGATGCATAAGCATTACCATAAGCCATACCAGTATAGAAGTCCTCTAAAATAGTAATCAAGTTTTCTAATTCAATGTATTTGTAATCGTCTTTTTCATGAGTACCATCCATTTCAGATTGTTTGAAATCACGTACACCGAAATAGTAATCTGCATTGATTTCATAGAAGATTGTCATTTCAATCTTAGATGCATCATCAGAGAACTTACGAATTGTAATACAAGGATAGTCAGCTTTAGCCACTTCAAATTCTTCACCAGTGGATACAGTTACAAGAGTCTTACCTGTAGTTACACCAGCGGATTTGATAGCACCGTCAGCATCAATGAACTTACGAATTTCATTAGCTAAGATACGTGCTTTAGTTGGAGTCAAGAATGCATCTGCACGATTATCTCTATCCATTACATAGTATTCACCGTTATTACCATTAGATTTAACCAAGTGTGCGATACTAAGTTTAAGCATATTATTCCAATAAGAAATATCAATACCAGTAGGTGCTTTATCCTTGTTACCATCTGGCATACGGAAACGATAACCACAATATACGTTTACAGAACGATTGTTGCTACCATTACCAGCTTTACGTGTGTTAAATAATGATTGTCCTAGAGCCATTTTAAGTTTCCTCCTATAGAAAATCTAACTTAATTTTGATTACGAATGTGTTATACTAGTTATAATTTCCTACTTAGATAAAAATAGGCTACCATAGAGCATTGCTCTATGGTAGAACTCCTATTTATAATTAGTCTTCACCGTAGTTTACATAAATACGTCTATAGTTACGTTTGTATACTTTCTTAGCTACAACGTCATTACGTAATTGATTATATCGTTGGTATAAATCAACAAATGCTTTACGCTCTCTATCAGTGATTTGAGGATTGTCATCGTTTAGTACACCATCAATAACGCTCATTCGACTATTAATTTTATGCAAGAGTAATAGAGCATCGTCCTCGTCATTAACGTTTTGAAGAGTGACAGCATAATCATAATAGTCTTCTTCAATGTCTTTAATAGAAGACATTGTGAATTTCTTGGTCATACTTTGGTATTTCAACTTAACGTCGTCAAATACAGATTCTAAGATAGAAGAATCATCAATTCTAGATAACGCAGTAATCATGTGATTCATTTCACGTTTAACTAAACGTACTGGTGTATAAGAAGCAGCCTTACGTAGTAAGCGTATAGTACGGATACGTTGACCTTTGATATCATTGTAGATCCGGATTGTCCATGCAATAATCGTAGAAGGAGAACCACCTTCGGAGAACATGTTTAAGTAGCCAAACTTTTTGAGTTTGCTAATAGCACTATTAAGTTCGTTAATGAACCCACAAGACATAATAAAGTCATCAATAGCAACGTTACTAGTCAAGTCAGCCGTGAAGATTGAGGTCAATTTATGTAATAAGTCTTTCAATCCAAATGTGAGTATAGCTACATAGTTTACGTTGTCTGTAGTACGTAGTACATCATTTGTAGTATCAAGATATAAATCAATCTCTTTTACCGCACGGTCTATTGGACCAGATGAGTTAATCATTGAACCAATATCATGTAATATAATAGCGAGGATCTCTCTATTAGTCAAACCTAGCACTGGATTAAATAGTTTAGAGTCTAGTTCTACATAGTACTTCTCAATAGTAGTAGTATAATCAGATACAAGTAAAGGATAGATATCTTTTTCTTTTAAGACTGGTTGTACGTACACACCAAAGAAGTCTAAGTCTGTGTTGTTTGTGTATAATACACCTTCACATTTGACGTCTCTGAAGAACATGTTTAATTCATATGCAAAGTTTCGAAGGACATCAGGATCAGCATCTTGTTTTAACGAATCAATTATAGTTAAGAGATCATTAAAATCATAATTTGTTTTTGCTTTATCCATTCTTATCCCCTTGTGAAAACAAAGAGTGAGCCTATAGACGCTCAGTCTATAGGCCTGCTCTTTTACAATAAACCACAAATACTATACTAATTCACCATCAGTATAGGTATTACTGAATGTGGATATTATTTTTCAGTTTCACGAACTACACGATCCAATTCGAATGGTTCAACTTTAGAAGTTACACCTGCTGCACGCATAGCATCCAATTCTGCTTTAGCTGCTTGAGCTGCTGGAGTCAATTCAGCTTCTACAGAGTATGTATGAGGGTTGGAAGCCAAGTCGTATTTTACAGGGTAAGGGTAACCAGTTGGGGATACAACTTTAGTACCGTCATGACGGATGGAATCATAGAAACCATGATCGTTCATGTCGTAACGTTCGTTGTAATCTTTAGTTACAGGTTTAGTATTTTGAACTGTATCACGAAGACCGGAAGCGTTCAAGATACGAAGACGACCTTGTACTGGTTGATAGGAGAAGAAGTGGAAACGTTCAAACGCATGTACAGCTGGGAGAGCGTAGTTTTGTTTGTTACGGATTTCGTTGGATAAGTACAATTGATAATCGTAAATAGTGTAGATAACACGGTCAGTGTTACGAGGGTTCAATACGATGATCAAGTTGGAATCGTTACGAAGTTTATCGGAAGAAACGAAGTTGTAAACACGTTTGTCGGAAGTTACAACTGTACGTTTGTAATCCAATTCTACAGGACCAATGCTGGATGGGGATTGGTAAGTGTATTCTACTGGAGTAATACGACGAATCAATGCAGGAGCACCGATAACGGAAACAGTTACGTTAGGATCGTTCAATACTTGGAGCAATGTAGTTACATACATATCTAATTGGTCCATGAACATTGTACGTCTCCAGTTTACTGGATCCATGTTATAAGTGTCTGGTGGGCAGAAGTCGAATGTAGCTGCAAGTTTGTTAGCTGCAGGCATAGTTTTGAAGGACAAGTCCAATTCTTTACGGATTTTGTCATCTTTGTAGTTACCCAATACGTCTTTGATCAAGCCAAGAGTTTTGGACAATTGGTCAACGTTGTATAATGCTTGAACGTCTTTTACTTCTTCAGGAGAAATAGGAACGTTGATAGGGTTAGCATTAGGGATTTCTACGATTTGAGTTACAGCATCCCAACGTACGGATGGAGTATCGATCATAGCGTTGGAAGTATCACGTTTGGAATCGATGATTACACCTTTGATGTCAGCAGAACCAACACAGGAAATCATGAATTGATTGTTTTTAGTGTAACCAGTGATGTAGCCTTCAACTACGTCTGTAGTACCAGGTTTTACAAAGTTGAATTTAGTAGTGATTTGACGGTCTAATTCACCATAACCAGGTTCGAAACGACGAGGGCTAATAGCAACTACCAAGTCACCAGTATTAGCTGCAGTTTTAACACCTACGGTTTTGTAAGTTTCACCAGCAGCATTTACAGCTTTGGAGTCAACTACGATAGCATCACCATCATGAGCGTTAGTACCGTCGATTACGATACCAGTGATAGCTGTAGTAATGGAGTATGCATCATAAGCTTTGTTGAAACCATCTTTAGCACCATAAAGAGCCAAGTTCAAGGATTCACGCATAGCTTTTTCGTCAGCACCACCAGGGATGATAGGTTTAGTTGGGTTAACTTCTACGAATACACGACGTGTAGGAGCAGAAGATTCCATCAATTCGAAAATACGATTTTGTTCTGTGAACATATCGATTTCAGTACCATCAACACCGATCATTTTGCGCACTTCCATGCTCAAAGTGAATTTAGGAGTTTTAGCGACAGCTTTAGGAATAACGCCTTTATCGAAAACGTTATTCATCATCATATTTTTATGTAAAGGTAATACAAGACCCATAACTGGGTTGTAAGAACCAATGGAAGCATACTCCAAGATACCTTGACGGTCGTTCTCGAAGAGTTGTTCCATCATCATTTCGTGATCACGAAGACCTGCTGGATTATCAGCAAATTCGTCTGCATCAGCAGATTCGTTTACGAAGAAGTTTTTAAGGGCACGAGCAGCGTCCTTATTGCGCATCAAACGAGCAGATTCAGTAAAGAAGTCTGTTTGAGTTTCGCTTGCAATGTTTTCTGCCATTTCTACAATGGCTGTAGCGAATTCGTATTCAGAACCTTTATGGAAAGAGCGGCTGGATACAACATCGCTAGATTGATTACCTACAACTGGCATATTTGTAGTCTCCTTTCAGGATAGTTTAATTTAAACATTAATGCTCAAATTAGGCATTTTAATATATTGTTATATTAGCTAAACAGGGCAGACTGGTCACTCAGTTTTTTCTGTATCGTCTTTAACTGTAGTGGCAAGTAGTTTGACAAGCCTATCTAATATAAGCAGCGAGTAAAATAGTTCAGACTTATTCTCAATATAAGACTTAGTCGCAAACGTATTAATGATATAGTGTTCAACTGTATCACGTAATTGTTGTGCTAATTTAGTCACCCGTAGTACTATATTGATATTGTCTGGAGTCTTAGCAATATAATCGATCTTAGTAATAAATCGATTGATCTGATCATACAGGTCCATCCATCTAGTCTTAAGTTCTTTAATCGCTATATTTTTTTGTTCTGGTTTTAGATTGTTGAAAAGATTGTCTTCAATGGCTTTGATATCCATATCAAGTTTAGGATCTCCACCAGTACTTCCATCATCAGCACCAGCATCACCTGTACCATCTCCAGAGTCATCAGTGTCTCCACCATCATCTCCTCCAGCATCAGGTACATCTTCACCATCTTCGGATGGAATATCATCTCCATCTTCACCAGTATCTGGTTCGATATCATCACCATCACCAGTATCGTCACCTGCGTCATCAGCACCAGCGTCTGGAGCATCATCTCCATCTTCGGTTGGTACATCTTCACCGTCTTCTGATGTATCAGGTTCAATATCATCACCAGTATCGTCACCACCATCAGCAGCTCTATCTGCAGTGTCTCCACCGTCATCATCAGCTGGAATATCATCGCCTTCGTCAGGTTCTACTCCGTCATCTTCTGGTGTATCATCACCAGCAGGCTCATCATCTGCACCACCATCACCGGTATCAGTATCATCGTCATCAGTAGGTACATCATCATCTCCATCATCAGGTTCAACGTCATCATCGGTAGTGTCGTCATCAGCTGTATCATCTGCTGGCGGTTCTTCTTGAGTATCATCATCTTCAGGAACTTCATCTCCATCTTCAGGAACATCTGGTTCCATTGTATCATCATCTTCAGCAGGGGTATCTTTTTTCTTCTTATTATCCTCTGCTTCAAGGATAATAGAATTAGTTAGTTCATCAAGGAATCCCATATATTATCCTTTCATAAAAACTCTCATATTTATTCTAAAATCATTTAACTTGGTTGACTGTTGCCCATACATCTCTATTAGATCTAATACATTTCGTACCCCTACTCCAGATTCAAGGTCTCGTTTCACATATCGGAGCATTGATGTAAGTTTACTAGTACCCTTAAGAATTATAGGATATTCACATAATTCTGGATGTATTGTAAATATAGGATACAAATCTACACCCTCTATGACTATCTTATGTGATTTAGAAATACAAAATTCTATTATCTTAATGATCCATCTTCTACGTTCAATAATAAGCTGTTTCTTTTCAGGAGTCATAGGGTTCTCCCCATTAGCAAATACTCTTGACCATATATAAATGAACTTTAGGTATTTAGGGTTCTTATTAATAAACTCATAAAAAGTTTTATAGTGCTTCTTACAATAGTCGACTAACCAATCAATACTTTGTGGATAGATTATAGCGTCTAAATTCAATAATTCAGCATTATGCTTTTTAGCTAATTCGAATGATAGTGTTGTCTTACCAGATGCTGGATAGCCTAGTATAAAACACACATTGAATCCTTTGCCACGGTCAAATCTATCAAAGTTTACATATAGATCATCATCACTAAAAAATAATGGATGATCTATCTCTGATTTAAGTAAGCTCATTATTAATCATCCTCGTCTTTAGATTTACTAATAGCTTCACCATGTTTAACCACCATAGTATATCCAAGCTTTTCTTTTTCACGAACAAGTTTTTGCTTGATCTTCATAAGATTACGGATCTTCTCTAATTGGTTCTTTTCTTCGGCATCTTTAAGATATCGGTTACACATATTGATTTCGATATCTAATTCATCCATAAGTTTTCTACGTTCATCAGCAGATGCTTGACGTCTAGTTACCCACCATCCGAATAAACCAATTACAGATAACGTTGGTGCTACCATATATAATACACCAGTAGTGATAGCTAGTTTAATAATAGTAGAAGCTTTAGGAATAAACTTATCAGCAATAACTTCTTCCCTAGCATTATCTTCTGTATCTTTAGTTACAGCAGACGTTAAGTTCTTAACAGCTGCATCAAAAGTACGACTAGCTATCTTTTCATTATCAGATAACTCAGTAAGTTTCTTATCTAGCTTTACACCAATAGATTTAACTGTGTCTAAGAAACTCATTTCCATATGTACTTTTTCTACAGTATCAAGATTTTCTTTACTAGGGTTAGTGAAGATACCTTTGATATCACATTCTAAAGTGTAGTATAGTTCACCTAACACATAGAGATATTCTTTCATATCACGGCGTTCTAATTCTTCTACATAACCTTTGAAGATAGCCACTAGTTGGTTATAGTCATAGCCTTCTTGGAATGAAGAGATTTTAGTTACTACCAAATCAAAGATTTCTTTACGTACATAGTCAGATAGAACTAGGCTCTTAGATAGAATTAGAGCAAACTCTTCCGGTTTAGTGGAGTTAATGATAAACTCTTTATATTTGAAACCAGTATCGCTATCTAGTTTTAATGCTCTCCAAGTACGGATAATATTACTACGGAGTAACTCATTACCACTGTCATCGTAGAAGTCTTTATCGATATGATCAGTATCTTCCTCTGTAGCTTCAGTAACTACGGAAGAATGCTTAATAATCTTTCTAAAGCTTTCTTGTAATACATTATCAGTATCTCTAACGAAGAAGTATCCAGTAATAGCTTCTAGTACAGCATATCTATCATAATCACAATTATACTTATCTAATAGATAGAAATAGTTTTCTAGAGTAATCTTATACTTATCTTCTATAGGAAGCTTGTAAGTATCAATCAACTCAGCAAACTTAATAGCATACACTTTAGATTGTACTTCATTGAATACATTCTCAGAGATAAGCTTATCTGTATTGAAACGTTTATTAATCATTGTATGATTCTTAATAACTCGGTCATAAGTACATAGAGCATTAGCCTCATTAAGAATCTTTTCTGCAGCATGGATATAAGCATCTCTTTGATGCTTAGTAAGTTCAGTACTTTCATTGATTGCATCCGTACGGTTAGCAAGAATATTCTTCATACTTCTACGGATACGTTCAGGATCTTGTACTCGACGTACACCTTCTAATACTCGGCCAAAGTATTTCTTTACATGTACAGGGTTATTGACTTGTAATGCATCAAGATATAAACCAATAGATTTAGCTACTGATTCATCTAAGTTAGCATCCAAGTTTAAATGGTTCTCGATTGCAATTTTCAAATTTTCCTCTGTAGGATTTCTCCTGGCTTTCTCATAAGCATAAGCCATGACAACCCCACTAGGTTTACGCTTACTTTCTAAGTATGCTTTACGTTGTCTTAATCGTCTTAGCATTTTTACGTTTTACCCTCACTTTCTATGAATAATTGATGATTATATATAGGTTCTCTAATTAATTTACCCAGAATGCACTTATAAGGGAAACATATAGTTAATTTTAATCCCATAAGAAGAATCGGAGGTACTATATAGATGTCCATTAAAAACATCCCATACATTATCCACGAAGCTCCTATGGCGGTAGCATCTTCTGAAATTGTGTCTGAGAATAATGGTAAGATCATTGCTCAAACTATTTTACAAGACTTAGGTGTACAGAATCGTAATCGACGTATCTACTTACCTAATGACTTATTACCAGAATTGCGTTCTAGCCGTACAGAGGAACTTCTTGAAAGTGGTCAACTTAAAGGTGAATTAGGTCACCCTATGAGCCAAGAGTTATCCCGTCAACAAACTATCGATCCAGTATTAGTTTGCTGCAAATATCTCAAACTCTGGAATGAGGGTAATCTTATTAAAGCTCACGTTACTGGTACTAATAACCAATACGGTGATTACTTTAATAGAGACCTTATGGATGGTGAAAAACCATCTTTCAGTTTACGTGCTCTAGGTACTATGCAAGTTAATGGTGGTAAGTCTTATGTAAAAAATATTAAAGTTATCACTTGGGACCGTGTTATTTATCCTTCCCATAAAGTAGCTTATGTAGAAAAACTTATCACTGAATCTGCAGCTGTAGATACATCCACTGTAGATGGTAACCAAGTTGTAGTAGAAGAGTCTTATCAAGGTTCTATTATTCCCATTACTAACTGTCCACAAGTTAAAGACTTCATCAAAACTGAGTCTGCTAACTTAGATATTATGGCAGAAGCTTTTGGTATTAGCTCTTATGATAATATCGCTGTTACCAAAGAGGGTACAATCCAAATGTTTAACCAAGATGGTTCTACATTGGTTATGAAACCTGAAGACTATATCCTAAAAGAAATCAGAAATCACGCAGAAAAGATTTTCTAAGAAAAAATAAAAGAGCTAGGTAGAGTCATTGACTCTACCTAGGTTTTACTATCAAAGCTATTGTATTTGGAGTTACAAATCTCCATCCCATTGGTGTATAGTTCTCATATACTGCACTATAATATTCAAAGAGTTTATACGATGGTACATATATACCATTACGTCGTATTGGTAAATTACCAAACTCTCTGGTAATTAGATCACAATCCCTAGGAATTCTTTTCATATCACCAAGCATAATATAATTCAAATATACTGGGTAAGTCTCAGGGTTCCGATGTCTAAAGTTAGTAAACTTAGAATAAGCGTCCACATAGTTAATCTTAATAAAATTCTTATCCAGTTGATACCCTACAAGATTAGATATTTCATCTAATCTATCTAGCATAAATGTACCAGTTCTATATTCATTCTCAGACTCATGTCTATCACGAGATACTAGATTAGAAAATAGATTATATACATCTAAAGCCTGCTCACAATGAGACATCTCATGTAATAGAATCTCTAATGCTCTAGTCACATAAATCTCTATAGGGTCGATATCAAGACCATGGTTGTATATATTTGTCAAACTTATATCTATTCTACCGAATACGGAAGTACAACCAAATGTGGTATCACTATCCATTATAGGACCATCTACAATATGTAATGTGGTATATGGGTGGGATGGGTTGATAACTCCATTATACTTTTTATAGACTTTGATAATCGAGTCTCTCATAGCTTTAGAGACTACATCGTAAGAAATTCGCATAATATCTATCACCTCAACATTATTATATATAATCAAAATAACCCTTAAAGGAGGCAAGAATAGGCATGGCATATAATAGAATGACCGACGTTATTAATAAGATCGAAAGACGTCTAGGTACAAAGCCATTAGGATTACCAGCCGATTTAGCTAAAGATAAATGGGCTAGTGAAGTAATCATTCCAGATACACTATCTACGTTTAGTAGATATTTCCCTCATATGATTAGAGTCTTGTTGACTAAAGACGATCAACGTGGAGACTATTATCTTCTTGATAGACATATCCCTGAGAACTATGAGATTCTTGGTGTTAAAGATCTTATGTGGGAAGATTTGGATACTACAAGAACTGGTGTACAGCAATATGGTACGTACGTTATGTCAGCTAAAGCATTAAGCTTTGATGATATGATGCTAACCCAACAGTATGCAAATATTTCGTCATTGTTTAATAATAACGTAAACGTTGAATACATCCCACCTAATATGGTTCGTGTAACTATGAACATGGCGGGTCAAGTATCTAATATCCTAGATCAAATGACTCTAGGCGTATTCGTTAAACACCCATCTAACCTAATGACTATTGAGCCAACTAAGATGGAGACATTTGAACGATTAGCTACCGCTGATGTAGCATTATGGCTATACGAATACTTAAAACATTTTGATGGTATTGAGACAGTATTTGCCAATATCGATCTTAAATTATCTTCTCTTGAACAACAAGCATCTAGACGTGAAGAGATCGTACAGTTCTTACAAGAGAACTACGTTAACCCAGCAAATGGCAACCAACCAATCATGTACACAGTATAATAGAAAAAATCCCACTATGAGGAATTTCCTCATAGTGGATTTCTTTTTATAGAATTATATTATTAGTTCCAAGTAAACCAGTTGTACCCATATACTTAGCCATAGTACTAGCATGTATCAATGGATTATATGTAGATAAGAATCTTCTAAATCCTTTGATACGGTTTATAGTTACATTAAATGAATCTTCGGAAGACTCATTGAATACGAAACTTACACCAGCATAGAAAGACCCAGTTTTTCTATTATCAATAACTACAGGTACACAGTATAATGATGCGCCCTTATAGTCTTTCATAAGCATAGGTCTTACTGTATTAGAATTGCATCTTAAATCATAAGATATACCATCTCTACCAACCACATAGTCAAATGGTGAACCCTCTGCATTGATATCACAGACTTCAAGAATAGTATCAATAAGCTCACAGAACTCATCATAGTTCTCCCAAGTCAAGTCTATAGATACATTACTATTACCACGTTGTGTTAAAGACATGTAATACTTATACCTAAGATTTGTAGTTATCTTATTACCACTATTGATTAGTGTATACTCGTTGTGTAATGGTGTAAACTTAGTATTACCATTTCTTAGTGTTGTAGTATTGAATGCTACAGTAATCTTCATAATTAGATTATTACCAAAATCAAATACTTCCTCGCTTATCTTAGTATATGATTCAAAATTTTCCATAGTGCTTCCTCCAAGAAAAATTAACCGTCATATATAAGTTAAAGTCCTTGTAGAAGACAAAAAAAAATAAAGACGGGATTGGTTACCCGTCTTTATTCTAGTGATTATGCAGAAGCTTCTGCTACATTTTCTTCTGTAGCTTTAGCTGTTGCTTCTTTTTCAGTTTCTTGTTTCTTTGCTTGTTTAGATGCCTTAGGTAATTCCAACTTGATGTTGAAACGTTCACCTGCATCATTCAACCCTTGAAGAATCAAGACACCGTTTGGTAAATCTGACTCCTTCTTATTGAAGAAGAAGCGTTGATCTTTACCAAGACTATCGGCTTGGGTTTGGATACGTTTATACGCATCCTTGTTGATGGATTTTACTAATACATCAACGATATCCTTTTTAATCGATTTCAAGTTAATCAACTTGTTCAATTTATTGTAGGATTTGTTTTGGTCTACTACTGTAGTAGTTTTTTGTTGTTTGGTTTCATCACTAGTATCGTTATCGTTAGTTTTAGCCTTTTTAGCTTTAACTATAATACTAGTTTCCCCGCAAACGTCGAGCAATGTTGCGATGTCTTCGTCTTTTACAATACCATATTTATCTTGGCGTTTGTTGTAAAAGATTGAAAGATATTTAACCAATAGGTCTTTAATGACCATAAGTTTATCTTTCTTTGGTTTACTGCTTAACGCACCCATAACGTAGAAAGCATCACCGATGCTTCTAACGTTAGTTAGCTTGCCTTTTTTGAGGTTTTTGTAGATCTCTTTTGCTAAAGGCTTTGTAACCACCTTTTTCATTAAGGCCTTACAAGTTTTTTGGTAGTGAGCGTCTGCGTTGATCATCAACTCACTAATTGTTAAACCTGTTGCCAATGATAAATCGGCTACGTCGAATTGGGATGCGTTTGCTTTGAAATCAATAGTTCTCATGATAAATCCTCCTTGTGGATAAATAAATTAAATGAAATACATAATCACTATTACCAATATAGTATACAATTGAAAAAGTCTTAGATAACGAAAATCCGATATAGGCATTGCCTATACCGGAATCGTTTTATTCTATATTATCAAGAGTTAATGTATTAAAATAGTCAAATAGGATAAATGGTGCTATTCTTACTCGTTTATTCATAAACTTAGGCTTTATTAGATTACCATTAATATCTTTTGCTAATAAAGTATAGTTTCCGTCTTTTTGTTTAGCCCATTCAATAGATAGACCGTTCAAAGTTACTGATACAGTGAATAGATAGTCTTTAGATATAAAGACTTTTACGTATGGTTTACTATTAGATTCCATACTCATATAATAGTCAGCTATAGCGTATACACCTAAAGTCAATAAGCCATCTGCTATATCTAAATCCTTAGTTGTTAAATCATGATTAGAAACACTAATGACTAATTCTACATCAGGTAAACTATCATCATTTTTGAAGAATAGTGTTACACTATCTAATAGGTCTTCTTTAGTAAAACCTAAACTGATTCTGCTTGGTGTTAGTTCTCCAGTTTTGAATCTTTCACCAAATCTAGTATGATCTTTAATAATATCTAATGCTTGATCGCAAGTACGTATCATTTCTTATCATCTTCTTTCTTATATACGCTATTTATATCGAATGTATCTCGATAGTCTATAAACATATGATTTGCTTCATATTGAGCTTTTACATTCTCACGAATAAGCTCAAGCTCTTCAGCTCTATTATTCAATGTATTGAAATCTAGCTGAATTTCATTACACTCTGATGCATATTTCTTAAATATAGGTTTCTTAGCTCTATAATACTGTCTAGTTGATGTAAATCCAGTATCTACAAACTCTATATAGTCTGTATCATCATTTCTAGTTCTACCTAGGGTCTGTCTAGCTAATACTTCAGACTTAAATGGTTCATTTAAAACAAATGTAGCCTTAAGACCACGTATATCTAAAGCTGCACCAGCAGACTTAGTTGTAGAGAGAATAATAGTCTTAGATAATGCCACTTGTTTCTCTGCTTGTGTGTATGTGGATGTGAATATACCCACATCACCACGATACTCAGGATAGTTCTCTTCTATCCAGACTTTAATCTCTTCGATAGCTTGGTTAGTTCCAATATACACTAAGACTTTACCACCTATACGAAGAATTTTATCCATCATAACAAGCATAATCTTTCTAAACTCTTCAGTATTGACTAATGAGTTCATATATTTATTACGATCTAGACCATACATGTAATTATAACAGTTAGCTCTCATTTGTGGAGTCGGTCTACTATTATACAGTATAGCATGATATCGTGTATGTGGGTCATTATCTGCATCAAACAAGTCTATCTTAGGTACATTCTTAAAATATAGCTTATAGATAGTATTTTCATCACTATTACTCCGTATAGGCGTAGCAGTAAGATACAAAGTCTTCTTTGTATTTGTAGCATAGTCTATATTAGCAATATTCTCAAAGTTAAGATGTGCTTCATCGAATACTTTCATATATACATTAAGCTTCTTGAATAGTTCACCTATAGAATCCCATCCAAATCGTTCACCGAAGTTCTTTAGTGTAGAATGGGTTACCATAAATGCTTTATATTTAGATATATCGGTAAATCCTTTAAGAATCTTGTGTATAGCAGCTGCACCAGTGATTATCAGTACCTCCCTAATGTCGGTATTGGTATATTCTGCTACACAGTTTTGCCACTGTTCTAACCATGCCTTATTTGAGGCAATTACGCATATCTTTACATTCCAATATGCCATAGCTGCTATAGTTACATAGGTTTTACCAGCACCAGTATTTAAGTTTACTGATAACTGTGTCCTATTACTATTAGCCATATATTCACCCTTGGCTAGAATGAATCTTAAAGCCTCTTTTTGTACATCATCTCTAGGCATATACTTAATAGTGGTCATAGTGGTCTGTTCATAAGGATCACTATTATACTCACGTTCCATTTCTACACCTAAAGTTCTAGATATAAATCCTGTATCCACCCCTCTAGGGAGATACATAAGTTTCTTCTCTTCATCAAATCTAACTCCTACGTATTTATATGTATGAGTCAAAGGATCGAAGATAGTAAAGTACTTTTCTAATCCAGGGACTTTACCTGGCTTATAATCGGTAACTACTATAGAAGTATTTCGTATTATAGCTCTCATAATACCTCCTTAAAGGAAATACAGTATGGGAATAACTCCCATACTGTATAGTTTCTTAGTCTTCAACTTTAACAAACATGCTTTTGACTTCTTTCTTAGTATCATCTATAGATAAGTCTCTAGCCTCTTGATTTAAGAATTCTTGAGGATTAAGCATGTAATAATAATCTATAGAAGATGGTGTATCTTTCATGAACGTACTAGGGTTCTTTAGTGTATCCTTGATACGTTCATATGCTAAGGAGATAATCAATGATGGATTCTCTCTCAAAGCTGTACTTAATGCAAGTAATTGATATTTGGCTTCAGGATAAGACCAATCAGGTTTACCCATAATATCATCTACCGCTCTAACTAAGTTAGCAATGATAACCTCAGTATGTACACTCATTACATTAAGACCACCCTCGATGATGGTAGCATTAAACTTAGTAATGATTTCAGGTAATGTAAACTTTGGAGTAACACTCGCTATATTGATAATACGTTGGGCTTGTTCCATTGTCTTAGCTAATTCATTATTTTGAATTCTCATAAAGAATAATGGAGTCTCCTCATTCAATAATGGCTTAGCATTCTTCTTAGGTACATGTAATCGTACATCGAAGTATTCACTATCATCATCAGGGATACTAGAATTGACCATCTTACCAAAGATATCACCAAGATAGAATTTAGAAACGTGATCGATATTGATTTCTTCAATACCATCTTCATCGATAATTATGAACTTATCAATGTACTCATTCAAGATATCTGTATCTTCTTGGTCTTCACGGATTGCATCATATTCTTCGTCAGTTGTGTCCTCAGACACACTATCTTTATAGATGCGGATTTTTACGTGAGTCAAATCCACTTCTTCTTTAGGGAGAATACGGTTATCGAAGATAGTAAAGTACTTATTGAACTTATCAGGCCATTCAATAGTTTGAAGCTTAACTTCAAGAAGATGCTTAGCTGATAATAGTACTTGAGTAAACTCTCTACTGATAAGCTCTGCAGCGAATTTACCAATATTGATATTATTATTAGTGTGAGCTAACTTACCATAGCAACGATAACAAATACCATGACCATGTACAGCAGATGCACATGTAGCTGGACTATATAGATATACAGTTTTACCCTTGAGGTCTTTCCAGCTATCTTCTGTAATAAGTACATCGAAACCATTAGGATCTAAGCGACACCATCTATCGACATATTTATCAAAGAAGACTTTATTATCAAACGTAATAGGTATTAAGTTTTGAGTATCACATTTGAAATTCTTATCTTCATGGAGATAGCTTTCTTGAGCTAATAGACCAAGAAGACGTGCAAAGTAACCAGCATCACCAACGTTATCTTTAGCTAAGATTTGTGCAATACGCCCACCAGCAGACTCAATAAAGTAAGCGATGTTATTATTTACACCACCAGTGATAAAACTATTAGGGATAATGTATGGATATACACCACCCTCACCATCAGGTTTAGCACCAATGAATCCCATAAACTCTCTCAACTGTTTAAGGTTAATTGTTTCTTTTGCTCTAAAAGCATTAGCGTAGATATGGTCATACCCAATATGCTTTTTAGAGTCTTTTACATATTCCTGAATCTTATCTACAAGCTTATTACCATAAGTCTTAGACTCTGATAGAGTTACATCATCTAAGTTAGGGTAGATAAGATCTTTATATTCAGGTATATTTCTAAGCATCATAACTTCGTCATGTAAGTTTACACTATTTACGAAGAATGGTGCAAATTGGTCAACGAAACTAATATTGAAGATCATATCAGCGATAGCCTGATTTAAAGTCTTCAATGGAATAATCTCTCTATAAGGACCAATAATGAGCTTATTGATATAAGACTCGATAGTTCTACCAGGAATACAGTTATCAAAGAATAGGTGCTCTGGTTTAATAGTATCACCAACTTTAACAATGATATTCCAAAAGATCATATTAATCATATAGTGTGCGAATGTTAGTTTGATAATCTTACCACCAATTCGTACACCAATCTTTTTAGTTCTCACTAATTCAGATTCAATCATATCTTTCAAGATATTTAGAATGCTCTGGTAGTGAGATTCCCAGTTATAAATATTTATCTTTTCTACATCTACTACTATGTCTTTACCCATTACATAGTCTGCGTAGATACCGTAATTTGCTAGGTTATTCATAAAAACGCTCCTCCTTTATAATAAACCATATATTACTACTACTATAATATACATTTATATGTCAAGAACGTTGTTAATTTTTATAAGACAAAAAGAACCCACTATAGGGCATTGCCCTATAGTGGTTGCTTTGTGATTATGATTATTTAGCTTTTGGCAATGCTTTAACTTTGGAAGCGGATTTGATGAATTCGCGTTGACCAACTTTAGCAAGTTTAACAGCAGCATTGTGGTATTTTTGAACGATTTTAGCAATAAGTTGACGTTCTTTAACACGGTTAAGAACCAATTTAGTCCACAATGGGTCTTTTTTGTCTTTAGCCAATTGGTAAGCAGCGATTTTAACACGGCGAGCCATATCATCTTGGCGGGACAAACGAATCATAGTCTTTTTGTTAAGAACAGCTTTTTCTAACAAAGCTTCAGCTTCAGCGGACTCAACGAATTCTTTACGAGCTTCGTCATCCAATTTAGCAAGCTCATTGTACAAGTAAGATTCTGCAGTAGCTTCTACAATGCTTTGAGCAGTATCTTCAAGTACAGGAGCGTCTTCTAACATAAGTTCGTCATCAAAAAACATAGGTTAATCCTCCTTAATATTAAGAATTGATTTAAAGAAAAATATTTTTCTTGGATTTATATGGTCTATTTTTAACCACGATTACTGTATTGTTATAGTATTAGCTGGTAATATGTGTAAAATTACAAAAATACAGACCCTAAAACACTAAACTAATTAGGAGGTATGACTTATGAAACCAGAACTAGATGTGATTAAGAAGTATAAAGAGGAAATGGTTAATATACTACGTATGCAATTTCCGACTTTGACTATGGACGAAATACAATCTTTTATTAAAGATGCTATAGAACGAAAGTTCAATGACCCTGATGCTAGTATAGATAATAACTATAAAGATATCATAGTAGAGCTACCACTTACAGATTTAGTGCATAAGATAGAAACAGATAAACCTATCCTAGTACCTAATGGCTGTTTGTTTAAACAACACGAAGAAGGATTTACACCATTCTATCGTCTATTAGAATCATATGTAACTAAGCGTAAAGCATATAAGAAGAAGATGTTTGAGTTCCCTAAAGGATCTGATGAGTTTAATAGATACAATCTATTACAATTATTAGCTAAACGTGATGGTAATGCAACTTATGGTGATATTGGGTCACCAGCATCTGCATCTTATAATCTATATGTAGCAGTTGGTACTACGGCTACAGGTCGTATGCTTATTACTCATGCTATTAGTTTATTTGAACAAATCTTCACTAATAATCTTAAGTTCCAAAATATAGATGAAGCTGTGGTATTTTTAGATAGAATCATTAAAGAACCATCTCATATCTATAGTAGAGAGCTATTAGATAGAGATATTCCTATTGAAGAAGTGTATAAGAAAGTCATAGAGTCTTGTGGTTTATGGGTTAATGATACAGAAGACCATTTTAATAAGTATAGCGATATTATATGGAATATCTTGATGTATCAATCACAAGAAGTCCTAAATAAAATATACTATAAGAATAATTTATACAAACTTGTAGTAGACTCACTACATGTACAAGAGTTAGTTAAGGCTATCTTTAGTGGTATTAATGAACCATTCATGGATCCTAATGAACCACCTGAAAATATAGTTACGGCTTTAGATAGACTAACTGCTATATTTATGGAATGGTGCTATATGCGATATATCGTATCTGATAAGTTTGAACGATGCTCTACTATGACTAGAGATATTGTATTACTTACAGATACTGACTCTTCTGTAATTAGTACAGATAAATGGATTCATCTTGTAGATGATATCTTGGTAGACCATGACTGTACTTTAGTTAACGATCTCAAGGAAGTTATCGTTAAAGAAAAGAAAGAACTCTACAACTTCTATACTGATGAAATTGATACTGTAGAAGAAGAGACTAAGATTACTGAGGGTTATGATGCAGTACGTATTTCTAGTGTAAATATCTTATGCTATATCGTAAGTAAGATTCTTAAATCTCACTTCCATCTTATTGCTGAGCAGTATAATACGTTGACACCATATAAAGTATGTCTTATAGACATGAAGAATGAGTTCTTATTTAAACGTGCATTACTTACACCAGCTAAGAAGAACTATGCTACAATCCAAGAGCTTCAAGAGGGTAATATAGTACCTAAGAATAAGCAAATGGATATCAAAGGTCTTCCAATCAATAAGTCTGTATTTAAAGACAGTATTAAAGATGAGCTTCAAGGAATACTTAGAGAGAAAGTATTGCTTAAACCTAAAGTAGACCAGTTAGAAGTTATTGGTTTATTAGCTAAGATTGAAAAGAATATTCATGATAGCATTAAGTCTGGAGAGAAAGACTACTATAAACCTGTATCCGTTAAATCCATATCTTCGTATACGGACCCTATGCGAATCCAAGGCATTAAAGCGGCTATTGCATATAATGAGGCTATTCGTGATGAGGGAACAGAGCCTATAGATTTGGATAGTAGAAACTATTTGGATATCCTTAAGGTTAATATTAAAGAGAAAGATATTGGAGAATTACAGCAATCTAATCCTGTTGTATATGAAAGACTTATTAAGTTCTTCGATAATAACAGGGAAACCTATAAGGGAGAGATAGCGGCGGTTGCTGTACCTGCTGACGAGCATTTACCAAGTTGGGTATTAGATTATGCTGATTACTTTGAAATCATCAATACTAATATCAAGAACTTCCCTCTAGAATCTATAGGTATAACTAGATTCGAGAAAGAGAATGTGAACTACACGAATATCATAACTATTTAAACTAGAAAGTGGAGTGTTGTTTTATGGCTAAATTATCAAGGATAGATGATTTGATCTACTTTATCGCTGATTGTGGTAAAGGTGAATATGCTAAGACCGTGAATGATGGTTGGCGTGAATGTGGGGATAATAAGATTGATAAACTTGATTATCTTATGAGAGTATATGAGGCAGCTAAAACTGCCTCATGGTATAAACACCAACGCTTCTCTGCTAAAGTTACATTTGTAAGTATATTCCGTAACTTTATAAATATCTTAGATCCTAGAAGTACTGAGTTTGATATTATCAATAAAGAATACTTCAAAGCAATTAATGTACAAAAGACTACTATTACACAAACTAATGGTATCTTAAACAATCCAAAACTAAGAAGAACGTAAAAATACCCCAGTATAGTCAATGACTATACTGGGAATCTTCTATTTAAAATTTAGGCTCAGTAAGAGCATCACTATCCACTGTCATAGTTAGAGCGAATATAGCTTGAATACTTTCATTAGTATTAGATACTACAGCTTTACATCCCAAATCTATAAAGTGAATATTAGACTTAAGCTGTTTCTCTAACTCAGCATTAGCTTCATCGGTAAATATACCCTTAATAGTAACCATATCACCATCATAGTCACCACCAATAGACCCTAAGTATGCATTACAGATATTCATGGTATCTACAAACTTATTGGCAGTATTAGTGCCAATGTATTCATCACGAATCTTAGGATATCGTTTATATACTTTACCATCGAATTCGATAGTTTCGGTTTCGATAGTAGAAGATAATTTTACTTTAGTGGAAAACTGGTTATAGAAAGTGTCGATAGGGAAACGTGTAATAAGAATCATCTTATCTTTTACTGCTTCAGTTGCAGCCATAAAGATCACATCACACCAAGTCAACTTACGTTGTAATTCTTGTTGTACACCAAAGTCTTTATCTTCAGCAATATCTTCTACACGTTTAAAACGTGCTTTAAGTTTCATATATAGAGTCTTACCCTTATAACCAATACGTTCCATTTCTTTAGCACCAACAGGTGCTTCAATAGGTCTAAATCTGTCAGAGTAACCATGAATGAAACGGTCTAGCTCTTTCTTAAGAACTAAATCATTGAAATAGGTTTGCCAATCATCAATTCTAGGATATAAAGTCTCACCCTTTTCACCGACACATTCATATACAGTCAAACCAGCAAATTGCTCTTCAAAGAATCGTCTCATATGGAATAAAACAAATGGGAAGAAGTTAGCTACTGCTGATGTCACTGGCAACATTGAATACTCTAAGTCTACATCAATATCTTCAAGATTCTCTACTTTAAGATTAGGTGCAGACATAACTAAACGTGTAGCATAGTCAGTAGTCTTACTGATATTAGTACGACGTAATACACCAAACTTACCAGGAATACCACCGTTTGGGTTAGACTCTGTGCCAGACCCAAACCAGTTGTATATTTCTAGTAAGATGTCTTGAATTCTACCTCTATTGGCATCGCCAATATTAATACCATAATACTTAGACTCTTCTAGAGATTTAGCTGATACTAATATATTTTGGTATAGTTTATTAATATCACCAACAGACACTTTACCGCCATCACTTTTAACGTCACGATAGTAAGGTGGAATGATTAATAGTTTAGTGATAAAGAAGTTCTTACGGTTACGCTCTAAGAATTCAATAAAACGGCTACGTTTAATAGCACCAGTCTCTCTGAACTTTACATTATCTATATTTTTATATAAGAATTCTAGCCCAGTTTCACCATTCTCATCTTCAACAAATTGTCCATCAGAATCGATCTTGAAGTACTTAGTACCCTTAACTATTTCTTTTACTTTACGATCGATCTTAGACCAAATCTTATAGACTAATGGTGCTAAGAATCTACCATGTAAATCTATATAAGCAAAAGTGCCAGCACGTGTTTGTTTAGTAATACCAAAGATAATATTAGATAGTAATCCATCATCTGTAGGATTACCATTCACATCAAAAAATATAGGATTCGTTATAGGTTGTAGATTATTCTTCTTTACGAAGTCATCCATATCTAATAAAGAGACCTCTAGATGGTCTCCTCTAAGTTTATCTGCCATAATTTTATAACCTCCGTAGTTATTAATATGTAGAAGTCCCATAGTCCTATATGTGGACTATGGGAATTTTACACATCTAAACTCTACTGAAAACCATCTGTATCTCAGTTGGCTTATGACATACACAGGAAATGGCAATATTCGTGTTATGACGATTTATCACTTTCCCATTGTAATCTGTTTCAATGCTTTTAAACGCATCAATATTGGATTTGTTACCAAAGATAGTAACAGCTACACTATTATCACATAGGTCAGACTTGACAATTTTATTACCAAGACACCCATACGGTGCTAGTATAAAGTATAAGATATTATTCTCGGTAAATAGACGACAAAATGTAGGTAATGCATCCGTTTCTCCTATAATAAATTTAGATGAAAACTCTAGTAAGTCCATTTATATTCTCCGAAAATACTAATTAAAAATAGAATCATAAGCAGTCAACTCTGCTTCAAAAATATTAGATGAGTCCTTCTTCCATCATTTGTTCATTAAGATCATCAGCTTCGTCTCTAGTTAGACCTTCAAAACCAGGGATATGGTGCCCATTCTCTTTAGCTATATCCATCTCTAGTAGTTGTCTACCAGTATACTTTTTCTTATCGAATTTCTTCTTAGATTTGGTTTCAAGCTCTTTTTCTTTTTCACGTTTCTTAGCAGCTAAACGTTCTTTATACTTAAAGTATCGTAGAGCTACCATATACCATACAGGAGCATTCATAATCTCCATGATAGTTATTCGTCCACGATACTCGTAAGATATCTTATTAACCTGATCTAGGAGTTCAAAACTTGTACTAGCCGATGTCGTATAAAAACCAATTGTTGAGCTGGAGCCTCAGCAGCTTGGATTTCATCGCCACATTCAGGGCATGTAGTAGCAGGCATTTGATAAGAGATATTGATAGCATCAGCATACTTATCAGCATATTCACCAATACGGTCACTGATATCGTTTAAGTCAATATCACTTAAGGTATTAAAGATTTTATATAGAGAAGCGATACGATATTTGTATGTCTTAACTACATCATTCTTATCTGTACGGAAAGCAATAGGAATCAATGCTTCTTTTTCTTCATCGATACGGTATAAGGATTTAATAGTAGCAGCCATACCAACGAAAGTATCATACTTTTCAGTCATAGCTTTATCTACGAAGTTGATTTCGAATAGGATATTGTAAAGTGTAATAGGGCCTACACCGATAGCGTAGCTTTCAGACACTTCCATTAAGTCTTCTTCTAAAGTGGAATCAACGGATGGGTCTTGTTGATAAATACGTTCGAATAGCTCTTTATCTTTGTCTGTACCGAATTTAACCATTTCCATGATTTCACGTTTTTCAGCAAAGATATTATCACACTTAGTATTTTGACATTGGAATCCAATGATATTTGCATTTTGGAAGCATGCTTTATATACAGCAAAGTATAAGTGATCAATATCCGCATAGTGTATTTTCTTACACCAGTTTTCAAAAGACCCAGCATTACATTTAGGATGTAAATGTTTCCAAATCAATTCAAACTGAGCACGTGCAGCTTCAACGTTATTACGTCCTTCTTCTACATTGATCAAGTTTTGAATTTCAATAGCAGATAACGGAGAAACAGAGATAGATACACCTGTATATGGTAATACCCAAGTAAAGTATGGAGTCTCTTCAGCTTGTTTATTTAAGATCTTACCTGCAGGTAAAGTAGATTTAACAATTTTAAATTTAGATAAATCTGTTTTCTTTTTATTAGGAACCATGATGGTACGCAATTGCTCTTTAAACGTAGCCATACGATTATTCAATCGCTCTTCACGTTCTTTTTCTTCGATTTCACGCATCTCATCAGCAAGACCTAAGTCATTGATAATATCATCATCAATAATATCAAGTTCTTTATCAGATTCTTCATCATCAATATCTACATGCTCTTGAGTTACCGGTGTATCCAATAGTTCGGCTTCAATATCATCAATAGTTTCTTCTTTAACAGGCTCAACTACTTCTGGTTTAGTTTCGGCTTTCTTCTTAACTGGTGCAGACTTACGTGCTTCAGCTAAAGCAATAGCATTACGCTCTTCGATTTCTTCTTCAGTAAGAGCTTCATCTGGATTCACTTCAGCAGTTTTATCATAAGTGGAAACTACACGTACATCCCCACCTTCGATTTCTTTACGTTCTTCGTATTCATCAGCCATACGTTGAACTTCTTCGATAGCTGGACCGAAACGACGTTGGAAAGCACGACGAGTTTGTTCATCGAAATCATTCATTTTCTTTTCGTATTCTTTTTCAGCGAAGTTTTCATTTTCATATTTAGCTACCTCTTCGATAGCCACTTCTTTGATTTCATCTTCTGTAGGATTACCTAAGTTGTATAGTGGGTTATCACGAATACTCATAGGCTTTTCTTCTACAGCAGGTTCAGGTGTTACAGTTGTATCTTCCACTGGCGTTTCTACAGTCTCTTCTGTATGAACTGTATTACCAGCTTCGGCTTGTAAATCAGATAAGGAAAGAGTTTTCTTTTCCATCTAATAGTCCTCCTTAGTTGTAATTGGAAATATCTTTTAAAGTAAGGTTATCCTTATCAAAAACTAGATTGATAGATGATGTATCAATGGTCATTCTAATAAGTAATACATTTACTTCAATAAATGAACAGTCTACGGTAATAGACGACATAGGAGCAAGATATGTTTGTATCTGCTCTTTTGCAGTTTCCTCTAATTCATGTAGTCTGTCACTGTTTATAAATTTATATCTACTATACAAACCAATACCACATTCTGGATTGTTTTGTAATGTACCAGGTTCTAATAAGAATAATCTAATAATATCTACAGCTATAGCTCTAGCATTAGTATATTCTGTTGGTGTATTAAATGAGTCTATAGACAAGGCATATTCTTTAATTCTAGAAGATGTCTTATATTTATTAGTTTCCATAGTGCCTCCTTTCGGCTTATTCAGTAGCTTTAAGCATCTTATTATAAAGTTGGGCCTGTGAAAACATACATGTAAACTGCCCTAAAGGAGGTACCATATGGCAACAAAGAGATTTAAGTGTCCTTTCTGTGAAAAACGTCTTGAACGTGAACCACTAGTGAGACACATACAAAATAAACACCAAGAGCTAATCCCTGAGGGACACTCAGCTGCAAGAATCGTATTTAATATTATCAATAAGAAATCTAAAGGTTCCTGTGTAATCTGTAAGAATGAAACACAATGGAATGAAAAAACTTGGAGATATAATAAGTATTGTAGTGATAAGTGTAAACATGAAATGCGTAAACGTGCTTTAGAAAATATGCATAAAGTACATGGTCGTTATTCGTTTATGCATGATCCAGAGCACCAAGAAAAGATGTTAGCAAACCGCCGTATATCTGGTACATATAAGCATAGCGATGGTACAACTTTCACTTATACTGGTACTTATGAAAAACGTGCTATTGAGTTTATGGATAAAGTATTACATATCCCTAGCGATGATATTATGATGCCTGGTCCAACTATCCAATATGTAGACCAAGATGGTGTTACACGAAATTGGATTACGGATATATATTATATACCATATAACCTCATAATCGAAGTTAAAGATGGTGGGGATCATCCTAATACTAGAAGCATGCCAGAATATAGAGCTAAACAGAAAGCCAAAGAGTTTAATATTATTACGATAGACAAGTATAATTACATTCGTCTTACTGATAATAACTTTGCACAACTATTAGCTATATTTATGGAAATGCGATTCAAGCTTGAGGATAATGATAATACTAAGACTTTCAATATTAATGAATTTACTTCATGGTGTGAGAATACCATCAAGGAACTTAAAGGAGAAGATTAAATGTCTAATCTAAAAGAGTTCACTGCTAATGTTGGTGGGGTTCCACCAGCTGGGGCAAGTGATCAAATCGTAGTACAATATGGTTATAGTAATTCCTTTACTGGTGATGAATCGGTAGAGGGTTACGGTTTAACTAAAGACCTAGAAGATGATACTATTAAAGTAAAATCTTCTGACGGTACAAAAGAATATAAGAAAGAAGAATTCTTAAAAGACCGTAAGTTTAACTTATACCGTTTCAAAGGTGAAGATAAACGTAAACTGGAAGCTAATAACTTCTATGAACAATTGACTGGTATGGAACTAATCTCCCATGACCAAATCAAATACAATAAAGATTTTGAAGAGATTACATTTAAACCAAATCAAACATTGGTTGAAATGAATTCTATCATTGCTACTTTAGAGCAAGAGGTAGAAATGTCTAATACTGACTTCTCTAAACTACCAGATGAGTATATACCATTGCTTGGTGAATTAGAGAAGAATAAAGCTAAAGAGATAGTAAGAAATCATCCAGATATTGACGTTATGTCTGATAATGATGGGTACTTTGCTATCAATACTAAGACAATGAATCGTACTGATTCTGTTGATGAGTTGGATAAGTTACTATTATCTGATACTGTACTGTCTGATACGCCATGTAGTAATAGTGACACTTACGTTAAAGAAGCATTCTTAAACTGTGACCCTAACTCATTTATACTAGCTACACCAGAATCTGAGTTAGAGTTAGATAAACAAATGGATCTATTCTATGGGTTAACTTACGACCAACGTAAGAACTCTGATGATGTATCTATTCGTTTATTCGGTAAGACTAATGCAGAGCGCTATGAAGAACTAAAGAAGCATTTCTTAAATCAACCTATCAGGTATGATAGTATTGCTCTTACAGAAGATGCTGAAGTTGATATGAGCGATGAAGATATACAGTTAAAGAATAGTGCTATTCTTAATCGTGCAAATATGTTTGGTATCAATCTCGCTAATAAGGGTAGAGAGATGCGTGCAGCTAAAGACTGGTCTTTAAATACAGGTATCTATATTATGAATCTGTGTAAGTCTATTGTATCTTTAGAAGAACTGTGGACTTTATATAAGGGTATGCCTATTCAATTACAACAAATGTCTGACTGGAAATTATTAGAGTTAGTTGGTTGTACTAATGAGACATTCTATAACTTTATGAAGTCTCATCTATTGAATACTACTGAGCTTAAATATCCAGATATTACTCTTATTGAGAATACTGATGTATGGGGTAATCAACCACAAGAACCAGTATTACCGTCTGGTGTACCATTCTTCTCTCCAGAAGAAATAGAAGAGAGATTAAAAGAATACATTAAAAAATATAAGACTGATATTGATTGTGTAGATATGCTTGCTTGGTTAGATGCATATAAAGACATCTGGCAAGGTGTAGATATCAGTACAAATAAAGATAAACGTCTAGCGTTCAATAAATGGTTTACTATGGTTAATAAGACTATTAAACAATGGAGAACGTCTGCTAGTGAAGACGAGTTAGTTAGTGCTACAGAGAAGCTATTGGCTCTAGGTATACCAACTACTAAGTTCTTACCATCTGATAGTATAGCTTATAAGAAACGTCTACAATCTGTAGCTAAACAAAAAGTCATTGATAGAATTCTTAGAGAGACTACTATTAATGAAGCTAAAGATATCCCTGTAGAGTTCAATGACTATGGTGATCTCTTAATTACTAAACCTGAGAAGATTGACTATACTAATGAATTCTTCAAAGTTCATCGTCTATTAGTTATCTATATGACAGCTGGTAATATAGAAGGTATTAAATTTGAATCAGCTAAGCTTTGGTATATGAATACATGTATTGAATCTATGCTAAATAAAGGTCATAAGAATAAAGCTCTAATTGATACTAGAGCGAGAATTCTAAATGACTATACGAAGTGTATGATCTATATCCTAAATAAGGAAAACAATTTCAACTTCACTAAGTATTATAGTACGACTAAATTCAATGATAAGGTTATCCGCATTAAGGGTTCTACATTGAAATATACGTTGGACTATCTTAAAGCAGTTTTATTCTTACGATAAAAATTAATAAATGGTGGTACATACCTATATATGTACCACCATAAATTGTGTCTTGGAGGTAAGCGTTATGATATTGACATTAGGACAAAAGTTTCTTAAATATGATAATGATAATAATATTAAAGAGCTTTATAGAGTGACGTCAACTAATATTAAAAACTTCTATGGAATTACTGAGATTATAGGTAACTCTGGTAGAAAAGGTATAGCAAGAGATTTGGTTAATAAAGAATATAAAGCTCTTAACCCACACTGTAAGCTACATATTGAAATAGCACAGTTAAAGAATGGTCAAGAAGATGTAGTTCTCTCTATCTATAATGAAAGAGAATCTTATGGGTATCCATTCTATATTTGTAGGGTGGGTTATAAGGATTCAGTTACTGGTCATGCCCATCCTGGTAAGTGCTGTACTAAAGCACTACTAGAAAATAATTCAGTAGAAGAATATGAGATGTCTTATATGAATCTGATGGGTGATGTAAAAGAGTTACACTCTAAGATGACTATAGATTTATATGTAAATGATAATCATAGTACGATTATACCACTTATTGCTACAAACACAACTATCACTGAGAAGATCTTTGATCTCTTAGTTGATAGATATTTTGGTGTCACATATAAAGATACAATGCTGTCTTGTCTTACTAAGTTCTTTGATGGGATTAATTTCCAATCATACTTTAGAGCTAATTTTAAAATTAAACGTATTGAACTATCGTTTAAAGACAGACATCTTACACACGGTCAATTGACTCGTGGTGATATCTTTGTTCTTGAAGCAGCAGCTAAAGCTATCTTCTTAGATTGTATAGTTACGGAATATTATCATGACGTAAATTTATATGATATCAAGAGCAAGTATATGCTAGTTGAAGATAAGAATGATAGACTCTATGTAGTCAACTATATAGACAAGAATGAAATCCAAGGTATATACCTATAAAACCAAAGAGTTTTATGGTTATATAATATAAAGGTGTGTACATGGGTATTGTGTAGACAATTACAGTACCCCAAACACCTAGGTAATTTTCTATATTTTAAAGTAAGGAGGAAATAGCTATGAGTTATTTCAAACCAGGATTCGTACAGGATCCAAATCTTATGCCACAACAATTCACTTCTATGGAGTATCTTGTTGATGCAATTAATGCAGGTAATCCTCGAAACAAAGAGGACAATTCTGTACAAAACGAAGATGTCGATATCCAATTGGATTTCGCAGACTTCGATGCAGATTACACTGGTAAACTAGTTTCTACTAATGAAATCTGCTCTCAAGTATCTGATGTACTTGGTCGTATTTTCCCTGACTTTGCAGGTTGCCGTGAAGCATATAGCAATGGCCGTATCTATATCGAATTAGGTTTCGATATTAACTTAGGTGCTGGTCAAGACGGTATCAAAGCATTAGAAACTTTAAAAGAAGCTCAAGCTAATAACCAATTAGATGAGCAAACTCAACGCATCATGGCTATGACTAATAGCATGCGTAATAGTCGCAACTCTAATGGTTATATTGATGAAAACTTCGCTGGTTTCCGTATGACAGATATTGCTATTACTATCTTGAAAAAGATTGCAATCTCTGATTACAACCGTGATGACAAAGGAAATAAAGATTTCCGTACAATCAATATCGCTTACGAATACGATCAATACACTAACAAGATCAGTTTAATCGTTCGTGGTATGACATTGGAAAAAGCTATGTCTTTGGTATATGGTGACAAATACCAATACAAAGTTACATTGGGTGCACAATCCCGTCGTAACGATGTAGGTTATGTTTTAGAAGTACGTCGTATCAAACAATCCAAAGTTAACGAATTACAAAATCGTTACGTTGGTGCTGTTATTGGTAACGATCGCTTCGTAAAACCACGTCGATAATTAAATCAAATATCACTATGATAGGTCTTTACTAGTTCACTTGTTACAGATCATCATCGCCTATCATAGTGATACATAAAAAAATATAACCCCGCAATAATCAATCTCTTTCTTTCTTAACACAATATTCATATAACTTACATGCGGGGTTTATTTTTTCTTTAAGGAGACTTACAATTATGGAAAAGAAACAACTGACATATGAAGTTGTTGAAGGTGGCATTGATGTTATCGTAGAAGAGCGAGGTAATACTCTTATTCGATTAGCTGAAGTGTCATGGAATAATAGACCTGCAAAACTTGAGGTCCGTAAATGGATGGTCAATACTGACGGAGACTTTACTCCTAACAAGGGTGTAGTATTCTCCACTCCAGAAGGACCTACAGAACTAGTCCATGCTCTATTAGAGAATGGATTTGGTGACAATAAAAAGATCAAGGAGATTATGGAGTCTCGTGGGGTTGATCTTAATGTAACTATTGAGGAATCCGAAATTTCTGATAATAATGGGTCAGATTACTATGATCCTAGGGAGATTTTGGAGGGATAATCCGTGGTTTCTGATAATACGGTTTTATACAAAAATGGAACAGTGCATGATAATTCATATATCTTTTCCATTTCTAGTTTGATTGGTAAACTATACCGATCCAACTTCTGGTCTCAAGCCAGAATTGATAAATTATTCGATAGACTAGGTGTAGCTAAAGAGGACGTTAAAGGTTCTACTAACTGCCATGCCTATTCTATCCCACAATTGAATAATATTACAGATAAGCATATTCTAACTTATATTGTAAAATGCTACCACAATAATAAAACTGAGTTATTGGAAATGGGTTTTACTGAAGAAGAGTTTGAATATCTTATCAAAAATAGTGAAGCTATTCATAAGATATATATTATGAATGGCCGTTATATTATCTCAATTTGCTAAGAAACATACTAATGAGTTGTGATGGCAATTACAGCTTTAAAGATCCTTTCTTTGCAACAAACGCATACACAGTATAACCCTAACTGGCACTGTCAGTTAGGGCTATATTGTCTTTTATTTTTTTATAAGCATATAAACAAATCTGTAATAGAGAAGGCTAAGTTGTGTTGGCGTATCCTGCTCTCTATTACCCACAGTTAGATTGTGCAGAGATTTCATAAAAGTACACCCCCTAATGTACTTCCTAAAAAAAAGAAAATTCACATACCCCAACAACCATTGAAAAAATCTCTTTTCTTCAATAAGATTCACTACTATTATCGCTCCCAATCAGTAATAGTAGAAATGACATTAAGCAGACTTCGTCACTGCTAGTGTATCCAAACCTAATACATAAACACTACTACAAGACGTAAAACAATTACAATCCAAATCTTCAATTAGTTCTCTGCACACTCTAATTGCTGTATGGTTATTAACCATACAGCATTCCTACTGTTTATTTTTATAATCATATAAACAAATCAGTAATGATGGTTAGGTACTAACTAAAAATATACATACATAGTACGAATTTTTTCGTGGTATTGCTTCACTGATACCGAAGTGATAATTCAGATACTCACCCTATAACTTGTCTACGCTTATAGGGAAATTGACTCCGCAATCAACTTAGAATATTACCTAGTGCTTAACTAACTTGAATAACCTATCATAATAATAGACCTTTCTGAACCTAACCATCATAGAACACGCCAAAGAGATTCCCTATATAGGCATTGCCTATATAGGGGTTTCTTGTGTTTTAGATATGATAATTCTCAATGAGCTTACTAATATTACCTAAGAGTTTAGGTAAATTAGATTTGATATGATTACTAGTTTCTTTAATACCGTGTGTACCGTCTGCATCGAATGTATCGATATCAGCCATGATAGAAACTATACCATTATTGAATATAGTATAAGTGTATTTAGATGTCTCATCAAATATACAGATACCCATAGCTGTACCACATTTACGTACTTGCTTGCTTAACTGTACAGTATCACTAATATGGATATTTTGATGAGTAGAGCAAATCTTAGGATAAATACAATTAGACAGAGCATCTGATACCAATTCGGATGCTAATTGTACATCATCTAAAAGATATTCGAATGTAATTAGGTTCATAATAGACCTCCCCTTGTTAGAATATAGACGTAAATAGCTATTATAAGTGTTTAATAGACTTTACATTTATATAACTAAAGAAAGGATGTGATCTTCTTTATGAATTTAGATATAACTGGTGGTATGGGTAATCAAATGATCCCTACTAACCAGAACGTTGTAGACTTCTCTCAACGTAAGATATATTTCCAGATGGGTACTAGAAACAAATCTTTCTTAGATATGCACAAGTACCTAGAAGCTATTGGTATAAAGAATAATAAATTCATGCTGACTCTACTGGATCCAGACTTAGCATATATTGATCCACATGATCCAAATCTAAACCAATACTATAAGTCTAAAGTCTTAGCTGAGTGTATGGTAAACTTCTGGTACTTTGTGCGTGAAGTTGTACGTGTACCAGCTCAGGGTGGTAGTGGTACTGGTTCATACTACACTTTAACACGTGGTGGTATGGCACTATTCTTCTGTACTATATTTAACTACAATATCTTCCTAGACTTACCTCGTCAGCAAGGTAAAACATTGTCCGCATCTATATGGTATCTATGGGCATTTAACTTTGCTACATCTAACTCAACGTTTGCATTTATGCATAAGTCTTTGGACGGTTCTAAAAAGAACTTATTAGGTCTTAAAGACTTACGTGATTGCTTACCATCTTATTTACAAATGACAGAATCATTTACAGTTGGTGATAAGAAGACTAAAGCCCAAAACTCTGTAATGACTTTGTCTCATAGTATTAACCGTAACCGTATTATCACTGTAGCATCTGCTCGTACTCGTGTAGCTGCACAGTCTTTACTACGTGGTATGTCCGTACCATTATGGTGGGCTGACGAATGGGCATTCGCACCATATAATGAAGACATCTATCTTAATGCTATCCCTGCATGGAAACGTGCAGCAATGAACTCTGAAGCCAATGGTGCACCATTCGGTATACTATTCACTACTACACCAGGGTTCTTGACTGATGAAATGGGTAGATATGCTAATAATATGCGTGAAGATGCTACACCATTTAGTGAAAACTGGTATGACTTAACTAAAGCACAGATTGATGAAATCAAAGCTGCTAATATGAGAAGTAGTTTCGTCTATATCAGATTCACTTATCAACAATTAGGTCGTTCCGAAGAATGGTTTAAACAAATCTGTATCGACATGCAGAATAAATGGGAAGCCATTCGTCGAGAAGTTTTACTTGAATGGGCAGATTTCTCTGAGAACTCTCCATTTACGCAAGATGAACTAGAAACTGTAGATCGTTTAACTATAGATCCTATAGCAACTATTCCATTAAACAATAATAAGTTTACTTTGAATATGTATGGTAAGCTTGAGTATAAGAATAATGGTGAACCAGTAGACCCTCCTATTATAGGTGTAGACGTTTCTGGTGGTTATAAACGAGATAGTTCTGCTATTACTGTAATTGACTCTAAGACAACTAAAGTTATTGCTATCCTAAAGTGCAATTATATTAGTCAAAAAGACCTAGCTAAATGTATCTATGAAATAGTTACTAAGTATATGCCTAATGCCGTAGTCAATGTCGAATTGAATGGTGGTTTTGGTGCAGCTGTAGTATCTATGCTCATGAAAACTAAGATTAAGAAAAATCTTTACTATGAATTTAAAGAACGTATCTTAGAAGAAGTTAATGAGGGGCCTGGTAAAGTTAAACGTACTAAGAAGATAATGAAAGTTTATGGTTTAAACTCTAGTAAAACTGTACGTGATCTTTTGATTCAAATCTTAAGAGAGCGTATGGATAACCATAAAGACAAATTCATTTCTAAGATACTATACCAAGAGTTCCGTGGTCTTGAAGTTAAACGTAATGGTAAAGTTGACCACTCTGCAACTACACATGATGATGCTACATTCTCTTATTTGATGGCATTGTATGTATGGTATGAGGGTAAAGATCTTAAAGAACGTTTCGGTATCAATAAGTCAGTTATTATGACAGACTCTGCAACTGAAGAGGAAGTATTCAACCCAGAAGCAGAAGAACTAATGGATATTACTGATGATATCGTTAAAGTTCAAAAAGATATGCTTACTACAGATGATACTAAAAAAGACAATATGGATGTCATTAATGAGCTCCGTAAAGGTCTTGGTGTTACATTTGATGAATGGGATAAGAAACGTGAAGCTGAAGATGAGAAAGAACTCAAAGAGGCAATGCAAAACCCTGTATTCTTACAAGCATATGCTACCAAATACAATATGACTAAAGACCAAGTTGATATGTATCGTGACGAATCTACATCTACATTACCTATGAATGCGTATAGTATGATGCCAGATGAAGAGTATAGTGTTCTCCAAGGTAATTTAGCTGATAAATATAAGAGTCTATAATATATTTCCACAGTAGGGTACTTCCTTACTGTGGAATTAATTTTAAATAGCACATAAACAAAGCAGTAAAATTAATTAAACCCTATCAAGGAGGAGAAAGCGATGTTTGGTATCCATCAAAATGAATATGATATTGCATCTGAACGGGAGTTAGCCGAGATTCTATCTGTATTCAATTCTGATTATATCTTCGATGTAGTCAGTTCTAATATTGAAAGACGGTATGAGTGCCATATAAGCCCTATGCCCAATATCCCTAATGTATTCAAATACAATTTTGAGAATATGTATATCAAGTTCCCTATGGACAAAGAGAATACTAAAGCCAGAGAGCAAGAGATCTATAATGAGATCATTGACCAAGTTTGTAAAGCAACCAATCTTACATTCCAACCAGCTATTGACGGGTTAGATGCTTATTTTGCATCTAACTGTATTTATGACTTAATGGTTGCACGATTTAGTGATCATATGGTTACTGCTATTACTAAGCTTATTGTAAACGAGGCTAATAATATTTGTGATGCTTTAAATATGGATGAGCTTAAGAAGAATAAAGATGCTAGTACTATTTATAATAGAATGAATCATAAGAATGATAAACTTGTGGTGATTCTCTCTAATATGGAACTAGTTCTTAAATATATCGCTGGTTTAACTATTACATTTGACCAGTTTGTAAACTTAGCATACGACCAACCTATCAGTGACGTTATTAATAGTAATTTCAGTGATAATGGTACAGTATTTAGAGATGCTATGGAAGCAATTTTATCTAGTAATCAACTATTACCAGATTATATCACTAATATCAGATTAAATCTTCAAGGAGTAGAATTATAATGGAAGAAAATAAAGTAGTAGATATCAATGAAGTTACTGTAGTTACTGAGAATGAACCAGAGACTGAGATTCTTACACCAGAAGAACCAGTTGCTGAAACTACAGTACAACCAGAAGAGAAATCTCAAGATGACGTATTAAAAGAAGTTGAAGATGAAATTGATGCATTAGATCTTGATAAGAAAGATATTAAAGCTGTAGATGCAGACTTCACACAAATCAAAGTAGAAGGCTTTGAAGATGCTCCAGTAGAAGCTATTGCTAAAGTAGCATCTATATATGATAAACTACAAGTACCTGAAGGACAAGAAGAACCTAAGTTAAATCTTATTGTAGAGCTTGGCGATCAATCTGTATACTTCTTGAATAAAGCTAAAGAGCAAGAAGTTCCTCAAGATATCTTGTCTTCTTGGTTATATAATGTAGTAGTAGACTTTGGTCAAGCTTGTACAGTACAAGCATTTACTGCTATTAATGAAAAGATTGAAAAGATCACTAATAAAATCAACGAATCTGGCTTAGCTAATACAGCAGCTACAGATTCTTACACTAGTCTTGTACAACGTTTCCAAGATGGTATCGAAAAAGCAGAAGATCCTGAGATCAAAGCTCAAATGGAACACCGTCTAGCTTGTCTACAAGACTCTGAAAAAGCAGAATATATTTTCAACTACTATAAAGCTAACCATTCTGCATTGAACCCTACAAAGTTATTGAAAAACTGTAAGCATAATCATGATACAATTACAAGAATGCTGAATAAAATCGGCATCAGTAAACTTGATTCTAGTGTAGTATTTACAGCTGCACAAGAATTAGGTTTACCATTGTATCCTATCTATGCTGTGGAACATGCACTAGCTAAAATCAATATCAGTGATAAGGGTAATGTACTATTCTTATTCTACTTCTTATTAAACTTAGCTAATGCTATTTCTGCCCGTAAAGCTAAGAAAGAGACAGATTTCACGAAACAAATAATTAATAATTTCGTGTCTCTTATCACTTACTTAGACCAAGCGATGAACGAGTACATTAAAGAAAAAGAAGCTAATCGTCTTAATCGCTTGCAATCTACAGGTAAGACTAAGAAACGCAAATAATTATTATTTACTATAAGGAGGCTTTAATGGCAGACTACTTTAAAAATGGTCCTAAGTTCCTAGAAGTCGATCCTACAAGAGATATGCCTTTTGTAAAAGTATACGATGCTGAGTATACCCGAGGATACCAATGTCCTCGGGTTGAACTCATTGATGTAACACATGAGATCAAACAAGCACTGCTTGTTCGATTTCAATATGCGACACCTGAGCATTGTTATGCTTGCTATCTTGAGGCAGGGTCTCCGACTTTATGGGATATAGACTATGTAAAAGATGGCAGATTGGTTAAATTAAGTGGCCGTGTTAAAGGTTTTGAATTCTTAAGACATAATTCACGTGCTCCATTTACTTATAACCTAAACAAAATGGACATGGAAGATCCAACTGTAGTAATTCAGTTTGATTGCTCTATGGACTATGATTCTAGAGTTGTATCTATTGATATTACCAAACTTCGTAGATTACAATTCTCTAAAGCGAACTATGATTTCTTAAATGAAGGTGTAGCTATCAAAGTTCCAAATGATGCTTATAACTTCATGGATCGTAAGTTCCCTATCATTAGTAAAGAATTAGACTTATTACCTCGTCCTTTGGATACTAAGAATACTATTGTGGCTGACAATATGTTCGCATTATGCTATGAATTAGCTAATGCTGGTACATTAGACGTTACTAATCTAGTATCTGCAAACTCAATGTTTAGAGAGTGCTGTAAACTTGCTAGTGTTAAATTGGAAAACATTGGTAAGCTTACTTCGGCAAATGATATGTTTTATAATGCTAAAAGCCTTACATCTGTAGATCTAAGTGGATCTACAGATCTTCGTTTTGCTGATGGTATTTTCTATCAATGTGAAAAACTTGAGTCTGTAAAAATGGACGTATCTAAGTTAGAAACTGCTGATATGATATTTGCTGGTTGTAATGCACTTAAAGATATTGAATTGGCTCCAGCTAAAGGTCTTAAAACTGATCTTTGGTTAGCTGATTCTAATAAGATTACAGATAAATCTGTAGCTAATATTATTAATGCATTATCTCCAGACGTTAAGGGTAAGCATATTGCTTTCCCTAAAAATACAGAGTGCCCTAAAGAAGTAGCCAAATTGGCTAACGATCTAATTACTAATGGTAATTGGGTTCTTGAAGGACTTGTATTACCACCTAAAGAAGTTTGGGTTATTGAAACTATTGAGAAAGAAGAGGAAGATAACGTGATTATTAAAAAAGATGGTGTGTTAGATCATGTTGAAACAAAAGACGATGTTGTAACCACAAAACCTGAAGATAAAAAAGAAAATACAGTTCCTAATCACCCTGGTACAGGCGAAACTACACCTACTGTAACTCCAGGAAAAGAAGAAACTACACCTACTGATGGGCATACTACTGGTGATACTACTGAAACTCCTGTAGCACCTGTTACACCAGCAGTTCCTACAGTTCCTTCCACAGAAGAAACTCATACAGAAACTCCAGTAGCTCCTGTAGCTAACGAAGAAACTCATGAAGCTACTCCTGCTGTACCAACTACTGGTGAAGAAACTGGTACTGAAAATCCTGCAGTTCCTGGTGCTACAGAAGAAACACATACAGAAGTTCCTGGTAATACTGAAGAAACTCATACTGAAACACCAGTTGCTCCTGTTACTCCAGTAGCTCCTACTACAGGTGAAGAAACTGGTACTGTAGTTGATGATACTAACCCGGTATTACCACCTACTCCTGCAGTTCCTTCCACTGGTGAAGAAACTCATACAGAAGTTCCTGGTAATACTGAAGAGCATACAGAAACTCCAGTAGCTCCTGTAGCTAACGAAGAAACTCATGAAGCAACTCCTGCTGTACCTACTACTGGTGAAGAAACTCACACTGAAGTTCCTGCAGTGCCTGGTGCTACAGAAGAACACACAGAAACTCCAGTAGCTCCTGTAGCTAATGAAGAAACTTCCCATGAAGCAACTGGTAATACAGAGGAGACTCATGAAGCTACTCCTGCTGTACCTACTACCGGTGAAGACACTCATACAGAAACTCCTGCAGTTCCTGGTGGTATTGAAATTCCAGGATCTACCGGAGATGAACCACCAGTGGTATATCCATCCGCTCCACCAGTAGGCGGATCTGATGACCCTAATCCTGTATTACCTCCAGCGCCAGCTCCAGCTGAAGGTGAACACCATGAAGAAACTCCAGTAGCCCCTGTTCCTCCTGTTGGTTCTGAAGAACATCACGAAGATGGTAATACAGAAGAAACTCATGAAGCTACACCAGCAGTTCCTTCCACAGAAGAAACACACACTGAAACAGCTGGTACTACTGAAGAACACACTGAACAACCAGTAGCTCCTGTAGCTAATACTGAAGAAACTCATACAGAAGAAAACCATACTTCTGAAGAAACTTCTCATGAAGCAACTCCAGCTGCTCCAGTAGCTAATGAAGAAACACATACTGAAACTACAACTCCAGAAGCGACTGGTAATACAGAAGAGCACACTGAAACAGCTTCTCCAGTAGCTAATACCGAAGAAACTCATGAAGCTACTCCTGTAGTTCCTTCCACAGAAGAAACTCATACTGAAACTCCAGTAGCTAATGAAGAAACACATACTTCTGAAGAAGGTCATACAGAAACTGCAGCTACAACTGAAGAAACTTCCCACGAAGGTACTCCTGCAGTAGCTACAGGTGAAGAATCTCACACTGAAACTACTGGTACTCCAGTAGCCTCTGGCACAACTGAGGAAAATCATACTTCTGAAGAAACACATGCCGAAGAATCCCACGAAGGTACTCCAGTAGCTTCTGGTGCAACTGAAGAAACTCATACTGAGCAACCAGCAGCTCCTGCAGCAGGCGAACACAACGAAGATCATTTATAATATTTTAAAGATGTAAGGGAACGAGTGATATAATGGAAACACATATTTTGACTATTGATGGTACCGATTTAAGCCAAGTAATAGATAATGAAGAACCTGGTGTCGTCCAGGTCAAGACAATTAACTTTGTCATTTGTAGTATAATTAATATGGTATCTATATATAGTAGTATGGTTCCTAGAGTATCGGGGTTTGGGAAATTAGATCAGGATAGGAACAGTATTGCTACTAAGGCACATTTAAACCTAGTCCACGGTGTCCTAGATAGTATCATTAATGATAAAGTCATTAATGTATTAGATACTGGTATCGAGAATAATACACCCATTACTATTGATGAGCTCCTAGAGTGCTACTGTAGTGCTAATAATAAAATCTTTGATAAGTTTTACCGAAGAAGAGTGATCAAGTACAATAATACTGAACGTTTACACGTTTATGACTTATTAAAGTGCTTCACCCTAGTTGGTGCTATGTGTAGAACTCTAGGTGTTTATGATAGTGACCCCGAATTTGTCACTGATGTAAAAAATAACTTGTATAACGATAAAGTAATTATAGATAGAGAGTTCTTTATGAATCTATATGAGCTAGTCAGAAAAGTAATAGATAAAATTGAACGAAGAAAATTGGACTATGGGACACATATATCTAAAGATACTCTAAATTCTAGAACGATTGATACATTAGTAGCAGAAGATGAATACGGTGCTATAACTAATAAAGAAGCACAAAAAATAATAACGAATCTCGTTAAACGATGCATTATTCTTTCAGGGAGTCTATAAGTACTATAATTTTTTTGTAATTTATTTTTTAAGTCAACTCCAAATTACAAACTAATAGATATATTTCGAAAAAACTGTTTTTACTATATAAGAATCTAGCATGTAGCTGTCTAATCAGAAGACAAAACTTATACATTATATTTTACACAGCAAGACTATAATACTTTTTTACAATTATCTCCCCAAGATAGTTGTAAGGCAATCATTCGTTTCGTTAAACGATAAAAAGAATCTAGAGCCATCCCAACCACACTCTAGACAAAAAACAAAGGACCCCAGTATAGGCAATGCCTATACTGGGAGTTCTTTTTACTTAAGGTCTAATATAGTTTGGATAATATGATCCAATCTATAGGTCAGACTTTTCTTTTGATCATCCAATACAATTATATTCTTCTTGTATTCGACACTAAAACGGTCAAGTGTTGTATTTTCATCACTAGATTCGATAGACTTTAGATTTTCGACAATCTTTTCTATATCCTCTTTATATAACCCTTTAACGTATTCGGATATAGTTATAGTAATGACATTGTCCATATCATTATTCTTATTAACATACACCGCTATACATTTTATATCATAAAAGTGCGCACTGTCGATAGTTATAGTGCGACATACACACTTAAAGTCTGTATTGCAGTCTAGCTTTCTTACACTATGACCAATACACACTTCAATGCTACCACTTTGGCTGTATGACACTCTGTAAAGTTTTTCACTCTTATCCAGCACTTCTAGTGTTTTTAGTGCCTCTACACTGTCAATTACAGAGTATGCTAATTGTCTTAACATTGGGGATGTAATATTCATAATTGTTTCCTCCTTAAATAATATAACCAATTATGTATACAGTTATAATATACAATCAAAAAAAAAACCGATTTACGAGACCCTGTAAAAGTGCTATACTTGAACAACTCATTAAGAAGGAGGTATATATAATGGCAATACCTAAGTTTTTAACTAAAGAAGGCGACTCTCTTATCTTTAACGGAGAAGGCGAGTTAGTATTCTATATCCCAGAAGATTACTTTAGATCTGATGGTAATATGAAATATGCTGAATTTGCTGGTGAGTATGTAAATACACTAGGCTTATTCAATTATGAATTATTCGATAAGAGTGGTAAATCTGAATTAGGATTAAAGATGTTTTACTTCCCTATGGTTATATCTTGTATGCCTAATCAGGTAGATAAAGTTAAGGATTATGTAATCGATAAGAAGACACCTATCCCTAAAGACTATCGTATACTACGGTTCCATAAGGGCGATATTGTAATTCTAAATACTAAGTCTCCAGAAGATATCATTAACGTAGAAAATATGTTTAAGATCTTCTTGATTACAGGTAATATTCCTAATACAATCCCATATGACCAATTACATACTTTCCTAATGGATAGTATCAAATACAATGGTAACTCGTTTGGTATCTCTGCTCAAATGTTTGGGGTGATTATATCCCAAGTATGTAGATCAGCTAAAGATGAAACTATTCCATTCCGTCTAGCCAAAGATCCTAATATGAATAACTACAAATCTATTTCTGTTAAGATGGTACCTAAGTATATTTCTCCATTTACATCTATTACATCAGAAAACTGGGATGATGCTGTAGTCAATGCTATCATTAATGATAACCAAGTTGACTCTCCAATGGAAAAAATTCTTATGGGGTAATACACCCTATAAGGCTTATATCCAACATAGATGTAAAAGTTTAGTAATATTATAATATGACTAACCTGTAAAATTTGTATTTTAAAGGAGGAACACATATGATTGGTACTACAATCATTCTAGAAGATCAGTCCGATATTCCTTCCCTGCAGATATCTGACAATACGACAAGACCAGTGGTCTTTTCGGCTTTCACTTCTGATAAGGGTACAGAAGACTATATCCATATCCAAGGTAATAAGTTCTTCGAGCAATATGGCGAGATCTCTTTCCAACGCCATGGCCAACCTTTACTTCAAGCTGCTAACGTTATCAACAATGGCGGTATCTTGTATGCAAAACGTGTCGTGCATCCTGATTCCACATTAGCTAACTTTGCAGTAGTTGCTCATCTTAAAGAAGATAAGCAACAATTATTCCGCTACCGTCATGATGAAAACTTCAATATTCTTCGTGAAGAAGTTGAAGAAAACGGTGTTCGTGTTTTGAAAGAAATTAAAGACGAAGAATACTGGTTAACTTCTGACGTTGCGTTGTATGAAAATGAAGCTGATCGTCCTCGATACATCAAAGAAGAAATCATGCAATTAGGTGAAGCTGATGGTTTCGAAACACCTATCACTGATCCTGCTGCTGTTGATACTGATCCTCGAGTTCAAAAAGCTATCATCAATACATGTGCTATTAGCTACTCTATCGAATCTATCGATTCTGAAACTTTGTTAAAAGAAAAGATCGGTAACGATATTAAGAAATTAGCTGATTATGTATTGAAAAAGAAAGGCAATGCTGTTACAGTAGCTGAAAAGTTCACTGGTGAAGCTATTGCTGCTGGTACACGTATGCATGACTACTTGTTATTCGTAGTAACTGACAATGGTCGTGGTGTTTCCAACAAACGTATTCGTGTATCTCTTGATGATACTTTGTCCCGTACAGCTGAATCTGCTCGTTATAAATTAGACGTTTACGAGAACGACGTTGCTTTAGAAAGCATGATCTTCTCCTTGAACCCTGATGAATTAGAACGTGGCTACAACTTGTACATCGACTCTGTATCCAAACGTTCTGCTGCACAAATTAAAGTACATGCTTACGAAGAACAAACTAACTTATTCTTCCAAGCTGTAGCTAAAATGTCTGGTATTGACGAAAACGTATTGAAAACTTCTGACATTTTGAATGGTCGTGATTATCGTGGTCAAGAATTTGCAAAAATTCATATCAATGATAAAAACGAAGCTGGTCAAACAACTACTTACTTAAACGTTTCCGAAGGTCACTTCCTTAAAGGTGGCGACAACGGTAAATGGGGTCGTTATCCTCTAGCTTATAGAGAAAAATTAGGTGCAGAAGATGCTCGTAAACTAAACAAAGCTTACCGCATTCCTTACGATGAAGAAATGAAGAAAGCTTTCGATGGTACATTCTCTGATGATATCTTCAACACTGATAATACTCCAATCGACGTTGTAGTTGATGCTAACTATGCATTACCAGTTAAAACTGCTATCGTAGAATTGTGTAAATTCCGTCAAGACGTATTCTTCTTCCGTGATTACGGTATTGGTATGAATACATTATTGGCAATCAAATCTAAGAAAGATATGATCGGTGGTATTGATGCTAACCGTTCTCGTTTCGTAGCTGACTATTGCCAATCCTATGATATCTATGACCCTTACACAAACAAACAAATCACTGTAACTATCGGTTATGATATTGCTCGTTTGATTTGTATGCACTTCGGTAATGGTCGTAACTTAGTATGTGCTGGTGAAGCTAACAGCTGGATCGTTCCTAACGTTATCGATAAAACTGTATCTTTCATTCCTAAAGTTACTCCTACATTGGATCAACAAACAAAAATGGAAGATATGCGTGTAAACTATGGTATGAATATCAATAACGTATTCACATTAGTTTCTGAATATACTTCTCAGGACCGTTACACTCAATTATCTTTCATCAACAATGTACTTACTGTACAAGAATTGATTAAAGAAATTCGTCGTCAATGTCCTAAATCTCGTTACAAATTCATTACTGGTCAAGACTTTGAAAAATACAAAGCAGACGTTAACCGTATCATTGAGAAATTCAAATCCAAATTCGCTTCTATCGAATTGGTTATGGAACAAAATACAATCTATGCTGCTAATAAAATTGTATACGCTTCTATCAAAGTTAAATTCAAAGACTTCGTTCAATACGAAATCTTCCGTATTATTGCTGTCCCAGTTGCTGAAAACGTATAAGGAAAGGAGAACTAAACAATGGCTTTTACAAACGGTGAAATTCCTTTCATCTTTGATGGTACAACTGATACCAAAGACCTAACTGGTTATGCCCTTTTCCGTGGTACTACTGACTGGGCTAATCTACAACAGTTTAACCAATTTGAATCTGGCTATTCCTTACTTATCGTATTGGATATTCCTCGATTCCTATCTGAGTTGGCTGACCGTAGCACTCGCTACAAAAAACTTATCGATACTTACGTTCATATCTTGGAATATGAATTCCGTGGTTTGAGTGGTCTCGATAACATGCAATCTGAAACTGCAGAGTTGACAAATGGTATCCAATCCATTAACGTAATCAACAAAGTTACAACTCCATCTGCTTCTCAGATCTCCATGCGTTTCTTCGAAAAAGCTGGTTCTGTAATCACTAAAGTACATGAATTGTACTTACGTGGTATTAAAGACCCTACTACAGGTATTAAGCACTACAACGGTCTTATCGACAAAGGCGTATTAGATGCTGGTTTCGAAAACGAATGTTTCACATTCATGTATATCGTAACTAACAACACAATGCGTAATATCGAAAAAGCATACTACTTGGTTGCAGCTCAACCAACTAATGCTGACTTCTCTGAATTGTACAACTCTGAAAAGGGCCAATACGAATTCAAAGAATTGTCCGTTGAATTCAACTGTGTACCTATCTCTAACTGGTACATTAATGAACGTGCTCAACAATTACTTGACTGGGTACGTAAAGGTACTATCTGGAACGAATCTGAATTCCGTTACAGTGGTACTTTCAATGCATATCATAAAACTCTTGTTAGCAACGGCACTGGTAATACTGGTGGTACTGTTGACTTCCCAGGTTAATATGTAAACAAAACTCCCTATATAGGCAATGCCTATATAGGGGTTTTTTGTGTTTATTAGTAGTCTCCACCACCAGAGCTATCATTGTCATTGTCATTAGTGCTCTTAGCTGCTAATTGTAGTTTAGTTTGTTTAGCCACTCTATCTACCATGTTTTGGTCGATGTATGTACGTAGCATTTCTTTCTTAATATTAGCTAAGAATAATGGTTTCATTTCTTCTGTAAAGTCTTCAGAATAAGAATCAGCAATAGCTTGAACCATATCATTCATATTATTAATCATAGTGGATGTATTAGATGTATTCAAGTAAGATGGTTGTGGTAAGGATACATTGATAATGGCCTTAGCATCATCATACTCAGCTCTATACAACTGTGTCATAATACGACTAAAGAATGCATTAGTAATGATTTGGTCACTGATTACAGTCTTTAAGAACTTACTAGATGTCATAGATGCTTGTACTGCATAGTCTAGAGAGTTTCTAGCATTTACAATTTCTACAGGTACTGTAGTAGCATCTACAGCCATATCTTCAAGCTTCTGCATAAGTTCTGTTTGTGGGTCAATATTTTGCCCTTGCATGATTTCGAACTGTACAGGGGATTCACCAGAAGCATTTGTAGGAATAATGAAATCATTGAACTGGCCAATGATATTCAATACGTTATTCATATTCTCAAAACGTCTAATATTAAAATTAGTCATTTTGATTTGCTTCATAGTTTGAAGAAGCAATTGGGATATATTAGTATCTACACCAGAGTTCTTTACATAGTATACACGTCTATCATAACCACGAGACATAGTCGCTAAAGTATTAGAGATATACATACCTGTATATAGTTTAGCTGGAATCATTGAGTCATTTAGTAAAGACACACCACGATGGGAATCAGGATCTAAGACATAATAACAATGTACCAAATCATCTGGAGAAATAAACGTAACGTTAATAGAGTTCTCTCCTTTGATGGTTAAGTTATTATACTTAAGAATAGCATAAATCTCTCTAGATAAGTCTTTATTCATTTTAATGAACTGTGCATCAATCATACCAGAGATCTTAGCTGCTATACCACGTAGCATATTATCATTCACATTACCAGAGTTCTTTAATGCTGCTCTTGGAGACTTAGACATAGCCATACTATTCATAGGGTCTGTAATACCAGACATAGGGTATGTACTATCTTTATCTAAGAAATTATTAGCAGAGCCTTCGATATAGTAATATCCTAAACAGATATCATCAATATAGATAGGTACAACGTTTTCACGTTTAAGTACTTTAAATAAAGCACCAGCAGCTTTAATATCCTTATTAAACTTTTTAGTTTTAGTCGGGTCAGTAATACCATCTGGTGTAGGCTCAAAGAAGTCTTTTACATCTAATTCATCTTTTGGTGTAAGAGCATTAGAGATGCTTGTATCCTTCTTTAAAGACGCTTTTTGCGTGTCACTCATAGCCTCCAGTACAGGTACATAGGCTTCGTTAAAACTTTGCTCCTGGATACTTTTGAGTCTCTCAGTTGCCTTGATATTGGCCACAATAGACTCGTTAAGTAATCCATTATGGTAAGATAAGTTTATTTTAAAGTCATTAAAATTGATCTTATTCTTAGGATCACTATCTTGGAAATTAGTAATAAAGTTTTGATCAAAGTCTACAGACTCTTTAACTACATTTGTAGTTTGTTGACTACCATACAATCTAGAGATAGCAGTAGAGTAAGGGATAATATATACAAACTCCTCACCATACTTCATTGCTCTATAAGCAATATCTTGGAACTTCTCTGCTAGGTTATATTTGTGCTTAATAAGTTCTACGTTATTAACGATAGTCTTTTGATCACTTACCATAGAGAAGTTGGTTTCTGCTAATGTAATATAATCCTTGGCGAAATGGTCAGCAGATAATACGTTATCTAATAACGTACTTAACGCTGCATCTAGCTTAGGCATATATTTACAGATCATATCAATTTCAGCATCATAGTCTTTGAGATTCTTATTATTGAAGAATGCATTATATAAAGACCCATTAAGATCCATATCCCCACCAAAGATCTCAGACATATCCCCACTATTAGTAGAACCATTACCATTAGTACGTAATAGCTTAGCATATAATGTAGAGATATTATTTAGCCCAGTTTTATAACTAGAGTCAGAGATGATACGTTCGACAGTATCAGATATATTTGCATCCGATGCATCTAATTCATCTTTAGCATCTGGTTGAGTCATATAAGCTCTTCGATACAAACCCTTGAGCATATCAGTGACTGATTTAGACAAGTCACGTTGCTCGGCTGTATCTTTTTTGATTTCATCAGCCATCATTTACCTCCTTAAAAAAGTATCATATTAGTAGGATGTTTCAGCATTTAAAGGCTATGACCCAGAGAGCCATAGCCTAAAATGTATATTAGCATAATAATTTAAATACTTGGTCAATAATGTAACCATTTCGTTTGAATAGTCTAAACACTAATAGTTTGAATTTAGAAGTGGTTGGGGTATCATATAAGAACAATTCCATCTTATCACCCTTAACGATAGGGAAGATACCACGAGAAATCATACATACATAGTCTCTCTTCTTAGTTTCAATAACCAACTTAATAGCACCATCGCTAGCTTTAGCATCTAAGAAGTATTGGAATTTATCATTGAATCTTTCAGTATTATATTGGACTTCAAGATTCTTAGTATCCATATAATTTAAGATATTGTAATACTTATCCAAGATAGCTTTACGTTCAAACTCATAGTTATCATGTAAGAATGTAAAGTTCTCTTGTTTCATACAGTTCTTAAAATCTAAACAGTTAATATTAGCATTACCCTCAATAGGTTTATTTTGAGGTGGTGCTACAATTTGCATGTAAGACATACCTGGACCAAACCCAAGTAGTACATTATCGTTTTCGCTATTAAAGATGCTATCACACTTAAGCATCTTAATTAGGTTATTATAGTAGTCTACATTATACTCTTTCGCCATTTTTAGAGTTCTCCTTTACCTAGTTCTTTAGCTATAAACATGGACTCAACTTCATTATCAGAATACCTAAACATATTCATCGTTGTATATGTATCAGCTTCTACTTCACCTAAAATACCATCAGTATAAGCCATGAATGGTTTCTTAGTCTGAATACGTGGAGCATTGTTTCTAATAAAGTCAACCATCTCTTCTACGTTAGGAAGATTAAACCATTTATGACAGAATGTGATATTGTCATCAGTGGCAATATCTTCAATAAACTTAGCACCACTAAGTTCTTCATTTGCAAACTTAATCATACCAATCTGTGTTGGTGCTGATAAATTGAACTCACGAATAATACTAGGGTATAGAGAACTAAAGTCAAAGTCTACAGAGTTATCAAATAGTAACACTGGTTGTCCATTAATCTTAATCTTAGCAAAATCACCAATAAGATTAGGATCTGCTACGAATGCACCAGGGAACTTCTCTTTAGGTTTCTCTTTAAATTTATTGATATTATTACCATGAACAAACCCTTCACCGTAGTAGATCTTAACACGTTGGTTATTAAGATATACAGTCTGTCTATGAGCTTTAGCATATCTAGTATTCGTATCAACTGTAGTATTGTATACGTAATCGATATCACCAGTTTCCTTTTCAATACATACCTGAACTATAACATCGACTACGTTATAGAAGATATATGTCTTGAAGTCTTTAAATGGTAACTCACCAATATCTCTAGTGATATGGTGATAGTCTAACTTAGCTACACCAGCGACTTGTTGACCAATATCATTCAATTTATTAGATTGATAAGCTGCTTGCCCTTTACGTCTAGATGCAAATTGAATCATTTGGTCTAAGTATACTGTATATGAAGATATCTGTGCATAGTCACCACGTTCAGCTAATGCTTGTCCTGCACGTTCATCTACATAGTAATAGCATTCCTTAGTATAGAAATCTGGATGACAAATATAGTCAGATGCTCTTTCACCAAATTGGTCTTCTATACGAGCAATAATATACGGTAAGTCGAACGCCATGTTCCATGCTAACATGAAATCAGGTTTGTCTTCATTTACTTTACCGAATAAAGCATGTAGCAATTCTTTTTCATCATCAAAAAATAAAGGATGCCATGTCATCTTATCTAAACCAAAATGTTTGATTTTATCATTACCACCAACGGTAGAACGAATAAGACTAAAGAGCTCACCAGATAAACCACCATCTCTACATTCCATTTCAAATTGTTCTACTAATACATTACGTGGATCTCTAAGAATATATGTATAGATATTATTACCAAAGATATAAGTTACGGCTGATACTGGAGCCTCACCTGGTTCTGGGAAGTCACCAGCAATCTCCGAGATATCAACCTCAATATCGAAATATGCTTTAGTTGGTGGAGACTTAATTTCATTAGGAAATCTACGACTAAACCAAAATCTATAATGGTCAGATAGCTCCATATCTGATAAGAATACTGTATTACATGTATGCAACTTAGTATTAGCACTAAAGTCTCTAGAACGAATATTATTATGGAAGTATTCTAAGTTTCCAGTATTCTCTGCAATAGACTTAAGAAGCTCTCCATTACTACATTGGACAGGAATTACTTTGTCTCGTTCAATATAGTCATAATGATGAGTTATTAATTGTGGGTCTTTAGCCACAAAGTAAATATAATCAGGGTTTTCAATCTCACATCTTACTTTCTCACCAGTAGAGTTATCTCTGGCAACCATAACTACATATGGAGATGTCCACCCAGCTTTATCTTTCTTAGATTTTATATAGAATGAGTTCAGTAACGTTAAGTCTGACCCATCAAAATATTGGTCGTATATATGAAGCATGATAGTTTCCTCCTATTAAAGATATGTGGTCAGGCTTGTAAATTTTTACTATTCTTATTGAAATAGGGCTAAATACGCAAAAAAATAAAAGGGAGTGGTAGGCACAGAAAGGATGTGCCTACCAGAGAAGTTCATAGGATACTGAGGTGGGGTGTTGGTTTGGTTGTTAGATGAGTAATATAGGGAGTGAGATTACTCTATTATCAATGGTGCTTCGGATATATCACGTTCTTGTTTTTAATGGTTATATATCTTATATCAGAAAGGAGTTACCGGCTACACATTCTCATTCGGAGATAGGGGGTCTCCATATATGTAGCCGGATATTATGTTTTTCCGAAGCACCGAGGGGGTTTGATAAAATAATATCCACCTCAGTATCCCCTTTATAGTATATAACTGAAATTATCTTTGGTTATGGCTTTAGTGTGTTCATTTAATAATAGGTATAATTCTCTAGTTATAATTCTATATCCAGGTTCTCCACCATATAGGTATTTGATAACTTTACCACCATCAAACACAAAATCTTTTAATGCTTCATTAATAATAGGATTGCTTAAGAAGTCATCTATTGGCATACAGTTACTGTATGCTGTATACTTCATATAGTGCTTAAAGAACGATATAATCTCTTTACCATCTTTATCAGTTATTACAAAAGAAGCTTGTTCTCTTTCTTTATTTACGTCAATAGAAAGATAGAAGTTTCTAAATTCAAAGACAATATCATTAGGATTGTATTTTATATTCTTTAGAATAGTTACAATAAATTTCTTATTTATATCATAGATTAGGTTGCTTTTCATAGATATTTCCTCCTGTTAGTTATTACGAAGTTAACGTCTATATAAAAATCAATATTGGCCCATAAAGAAAGGACTTAAGAATATGGAAAGCATGTTTACTACCGCAACAGATGCGGATAACAAAGAACTTAGAGTGGAAGTGACTCCGCCTAAGAAAAAACTATTTGGTGGCATGAGAGATAATAATAGTATATCTCTAGAAACACCTCCTAAGGAACTTATTGTTCCAACTAAACGTCGTGGTCGCCCACGTAAGGTTAAATCTTTGAATGGTGAGGATGGTGAATCTAACGTACAAGAAAAAGCAGCTATCTTAACTACTAATATCCCTATTGCTGAGATGTATGATGAAACTAATGATATGCTTAGAGAGACCGTATCTCAACTAGGTGTATTACAAGATGAACTTAAGACAGAATTTAATCAGTTACGTATGTCATCTCGTCTTAAAGGTAAATACCAATATATGACTGATATGGCTAGTGTAATCTCCACCATTACTAGTACTAAGCTAAGTGCTATTAAAGCTATCAATGATAATATCACTACAGCAGCTAAATTGGAATTGTCTCGTGTTAAAGATCTTAAGATTGATGCTGGTGATGATAATGCTGCTATCATGGGTCTATACAAAAACTTATTGGATGCTCCAAGACAACAATTGGAATCCACTGGTTTTGTTCCACCACAAGCTATCCAAGGTATGGACTTCCCATCCTTTATTGCTCAACGTGCACAAAGCTTTGATTTGATTCCTCCATCTGATAGAACTCAATTGGCTCCGACTGATGAGTTTACTCCAGAGCAAAATCGTATGATTATGGAATCTAACCCTAATACTAAAATCGTTGTAGTATATGATAAACGTACTGATGCTAAGTACTTCAAGATGATGAACTTGGCTACTAAGCAATATATCGAAAATGTAAGCTTACCAGATGACTTCTTATTAGAGGCTATGCGTATTAACTTCGCTACTGGTACAGCACGAAACTCTAATACTAACATGGACTTCCCTCTAGTTGTAATTGATGCTAATGGTATGATCGAAGAAGCACCATTAATCTCTCAAGCTAGAAGCGGTGGTTCTGCATCTTTCGATGATGGATTCTAAAAAAATAAAATAAGATAAGGGATACAGGTATTAAGCCTGTATCCCATATAAACTATTTTGGACCAAAGTATAGGTCCACTGCCGCTGTTGCGACAACTGGCATGCCTACACCAAGTAGTATATAAAATAATACTACTTGTCCTAATGCTTGTGTCTCTAGGTTTTCTAGAGTCTCGAGCAATGCTGGATTACCAGCATAATCGACTACTGGCCAATTCCAGTAATCAATACCTAATAATGCAACTATGTTGTATGCTAATACGATACCTATAATAGCAAATACAGCAAAGAATGGTACTAGGTTTAAGTTCTTTTGTTTACGTTGTTTTTTCATGGTTAATATCCTCCCGTTAAACTAATATACTAAATAATATAACCATTGTATTACTATTATAGTATATAACTGAAAAATCTAAGTTTTACGAAAATATACAACTATAACAAATAAGTATAAAAAATAATACATGGGTAAGAAGTAGATTCCCTTACCCATGTATATTGAATAGCTATAACTGATCTTCAGATATAGCTATTTCAGTCCCTACTGATAGTAGGAATCTGTAAGCCTGGATGGCCAAGCTACGGGGTACATTATTTATACCCTCGTAGCGATCGGCCACAAGACTCTTAGCAGTATTAATCTGCCAATCTAAATTGGAAGACCTTTCTGCTAGTTGATTAGCGTAGTTACCTACGCAACCATTTTGTGCCATAGGGATTCACCTCCTTATGACCTATAGGATATCGTCCTACAAGTGTATGGGTAAATTTAGATACAGCTATTACGAGTAGCTGTATCTACCATACACGTTTATAGTATATAACTACAAATATTAACTTTTACGATAAAAATAAAATATACCCAGTATAGACATTGTCTATACTGGGATATTCTTTTATTTAGAACTGTGGTAGATTGGATATCATATAACCAATAAATGCTATGATATACCATAATACTATAGCCATACCATAAGACATAAGTCCTCTAGCAAAGCGTAAACAATTACGTTTAGATTTGTCTCTATTACGCAATATATCCTGTTGTGTATTACCGTTAACTGATTGCTTAGATATATTATAAGTGATATAGTTATACATTAGTAGAATGATAAACACAGCACCAGGTAAGAATATAAACGCATAGTACTCTCTAAAAGATACAAACGTACTAAGATTTAATAAGTTAAGCAAGGCTATAATTAGTATACCTACCAATGTACCCTTACCTGATATTGAGAATTGTGCTAGTTTATCCATTATACCCCACCCCTAATATATTAACACTAATCATTTGTATAAACCATAAGATATATACTGCTAATAAGAAAACCATAAGAAACTTACCATAAGATTGTAAGGTCTTAATGATTATAGAATAGTCTATTCTGGCTTTATTGCTTTTCTGTATATACTCTTGGATCTCTTCTGCTCTAAGTTTAATATTCATATAGATGATTATCCCTATAGAGCCCAATACCCCTGGTACATATACAAATAATATTCTGTATATATCTTGCTGATAGTTTATAGCCCAATCAGCACCGACTGTCATTATAGCATTAAATACTATAAGAGTCATTATGTAATTCATAAGTCACCTCGTATTATAATCATAAAAGAACCTGAGTATAGTCATTGACTATACTCAGACTAATTAAATACCTCCATGGTATGTAATCCACCAATGAAATACACCAGCTAATATAATCATGACAAAGATATATCCATAGTTCTTATTGACTATTTGATATAATGCACCCATGAAAGTAAAAGCCATTAACAACGGTAAGATCACATACATTAATAACGTTAACATTTAGAACGCTCCTGACCACTTAAACACTAAAGTTATAGCATCCACCAAGATAATAAGTAGAGTCACTATAAACACCTCTCCACTACCGTTACAAGCATTGCTTAATGCTTCTTCGATAGCTATACGCTTACTAGTATTATTTAAAAGATTAGTTTTAACCTTGCCACCAGTAAGCTCATTAAACTTTACCAAACCCTCTTCTAAGTGCTCAGCAATAAACTTATTACTAGATATAGTCCCACTTTGAAGAGAAACCACATAGCCAGCTATTACTAGATTAATAAAAGCCAGAGCATAGATTTCGTAGAAGATCATAATAGCTACAGCTATATTAGATCCTACCACTGTTAATAATTGAGATGAAAAGACATCTATGAAGATTTTACTTGCATATGTCTTTTTTTCCTTTTCCATTATTTTTACCTCTTAATATGACAATACTTCTTATTAATATGGTAATATATATCACCATTAATATTAATGTACTTATACTAGAGAACGTTTCATTAATCCATGCTATATTTACAAGTAGTAGTAATGCAGATACTACTGCCATATACCAACAGTTATTGATAGCCTCATCAATAGCTTTTACTGGCGGTAATTCGTCATATAATTCGATCATCTCTATACAATTACGATATACTGCTACTTGCTCTTTACGCTTTAAATCAGATAAAGATCCGTCTATTTCGACATTATGGATCAGCTCTTCTAGTGATTCAATTGTATAATCAGTTAGCTCCACCATAAAACGTGCAGCACCACTATTAATACGCATCTCTGCTGTATATTTACTGTAATATCCAATAAACGCAAACATAATTACTAGCACATAACACATTACAACTCTACCAAGCCAAGAACTACTAGTATCTGTGTATAGAATAGCGGTACCTGCAGCTGCAGATATAATACATGCTATAGTTGTCTGAATTTTATCCATTATTATTACCAGCTTTCTCTGATTCGATATATGTAATAATACCGACAACTACTAAAATTCCAATGATAATATAATGGCTACTTACAAACCATTCAATAGTATTAACTAACGTTTCCATAATTTTCCTTTCTTTACTTACATAAATTACACTATGTCTAGACCAAATAGTATACCCATACATATACCATTTATAATACACATATATAGTCTATCTATCCCTAATAGACCACATACGAGTGCTACTAAAACACTCACAATAGAAATAATAACTAGGCCTTTAATACTCATAGTATCACCAATCCAAGAAAATATTAACTAAAAAGCCTATAGTTACACAGGCTATCATATGGAATAGCCTACCATCATCCAGGTCTAAAACAACCCATACAACAGTGACTATTAGTATTGCAATAATTAATGGGAGTATATCCATAAAATTATCGAAACTATACTTTCGTTTCATTCTTTCTCCTTTCTAAAATAATATAACCACTGTATCATAATTATATTATATAATTCAAATCCTGATTACAAAAAAATAATTAAGTATTAGGGGTGGATAAACCACCCCATACTATTATTCCAATACCCATGCATTTCTAATTTCGATAAACAAACGTTCACCGAATGCTTTTAGGTATTTCTTAATTTTGACGAATAATTCACCACTACGTGCTAAGCTGATATTATCGTTATTGATAATACCTTCTTGCACTGTGTTGATAGCCATATTGATCATATTATCAATAAAGTTTTTCAACGCTTTATCATTTTCAACGTAGCTTGGTAATGGAATACCAATATAGTATTCCATCATTTCTGCAATTTCACCAATACACGGTTGATCGTCGAATAAGTTTTCGACTTTCTTAGTAAAGTTATCAAAACCGTTCGATAACTTAGCTTCGCTCATAGTATTGATTGTCAAAATCGCTTGTAATACAGTCATGGTAATATCCTCCTTAAAATTAATATACTAAATAATATAACCATTGTATTACCATTATAGTATATAACTGAAATAATCAAGTTTTACGATATCACCATATTGTAAATTAATATAGAGTTCACACCCTAATATAAATATATTTTTTTATTCCACAGGAGGTATATAAATGAGAACCGCAGATAAGCAGTATATTGATATTGTAAAGAATATCTTAGACCACGGTACATATAGCAATAACCGTACAGGTATTCCGACATATAAGCTACCACACCAAATCATGCAGTTTGATTTACAAGAAGAATTCCCCATCTTATCATCTAAGTTTGTAGCAGCTAAGACTGCTCTTAAAGAGCTATTATGGATCTGGCAAATGCAATCTAATGATGTACGTAAGTTACAAGAGATGGGTTGTCATGTATGGGATGAATGGATGAGAGAAGACGGTACTATTGGTAAAGCCTATGGATATCAGATTGCTAAGTACAATCAATTAGACAATCTTATCAATACTATTAAGACTGATCCAGATAGTAGACGTATGATAGTTACCCTCTGGAACATAGAGGATCTCCCAGATATGGCACTACAACCATGTGCCTATGAAACACTATGGGATGTACAAGATAATCAATTAAATTGTATACTTATGCAAAGATCAGGAGATACAGGATTAGGAATACCCTTTAATACGGCACAATACGCAATGTTAGTTCATATGATTGCATATGTATGCAAACTTAAACCAGGTAAGTTTACTCATATCGTAAATAATATGCATATATACGAAAACCATATACCTCAGCTACAAGAACAAATTAAACGTTATGAGTCTGGTAATCTACCAACACAAGAACCTAGATTAGTTATTAATGGTGGAGTACAAGACTTCTATGACTTTACTCCAGATAGTGTAATTGTGGATAACTACTTCCATATGGGCAAACTCCCTATGGTGGTTGCTGTTTAAAAAATAAAATAAGATTAGGGTAGAGACATTGTCTCTACCCTATTTATTATGCTTGACGACCAGGTGTCATATTAGACACTTGATCTTCGATCCCCATCGCTTTGATCTTTTTCAAAATCATTGCCACCTTACGGTGACTCCCCATTAGCCTATAACCAGCAATAAGGCACTCCAAGTTACTAGGTATAGCAGTAACTCTATAGTTACCCCACTTTGGGTCATTTTCCACATCCATGTAATCTTCAGTTCCATTGAAGATTACATTAGAATGGCCCAATGCATTTGCATATTCTACTGCTAATGGTAGATTAAGCCATTCTGGATGCCAATTACACATTTCTAGCTTATCTGAAATTAAATTATATTTTAACTTCTGAAGCATCCCGTACTCTACTTTCGTAGTTGGGACTGCTACGCTACTGAAATATGCATTGCTTTCGAAACGTTCTTTTTTAATATACATGGTAATATCCTCCTTGTTTAAAATAATATAAATAAATATAAACCATCATATTACCATTATAGTATATAACTAAAATACTCGAGTTTTACAATATACATATTATACTATCAGTATCATAGAAAAAAAGAAAAGATATACAGGATAGTACAATGTACTATCCTGTATTCTAGTATTATAAGATATTAGGCAATAAAGTGCATTTCTCAGATATAGTGTCTTCTATTGTATTTATTGCTGCAAATAGTGTAGCCTTAGTTACAGGCTCATCTAAGTGAGGACTAGTAACTTTCCATTTATCATCATCTACTAATTCAATAGTCATATTGAACTTATCAAATTTGATTTTGATATCAGAATCAGTAACTGCAATATACCCATATAGTAGACGGATTCTATTCAATACACCTATCTTATCAGAATCAGCATATCTTACATTAGAAGCTACATCGAAACGTAATAAGATATTTTCAAAATACTCTTTAATTTCTAGATTAGAAGATACTTTATCTGTATTGATAATAACAACCCCTACAGGTGGAATATATGTATATAGAGTTGAGCTATACTCCGGTACTATCTCTAATCTAATACCCTCAATATTTACTCTATCTTTATCTAGATATATTTCACATTGATATACTATATCATTAAATTTAAGATGACGGATACAGAAGTCCCTCATCTTAGATACACCATTTATAGTTCTAGATATCTTTTTAATCTTATTATCATCTGGTTTCATATTACTTGCGATAGGTGTCGCAATAATTAAGTCTTTTAGTTCCATGGTATCCTCCTATTTCTCCATCATATTATCTACAGCTTCCCAGAATTCTTCACCGAATTCACTATATTCGTTTCTATGGTATCTAGGTTCTGGTTCATCATAATAGTGAGCACGTGTATGTGCACTATAATAATAACTATCATTACACTCAATGAATTCTTCTATATCAAACTCACCAAGTTCAACCATATCTAAGAAATCTAATACATATTGTAGCATATACAAATTCATTTCGCCTGGTTTAGTCGCACTAGTATTGACAGCATCAATAATAGCTTCACATAATAATCGAAGATCCTTAGCTATACATTCATCTTCGCTAATAGATGCATAGTCTGGGTCTTCTGGATCACATACCATATAATTGAATGCAAAGTATTTATTATTACAACTAATAGGATCATAGTCTACAGAGAATTGTTTACCGTCTGGTCCACCTATGATAATATCACATGATGTACCATACCCATCAGTAATAGAATGATTAACAGATTTTACTATAATATCCCCATAGTTCTTAGTTGGGAATGTTATAGTATTTAACGTCATGAACTTTGTCAACTGTTCATCTTCCATTCGTAAATTAGTATACTTTCTTGCTGTAAAATAATTACCGCAGTTCAAAAGACCAACAATAGCTTCAGCTAAATCTTTTGGTTTGTTTTCTTCCATTTCAGCAATAGTATAATTCCAAGTCATAGTTATTCTCCTTTTTCAGTGTACAAATCTAAATATGTCTTATGCTTGAATACATCAGAAGCCAAATTAAATATCATACTAGATATAATATATTGGTAGCTATTATAGAAGCCCATAGCCCAATACACTAATTTATCTATCGTATTTTTTAGAATAAACGTATCAGCATTTTTAATATCCTTTGGTTTAATTTTCTTACCACTGATAATAAAATAATCTAGTGTAATAGCAGGACTATGATTATATTGCTCCGTAATATGATAATTAAACCCAGTGTCTAATTCAGCTACATATAATGAGCCATCATATACACTACTACCATCTTTATAATATTTAGCAGTTGATAGTGACGCTTTTACTGAATCTTTATTGTGACTGTGTCTATACATATCATCCATTTCTAATACTTTTATAGAGTATGGTGTTATTGGTAGACACCTTAAAAATTCGGTTATACTTATTATAACCATATTCTCGACAGCTTGTTTATTACTAATCAGGCTGTCTTCAAATTTAACCATAGTTATTTCCTCCTTTATAAAAACAATAACCATTAAGTCATAATTATATTATACAACTATAATTCTTATTAATAAGAAAAAAAAGAAAAGTTTACAGGATAGGAACAATGTCCTATCCTGTATTATTCTTTAAATGATATTTTTGAGAAGCACCGGCTTCTCTTCTAATTTGGCTTTGTAATCAGCCATTGTTTTAACTGCTTCAGCTAATGTTTTACAGAGTACATTATCTGCTCCATTAAGACAAACGTACCAGCTATTATCATCGAAAGGAGCAATAGTACCTAAATCTTTAAACTTAAATACCACTACATCATTTTCGATGTATAAAGTACCATGTAAACCGAGTAATGGCTTCAACGCCTCAATTTTTTCTGGATCATTTTCGATATCTTGATCCATCGCAATCGCTAATGCAAGGTACTTGGTGAAATACTCTTCGATTTCCTCGTTTGAGTTTGGAACCCATTTAACGATTTCAACTGCCCCAATGTAATTGGAGAAGTATTCAAAACTAACACATTCGATTTTTCCATTATCACTGGTGTCAATAATGCCATGTTTTGTGACATTATTAGACATGCGATAAGTATTGTCAAACCAATGGGAAATCTTAACACCGGAAGTTTCTTTTAATTCTTGTAAATACATGATAATATTCTCCTTTTCTATAAACTAAATAAATATAACCATGATATTACCATTATAGTATACAACTAAAAAAAAAAGAGTTTTACGAAATAAAAAATATACAGGTACTGGAAATTCCAGTACCTGTGATTTTGTTTTACTTACTGCTATTCTCTCTAACGTATTTGATAGCCTCGTCTATAGTAAGACCAGCTTTTACAATAGAATAGTCTTTAGTTGTACGTACATCAAAAGCGTATTCTAACAAGATACCATCATAACTAGAAATACACAGTGGAATATATTCAAAGCATAATTCCATTGTATTTAGTTGTGATACAATCTGTTTATACTCATTAGTATATGTCTTACCAATAATAGTAAGAATGCCTTCGTTATTACGAATGAATTGCTTATCTTCTTCACTGATATATCTTAAGAGCTTACGCATCTTAATAATACCATCGATAGCTAATGGGATAGAACTAGATAAATCAGATGTCTCATGTTCGTCCTTAATTATGGATACATATCCAATACCATAACTATTACCACCTGGTATAGATTCGATAATGAGCTGTTTAATATTATCATCTTCGAATGTTACAGATACACCAATATCTGCACCGAATAATGTACCCTCACCATAGTAAGACTTTCGTTCATAACTTTCATCAGGAGTCATATCAAATTCGATATTGATTATCTCTTCTATAGCAGCTAACGTATTTTCAACTATATTTGTTTCTTCCATATTACTCACCTCGTATGAAACTGTTATTTAGCTTTACGTGCTTCAGTGATAACCTTAATTACAGCTTCTTCTAAGCTATCACATGCTTCACTAATCTCATAGTTATCCCCAATAGTAATATTAGGTCTATTATGACTAGGGAATGATACCCAAATATTATTATACTTACCATTTTCATAATAAGAGATAAGAACCATATTACTATTGTGGCATGTAATTTCAATATGAGCACTAGGCTTACATGCACGTGCTAATAGCTGATACAATGTCATACCATCATCGATTTTCATAGTATCTAGAATTCTAATAATACCAGCTATCTTATTCATAGCATTATAAGCATAACCGACAATATTATCAAACCCATCAAGAGCTACTTTGATACTAATATACGGAGTCAATGTGTTAGATTCGATATATAGCTTAGACTGTTCATTTATATTGCTTTTTGTGACTTTAAGCCAGCAATTACAATCAATCTTTCTATTGGTTGGTAAACTGAATTCACCGATATATTCAACATAGGTTTTATTATCAATTATCTTTGGTTCTTTAACATTGAATAGCTTAGTCATCAAAGAAATAAGATCTAGTCTCCACCAGCATTCAGATATATTTTTAGGGTAAATATCTTTTATTACAGATACTGCTCCAGATATAGAGTGTGCAGATTTTGCATACATAATCATACCATTGAATCTAGTACATACTTCATATAGATTATCATCTTCAGAAAACTCTTGTACTCTATAGTCGATAGATGTATTAGTTTCTGGTAAGATGATAGTATAATCAAATAGCCCACGGCTTACCATTAGAATATTGGATTCTAATTCTGCTAGAGCTTCTATATTACCATATTCATTTATGACATCACTTAGATTGTATGCTAAGTCTGAAATGTATCTAGCTACTTCAGAGAAACTAGCATCATCTATAAGACTAATAGTCATTGGCGTAACATCGATATTTATTTTCTTACTATACCCTTTAGGTGGTGTAGTTGTTTTTGTTTCAGCCTCTATTATAGCTTGTGGGATATTTTTATTAGATTGAATGGATACTTCAATTTTGATTGACTCATTACAATCAGAAATATCCTTATCTAATATAAAGACGTGTTCGTATTTACTAGCGACCAATGGTTCCACCATTCTACTACTAATATTAATAAGTGATTCTCTAAGTTTAGCTACGATTTCTTCATTCTTCATTTTATAATACCCCGTATCTTGCTTTAAGAAGATTATATAAAGTTTTGATTTTGATTAACCACTGGTTATTACTAGTATCAGCTACGACTTTACCACTAGTAAACACAGCATCATATAACTTCTGTACAAATCCTCTAAACTCATGACATTGGTAAATATAATCACCATATATACATTTACCGTTATGATGTAAGCTTAGTTTGTACTTTTCTTTTTCCTCATAGGTTAGTATATACCCATCTACTTCAATATACCATTGATTGATTCCTGGTATAAGTCTAGAAATAGATTTTGGTACACCATCCAAGACTTCACATGTAACTTGGGCTAATTCATCATCTATACATGCCATTATTTTTTCTCCTTTCGCTTCATAGTAATAATCTTAAACTTATAGTATCTACGATTTACAGTTTCAGAATCTGTATCAGTTCTTACTCTCTCCCATTCATTACGTTTAAGTTTAGGGAAGAATGTGTCTGCATCAAATACTTCATCTACAACTGTAGTGATAATATTTGTAGCATCTTCTAAGAATAGATTATAGATTTCACCACCACCTATAATAAAGATATTAGCTTTAAGAAGACGATGTGCTTCAGCTAATAACTCTTCTTTAGAATGGAAGACTCTGACCTTATCATTAAAGCGTGTTTTAGGTATATAAGATTCATCTCTAGTAAGAATCCAGTTTTCCCTGTGTGGTAATGCGTTAGGAAGAGACTCATACGTTTTTCTCCCCATAACTACAGTACACCCTAAAGTCATCTTTCTAAAATGCTTTAAATCTTTTGGTATATGCCATAGTAATTTCCCATCTTTACCTATACCATTATTTAAGTCATGTGCGACTATCATTGATACTAACATGATTCTTCTCCCTATTTAACTTCCTTATTTATTATATCTAATAAGGCTCCACTAATTAGACTCAATATATTTACAAATGTCAATGCAAATATCATCATCATACAGAATATGTATAAGAATGTCTCAGCTTCAACACCAAATACATACTGTAAAGATCCTTCCCCGTAGAGTTCTAATGATATATGTTTAAGAATTCTACATAGAGCCAATATAAACCCTGTAATAATTAAACCACAGAGCAAGATAACTGCCTCTCTTTTAATACAAGTTTTTATTTTTTCCATACTTTCTTAATCCCCTTAAATAAATATGACAGTAGATTCCATATAAGCTGTGGAACCCATATAGCTAATGCTACTATACTTACTACAGTAAACACAGGAGCTATTATATCATAAGTTATATACTGTATAGCCTCACTTATACTATAAAATCCTATAAGTGAGAATAACCATATAAGAAGCAATCCAATACAAGCTATAGGTGCTAGCATAACTAGCACCATAGCTAAGAATTCTTCTATAGATTCTTTCAGTTTAATAAGTGGCGTCATTATTATTTCACCTCAACTGGTCTAGCTGTCATATCTATTACACTTACCCTGTCTGAATACTCCATATTGTGGCTGATTAGGAAGCATTGCTCACACCCAACCATCGAAATAAGATTCCCCAGTAGGGTAATAAACTGAATACGATTTTCGGTGTCTAAACCACCATCAATCTCATCTAGTTTAAGGATATTATAATCAGTACTAGCATTAGCTAAGATAGCAAAACTAATAATCATAGATAGCATACAGATTTGTGATGTACTCATAGATGAGATATCATCATTCATCAATCCACTACCTAAGCACGGAATTCTAAACTCTGTTTCATTAATAACGAATGGTTGTATAACGAATTCACCACCAAAGATACATGAAGCCAATTCATTAGCTTTAACCATGATATCATTCATATAAGCACCAATGAATATAGTCTGGATACCAGTATTCGGAGATACATAATACTTGATAGCTTCGATACGTTCATAGTTATCAGTATACTCTTGCATTTCCTTATGATATTCATCAATAAGAATCTTATTATGAGCAATATCATCACGTTGAGCTATAAGCTCATTATAATTATCCTTACATCGTTCAGCCACAGCTGATTCTTCAAGAATCTTAGCATTAAGTTCCTTAATTAAGTCACGTTTAGCCTTAGATTCATTAGCTTTCTTCTCTAACTCTCTCATTTCTAGATCAATCTCTTGGATTTTATCTAAATGAGGAAGATTAGTTTCAGCTTCACGGATAAGACAATCATATTCATCTCTTAAAGCTGAGTAATTACCCATATTCTCATAAGCTATATTCAAATCTCGCTCATAACCATTACGTTCAGCTTCCATACGTTCTATATCACCATTAATCTCATCAATGATAGTCTTATTGGCATTATATTTAATAGCAGACTCTTTAAGAGAATCAACTATCTTAGACACTGACTCTTTAGCTTCAAGTAAGTTATATGAGTTTGTAGCTCTATAGATATACTCTTCTAAGAACTTAGCTGTAGTATTATTAGTAATAGATTCAATGAACTCTTTCCAAATACCATCAGCACCTATCTTAGATAGATATGATGTATTGCTTTCAAAGACAACTTGTAAAGCTTCTAACTTATCCATGAAAGACTTAGCTTCATTTGTAAGATGTAAGTTATCATTTAACTCTTTTAGTTCTTCTTCTAGCTTCTTGAGTTTAGATGATAACTTAACTAAAGCATCTTTAGGTTTCTTCTTCTCAGCTTCAATAGCTTCTACTATGAATACACAGTCAGTAAACTTACAATCTTTAGGCTTAAGCTCAAGATTCTTAGTTTTATCTACTAAAGACTCATAGAACCTCATATCTGCTTCTGTAGATATGCGTTCTTTAGTACATGCTTCGATCTCTTTAGTTATAGTAGCTAATGTATTCTCATAGAAAGAAGAGTTTCTAGTTACCAATGTATCTACATCTTCTCTAGTAATAAACTCATATCTATCCATAATAGCATATGAGAAGTTATTCATCATATCGAATAACTCTTTAAGTCTATCATACTCAGATTTATTGTCTATACGATAGTCTAGTTTATCTATATCATTCTCTATAGCTTTAAGATTGTCTACAGCTTCATTATATCTACCAAACTCTTCTTCAGAGAAATCTGCATCAATAAAAGTCTCTAGTCTAGATTTCTTCTTATTGATTTCAGTATTGATATCAGCTATCTTAAGTTCACAAGAAGAGTATTCATTAGATGCTGTCTTATAAGACTCTTCCCATTGTGGTAACTTAGCCTTATTCTCAGACAATTCCATCTCTTCGTCTCTAATGAACTTAGCACGTTCTTCTACAGTATAGATATTAGAAGTTCTATCTTTATAGTATTGAGATAGGCTATTAGCTAATAAGACACGTTCTTTCTTATTAAGCTCGTACTTATCTCTAATCTTAGTATATTCTTCTAATAGCTTCTCTGCATTATTCTCATCAAGCTTAGCTCTAAGCATAGCTATACGTTGAATAGATGCGTCTCTATCAGATATAGCTTGGCTAACTTGTTTAGTTATTGTATTATATCTAAGATCTAAATCCTCCTTGTTACCAATACGATTAATCTTTGCTGTTAAAGATTGTATTAGACTCTTATACATAGAATGCTTCTTGGATATAATCTTATACATAGCATTGTATGCTTCAATACCACTAATAATCGAAGATACAAACGACTTACGTTCAGCTGGTCTCTTATCAGCTAACCCTCTATCTTCTGAAGATAGTTGACTTAATGCCAAGAAGTTAGAGTCTAGATTAAATAAAGAGTAAATGATATCCTTAGCGGAACTTACATTCCAAGTCGGATTCAATTCTTCTTTACCATTAGGTCCATATTTATAGACTTGAGCCTTTGTCTGTTTACGTTTACCCTCTTTATCTACAGGATGCACATATTCTATCTCATAAGTTATACCATTGTGTAAATATCGTATAACCTTTCTCCCAGTTACCCCAGGAACAATAGCATTAGAGTCGTCATTAATTGGTGTAAGCGATTTAAGTAATGTACTCTTACCACTACCATTGGTACCACGTATAATCACGATAGGATTCACATTTTGAGATAAATCTATCTCTAATACATCATCACCACGACCATTATAGATACCTATATAATTCTCTAATCTTATATATGTAATACGCATAGTATACCCTCCTTATTAGAGGTCTGTTTAAATACTACTAAAAATTAATATACAGTATGGGAACAGTGTCCCATACTGTATATTTTGTTTTTTATCCACGAGTCAACTCATCTAGAGCTTTAGGCATAGCCTGTGTAGACCAGTCTATTGGAACTGGTACATCATATCTCCAGTCGATTTCATATTCTTTACCACATTTGGTACATTTGAATTTGAAATCATGTTTATAATCCATAATCCATTTATGAGGATCTTCATGCTTATTGAGAATACTCAAGTATGGAGTACGTTCACCTTTAAGGGATATAAGATATAATGATTCATTTCTACATTCAGGACATTCATGTGCCTGAATAAACATTGACTTAGCCATATTAGTTCTTCTTATTACGATTCTTAATGAATTCTTTTTTAGCATCTAAGATAGCTTTTTCATTTAGCTTTTGACCAGGCACAATGAAATTACCAGTTGGTTTATAAGATGCTTTATCATTATTTTCGAATCCTTTGAAGTCTGCTAATTCTGGATGATCTTTAATATATGCTTCGGCTTTTTCTTTAATATAAGCAACGATTTTATCAAAGTCTTCTTTATTGTCAGGATCCACTAGATAGGAAATTAACGATGGAGCATGTGCCAAAGTCATTCTTACTAAATCACTATCAGTAGTTTTCTGTAAGTATTCCTTGATGAGCATAGGCACAGCCAATTCAAATCGTTCATCAGTGAATGTACGATTTACCATACCCTTAGCGATCTCTTCAGTATAGTAAGGCTTTTGTGCTTGCTCTAATAAGATTTCACCCATCAATGGTAAGAAGTATACACTACCGATACTATCAGATAGAGCCTCTACTGCATCGATAGCTGGACCATAATCACAGTAGTTTGTATGTAATAATGTACGATATACTTCATTAGCATAAGTACGTGGCATAGTAATACCGCTAAATACATGATTGTACATGAAATCAATATATAAAGTTACTGCAGTAATAGCATCCTGATTAGCATCAGGCGTAGCAGTCTTATAAATATATTTGATAATCTCATGGAAGAAACTAATCATTGCATCATAGTTCTTAGTTACCATGGCATTTTTTAATGCTTTGATATTGATTAGCATAATTTCATTATAAACGTAGTCTTCACCATCAATAGCAGTACGGACTACAGAAATGAACTCAGATAGATCGATATCGCTATCAGTATCTAAGTATACATAACCAATCAATTTGTTTGATTCGTAGCGATGAATAATAAGACGCAAGTCATTATATTCAATCTTATTATCATCAACCATAAAACGTTTATTAATTTGGGACGCTAGGCATCTAGCTTTATCACCATAGAAATCGCAGTTAGGAAGAAGATTGTATCTTTCTTCAGCCTTAAAGATATGCTGTTTAAGATCATCTGCTAAATATGTGATGTCTAATGAAGCTGGAATATGCATCTTAATTCCTCCTTGATAAAAATGTATATAGTATGGGTCATTAGACCCATACTATATAATATATTAATTAAACAACTTCAGTGTGCTTAATAGCACGAATATCGCCTTCGATAACTTTAACTGCATCAGAGTAACGACAATCTTTCATATCAAGAATGATATCAGAATATGTACGTTCTACCCCATTTACAATTACTTTACCGAATTCTGTTTTTAAACCTAGTTGGTTATTGCGTTCTTTAAGCTCTTCCATTTGTTGACGAGACATAATGAACACACGATGATAAATGTCTTTCACTGCCATAGTTAAACACTCTCCCTATTAATCTTCGACTATAAGATCTCCAGGTTGATAGTTTGTCTGTTTAGCTAGGTCAATGGATTTACCCATTTGATACATCTCATAAATAGCACGATTCTTACCGTCATCTGCTCCCTCGAGAACAGCCCCGATATCTTCGGCCAATTCAAATGCGGACTTAACACCCACAGCATCTCTATAGCTTTGTTTAAGCTCAGCAAAAGATGCATCCCAACTATTAGGTTCACTATCACTAGTAAACGTATACCCGCCAAATACACTTTGATTTAATGGACACATAATACCACTAGTACCAGGTTCAGTTGGCGATGAAGTATTAAAGTCTAAGATGCCTAAATGTGATGGAGAAATACGTTTAAGTCTACCCTCGAGATTCTTATTGGATGTTTCACCAGGACCTGTAGGTCCTTTGAACGTCCACTTTAACTGTAATATAGCATCACGTTCATTAACCATATTACGGAAACCTTTGATGCCACTCTTCTGTAGTTCAGAGATTAGATGCATCGGTTTCAAATTGATTGATTGTTTAAATCGTCTGATTACCGTTTCAGATTTGAAGCGTCTAGCTATATCATGTAAACGATACATACCAGTGTTTAACTTCATTACATACAATGAAGCTATCCATTCAGACCATCTGATTCGTTTATTCGTTACGTCTGTATTATCTTTAAGACGAATATTGGAAAATTCTACCATCATCCATCTTAAGATCATATAGATATTCGATTTATATTCGAATGGTAATCTGATATTCTTCTTAGTCACTATATCATATTGATCTTCTAAGGAATATAGAGCAGATAACCCTTTCTCATATTCCATATTATTCTTAACGAAATGTGCACCGAGAGAATTGATCCAGTATTCTGTACTAAATAGAGATTCTGCAGTATAGCCTGGTTTTAATCCACGAAGATTATCCAAGATAGTTATAACTACAGATTGGAATACACGATCATTATCAAATAACAATTTAGCTACTTTGACATAACCTATACGGCTAGTCGTAGCTTGACATTTGAATGTATAAAAGTTCTCTTCTTCTTCGAAAGGTTCTTTCGAAATGAAGATAGTATTATCGAAACCAAATAAACTTAAAGTATCATAGAAACCGTACTTGGCAAATAAGTATTTAAATGCTGGTACTTTTCTATCTACTGCGTTCTTCTTGCCCTTATAGGATGCACTATTAGACATAATAGAATATACTGCACCGTTCAATACAGTACCATCTGTAGTCTGATAGTCGTAGAAGTTACGAATCATACGTAAAGCACCAAAGATTGTCTTAAGAGTAATCTTTTGTACTTTAGATGATTTAGCTAGAGTATTATTGTAAGTACTCCCATCAACCAATTGGAAAGATGGGAAGTATGTATTACCATTTAAGATAATATAAGCACCCTCGAATACTCTAGGTACTGCTATATATGTATCAAAGGTATCACTATACCCATTGACTTCAATATAGTAAGTGACCTTAAGTACCTTAAGATAACTATCTTTAATAGGTACTGTAAGGTTGTCATTATTTTCTATGAGAAGTCTATTTACTTCATCATAGTCTTCTATAACATCGAAGCCTAAAATCTTAACTGTAAAGTACTTATCCCGTTGACAGGATATAAGCATAGCTTTTAGGTCTTCGATAATAGCATCGTCGGATTTAGAGAAGAATACGTCATTGAACTTAGGACGATTCTTATCATTATAATCGGCAATAAATTTGCTTTGCCAACTACTCATTGTCACCCTCCTCTTCCGTTCCATTTGTTAGTTTAACAATTATCTCTTCACCCATAGGATTAGGAATATCTCCCTCTTTATCTTTGAGTACAAGATAAGCGTCAATATCTGTCTTATCACAGATTGTAACTAACTTATTCAGAGTCATAGATTGTTTATCAAATATACGTTTATCGTTATTGAAGTTCTCACCAAACCGATATCCGTATAAATCTAGGTCAATCTTTTTCTTTGCAATAGCTGTCTTCATACCAACCATCTCAGGAGAATCATCTGCATGGATAGGTGGTGCGAAGATATTATCTGGAGTAACATTGCTAAGCAGTCTATTATCTAAAGAGAATGCCTCTTTAGATTTAGCTACAACGTCACTAATACTAGAAGTATCATCCCAGTTAACGTGTTCCATTTTCTCGAAAGTAAAATTGTCTTTCTCTTCTCCCGAAGGTTCGACAAACTTAAGGAATGGTCCATGTTTATAGAAACCAGCTTTACCCGGGTTCTTACTTAAATATGATTGAGTTGTGCTAGGATATACCATCCCAGTTTCCTCATCAATGTATCCCATGAAAGATGTATCGTTCATGTAATAATCGTTATAGTCTGTATTAATATCATACAGGCTAATCATTTTCCCTTCGCATATTGCACGTTTCATTATACTTCAACCCCGCTTTATAAAAATTATACAAGGACCTAGGGGAATAACCCCTAGATCCATAAGTTGTATAATCTAAAGCTTATTCTGCTTCGTTGAATTTGTCGTCTTTAACGTAAGTTTTCAATGCAGTACCAGGTTCAATAGCAACTACACGATTACTTTCTTCATCTAAAGATACCGCAATAGTAATAGTATCTTCGATATCGATTTCAAGACCTTCTTCAGTGATTTCATCACGAGTCAAGCTATTTGTATAGTTCAAGATAGTGCTGAATAATACACGCAAGAAATCGTACAATAACTCAGGTGCTTGGAAACGGTTTTTAACTTCTGCCATGATGAATTTGTTTACAAATTCTTGAAGTTCACGTTCAGAAGCAGCGATAGTGTATTGGCACAATTCGCTGTTATTTACAAATTCCTTATCAGTAGTGAAAGATACATCAAAGGATGTTTTGTTTTCTTGGTCCACTGTACGGTTAACTAACAATGCACACAAGAATACACCATCTGTATTACTAATTGTAACTGCAGATGTAGTAATGTCCGCACCACCTACTTTGGACAAGAAGTTTGCCAAAGAGAATACGATTGGACGGAATAGCTCTTTAAAGCTTGCTAATGGAACATCAAAGCCTACTTCATCAACTAAGCGAGAGTTCCAAGTTTGGAAAATTGTTGTTTCTGTAAGGTTCTTAATCATAATAATATCCTCCTATAATAACCAAAAGAAACGAGATAGCAAATCCACTATCCCATTTATAATATATACTTATAGATTTGTTTCACTAGGGTTAAATTTTTACATCTAACCCTAGCTGAGCTATTAACTCCTCAACAGTAACAATTGGAATACCATACTTATCAGCCTTAGCGGTTTTAGAAGATGTGAAATCTTTATAAGGCACTACAAGATAATCAGTAGCCTTTGTTACAGATTCACTTGGCAGATCTCCATTTGCCATTAAAGCTGCCTCTACATTAGCATATCTAACACCAGTAAAGCATATACGTTTAGCTGGTTTAGCATTGATACTATGTTTTAAGTTAGGTACTTTAGTATAGATATAGAGCAAATCATCAGCAAATACTACACGTTCTTTGAGTATAGTTTCTACTGTACGTTGACCTACACCTGGAATAGCCAATAATCTATCAGTCAATTCAGCATCAGATAATTTAATAATACAATCTAATGGGATTTCCTTGAAGATAGCGGACCATGTACCAAACCCAATATCAGTAAACCCTAAAGACCCGACGATTACGAAGTCTAGGTTATCTCTGGATTTGATTTCATTTAGCTGGTCTAAAAACTTAGCTATACCACGTTCTCTGAAACCAGCATTGAATAACCTAGTTTCATCAACGTTCTCAAATAAATCTCTTAGAGATTTGATTTCTAGTTTCTCTATAGCAGCATGACCAAAGTTCTTGAAATCTAATCTATCCATCATATTAACCATCTTAGCTTGATGGATGCCTGGACAAGTTGGATTCTCACAAGATACAGTCTTACCAGACATAGATTCTACTAGCTGACTACCACACGCAGGACAATAATCGATGAATGGTTCTATTGGATATAGTTTCTCATTCTTATCGTTATTGGTATTGTATAATTTACTTACGTATGGCATTACGTCATTTACATAAGCAACTTCAATCTCATCATTATATCTAAGACTGAGTTTCTTATATCGTTCATAAGAGTGTCCACTAGCTTTATAGTGGACAGTTCCATTAAACTCTACTGGGTCAAATACTATCATTGGTGTGATAGTACCATTAGAACCGACAGTATAAGTATATCCACGGAATCTGGTTACTCTCTTCATAGCATTAAACTTAATAGCCATGCTATACTTATTGACGTGATTTACACGACCCAATGCTTGCTTATGTGCTATATCATTATAAGATACTACAATACCATCATAAGCGAAAGTCATATACGGTCTCATCATATCAGCATCTTGAACGAATTTGTCTACCATGTATAATACATGGTCATATCTACCAGAGAATGCTTTATAAGCATTAGATACTTTAGTTGCAAAGTATCTATTCATGAAGATAAGCTCTTCTTCTCTAGTATCAAAATGTAATGATGTACCTAATGGGACTAGCGTAATATATTCTAAGTATTCTCTAGCATTAGCTAAACCTAGAAGACCAGATACAGCAGTCCTCATATTGGTATAAGATTTACCAGTCTTTGCTTTAAGTCTTTCCATATCATACTTAGTGATGATAGCTTCAAACTTCATACCAAAGATTTCGTTGTCTGGAATATTGTTTGGGAATCTATACCCATACAATACACTAGTAAGATCCGTGGCTCTATCATTATCTAGATCACCACGAGTTCTAGCAGATACCACATGGTTAGACACTTCGGCTTCGATGGATATACCATCATACTTAAGTTCCATAACCATATTCAAAATATCTGTAGGGCTATTTACACCCATACGGAAATGTAATCCAATGAAATCTCTTTCAAAGATTCTTACATTGGGATCATCGGCTACACCAGCATTGAATGCTTGGTGGTCTAAGACAAACTTACATTTATCAAGAGTACCAACTAGTTCAGGGTACTTATGAGCAGTGTCTCTTTGTCTGTCAGATACATGACCGTTGTTCCATGGTAACGGGTTATTAAAATTGAATGTGTTACCATAGGCTAAGATATCACCACCATATGTATTCTCCATACCAATAGGCACAGGAATAAACATGCTAGGATATTCAGAATAGTCATCTTTATCTTTACGTACATTATGTACACCAATATTGGCACCACCAACTTGGAAATTAGGGTTATATCTCTTATACATTTCTAACAAGAGATCATATACACCATCTTCAAGTGGAAGCACTTCAATATCAGTACCATTATATAGTGCATTGCTTATACGTAATACCAACTCTACATCCTCAAGACGTACATTATTTTCATCCTGAAGAGCAATAGTTGCTATATGATTCATAAGATATACATTCTGTGGATCAAGGGAAGACTCAAAGTCTCCCCCTAGTATATCCATATAAACTTGTCTTAAATCAGACATAGCTTACTCCTTCTGAGGTTCTTCCTCTTTAGGTGGATTGATAAACATGGATGGTTTAGGGTCTTCACCTTTAAATATGATTTGTGGAACCTGAACTCCATCTTTACCTTTCACCATTTCAACTGTAGGTTTACGATCAGCGTCAGGAACTTTGATAAACATATTTGGGGTAGTTGAAGGGAATGCAAAGATACTCTTAATAACCTTCTTATATTTATCAAACTTAATCCTTAAGCCTATAGTCCGTAGATATACATTAAGTACTTCTACAGATCTAGATTTGGATTCACTATCGACTTTAACGTCAATATTGAATGGAGAATCTGTTAATAGATTCTTAGCTTTACGTCTTGCATGTGGAGACGTACTATATACTAGAAGCGTAATAGCATTGAACCAAGAACCAATGTGTTGCATAGCAGACGTTTCCATTACACCCCAACGTACTGGAGTATTAGGGAATCTATGTCCACCCTCACCTGGGTTCTTATTACGGCTATTCTCATTTCTAGAGTTTGTAGCAGATAATGAAGTTACAGAGAACTTATCTTCTGCATACTGTTTAAGTCTTACAATGTATTGATGACCAACTAGTAAAGGACGTTGTGTTCTTACTTTACGAGGATTACCGTTACTATCAAGTAATTGACAGTAAGCGTAGTCAATCTCACATTCAGGGAACATTTCATACATCGCTACTAGTTTATCTAGGTCAATATTTTCTTGTATTGGAGATACTGATAAGATGATACATCCATCGTTCTTCATAGACTTAAGCAACTCTAACTTACTATCATCATTCAAGGCATATACATATTCCCTGAATGCATTAGCTTGCATTAGAGTAAAAATACTCATAAATGTAGCAATACGTTCTAATGAATGATTTACTTCATATGGTGTTTCCATAGGTAAGTATCTCAATAGCTTAGATGATGCTGCATTTATTTCAGTTTCAAATATCTGAGCGGGATTAAGACGGTTAGTAGAAGTACCTTGGTTATAGATCATTTCTACTCTACGTCCATCAATGGTCTCAAACATTTCTTCGTCAGGTAGTATACGGCTAATAACACCTTTACCACCATAACGATTAGTAATCTTATCCCCGATATGTAGTTCATTATTCTCACGTACTACAACCTCAAGGAAGATATTAGAGAAAGCTTTCTTACCATCAAGAGAGAACTTCTCCCCATCTAATAAGCTCTTTGCTCTGGAATATAGTACTTGTAGTTCATACCCTATCTTAGCTCTAGGGTAACGATCTTTGTACATATCCACCTTATCTACAAGCTCTTGGGAGAATCTAATAGATTCTTTCCAATAAGTTCTAAGCTGTGTAGTATAGTTAGATGCTTCCATCATTTCTGGATTATTTGTAATGACATTTACATCAACTACAGTACCAGTGGCAGTAATCTTATTGTCATTCATATTAATATCCATAAGTCTGGAATATACTTGAGAGAACAAGGATTCTTGTTTATTCTCACGTCTTGTAGCCAATAGAAGACTATTGGACACTTCTTCACCAATATCAGGCATAACCTTATAGATGGTCTCATTACCATATAGATTAAGCATGATATCATTCTCATTGACCATGATTTGGACTTTGTGGTACAATGGGGAGCTTAGTCTCTTAGCACAGCTTTCAGATAATACAATAGCATCTTCTGTAGTATCAGAGATAGCTGCATAAGTAACTAATAGATTTACACCATCCATACGGTTATTATACTCATCAAACCCTTTGGATTTGAGATAGATATCACCTGTACGGATTTTACTACCAATACCTAGAGAATCTAAGTATTTAGTATTTTGGTCATACCCATAACTTTCAGTAATGTGTAAGTATGAGCATCGTTCTACGACATCAATGATATTTTTATCTGCATTGTATGTCAGTAGGAAATAGTGATGATTGGGTATCCAGTTGAACTTATCAACTTTATCTAAGATAACTAAATCATCACCATGGTATTGTTTGAATGATGTGGACTTATGTCCAAACTCATTCTCATAGCCTGTCTGTAAGAACGGCACTTCTGGTGTGTTCAAAGACATGACTTGGTCGGCCTGTGTTGAATACAATAATTTTCGAGACCCAGATACTGCAGTCGGAATAGGTTCGGCCAATTCTTTACCTAATGCCTCTTCTGGGAATTGCAATCTCCTTTCATACTTCTTAATTTCGTCTACAATATTTACGCTAGTTGCCAATGTACTTACCCCTTTCCATTATGTAACAAGCATAGAATTGGACCAGAAGATTACTAGAATCTTCTGGCTCAAAACTATAATATACAATTACTCTTCTACTTGGTCCATCGCTCTAAACAATGCCATCACGTCATTAGATAATGTATTGTCTACAGACTCAGTCAATGTTTTAGTCGGAGTTAATAGTTTACGGCATTCTTCTTTAGCTGCATCAAAGAATACTTTTTGGAATTCTTTGTTACTGAATAGTATTTCTGTAAACTTTTTATTAGTGAACTTCATATCAGCATAATCATCTAGTTGCATATAAGCCCCTTTGGCTTTAACACGACCAGCATCTTTAAGAAGTAATAATAAAGAATGATAAGGGTCAAATCCAATATCAAAGTTAAGCAATAATGGTGTAGTCATATTTGCTTTATTAGTACGAGACTTAATCATTTGAACTACAATTTCTTTACCATTGAAACCGAAAGATTCTTCTTTAATCTTCTTATCATCCAATTTGAAGATATTATTAGCATCGTAGTTAATAGCTTTACCACCTGGCAATGTTTCATCTTGTTTAAGATATGGGATATCATTCTTAGTTGGCATGAAACCAGTCTCTACACGTTTATTGATGTGGTTGATTGCCAATACAATAATATTAGCAGTCTTAAGTAATTGCATAGTCAATTTGATGAACTGTGTATTAGCTTTAGCAATAGCAGTTGCATCCATTTGACCACCCATCTCACCACGATTAGCTACACGTTCTGGAACCATATTAGCTACAGAGTCAATCACATATACAGTTGGCACCATCTTAATGATAGGTAAACCACGAGAATCTACATGACCTGTATCATATAAGTATTCATCTTTATTAGCCATCTTAGCATCATAGATAGATAAGATTTCTTTATAGATACTTTCTACGTTAAGACCACTATTACGAATACTTACACGTTTAAATAATTCATCCCCAAACCAACCAGTTAAAGACTCAAGACGGTTAATAGTAATACCGCCTTCGATAGATGCAATAAACATTCTTGCATTTTCGAAACGACGAATGATATTAGCACCCCATTGGATGGCAGCTGTAGTTTTACCAGAACCAGTACGTCCTACAACTAAATTGAAAGAGCCATCTACAATACCAAATGCATCATAAGAGAATTTAGATCCATCAGTATGATAACCATTAATCTTATAACCATTTAAATAGTCTACATTAAAGAACCCTGTTGGGTATAATACGTCATAAATACTTGTACTACTAGCTGTACCCATCTTATCTGATACCACAGAAATCAAATCATCACTCATAGTGCTTCCTCCTTACATAATTTAAGGTATTATATACTTTCTTGTTTCCTACCATGTAAGAATTAAAAAAAATAATATACCCCATATAGGCATTGCCTATATGGGGATATCTTTATGTAGAGTAAAATGTTTTACAATTGCATATTATAGTCGTGTATGGTAGATACGGCTAATTCCAGTAGCCGTATCTAAATATAACCATACACTTGTAGACATAAGTCTACTTGCTATAAGGAGGTGATCCCTATGAGCAGAGAGTTTCTTCTATCTTTATGTTCTCAGATTCCTGAGCTCGAAGTGAGAAGATTAGCTTCTGAAGGTATCCCGGTTGGAACTTTGTCTGGTGAAAGATTACCAGACAAAGATACTCCAATCGTCCACATGGTACCACCATGGAGGATGCGTCTATACCGTAAATATGGGGTATAGATAAGGAGTATACATGGGTAGGACTTTTCATTCCTACCCATGTATTATTTTTTATAAGTAAACTTAGTTATAGTTATATACTATAAACGTGTATGGTAGATACAGCTAGTTACAATAGCTGTATCTAAATATAACCATACACTTGTAGACTATAGTCTACTTGTCATAAGGAGGTGAATTCCTCATGAATGGTTGTATTATGAATTACCATAATACTTTAGCAGAAAGATCGGCTAATTTAGATTGGCAGATCAGAACTGCAGTAAGCCTAGTGCTTGATAGATATGAGGGTATAAATAATGTACCACGTAGCTTAGCAATTAAGGCTTACAGATTCCTAAAATCACAAGGAATCAAACTACCTATACCTATAACTGAAAATCACTTATAGGTAGAATATACATGGGTAAGTGTATCCTCACTTACCCATGTATTATTTTTTAGTAAAAGTTAATATTTGTAGTTATATACTATAAACGTGTATGGTAGATACAGCTACTCGTAATAGCTGTATCTAAATATAACCATACACTTGTAGAC